TCTCAAAACAAGGGTCTAATTTCTTCCGTTGATGGTATAAGTTCAAAGTATTTGATTGGATCAAACAGTATCACTAGAAAGGGGTGGTTAAAGGATACTGGTAAATTGAATAGATTCTTCCAAAGAATGCATGATAATGATTATTATCAATATTTCTCATACTCAGTTAGATCTTCCATATCATATGAGAATTGGAATCCTATTGTAAGTAATCTTAACCATACTGCTGGATTTAAAAAGTTTAGTGAGTTGATTATCGACTCTTATGATCCAACTATAACTGGTATTCAAACATCTCAAGACTTGAATAGTGTTATTGCAATTTCTGATCTGACGAATGTTGTTGATGTCAATACCGTTAGAGACTTTGATATTGGAAGAGAAAAAAGTATTGATGTTAGTGGAAAGTTGGTATCTAATGAAATTCTATTTAACTTACCATTCCTTGCACAATATCAGGAGTTTATTGGAAATAGAGTATTAACTATTGATGACTTTAGTGATCAGTTTGATGGAGAAAAAAGAGGATTTGAACTATTTACTGATAATAATCCAATTTTTGAGATTGAGTTCGATGGTAGTGATTCCAATCGCATTTCGGTTGGGGAAGGAACAATTAACATTACAAACCATTACTTTGTAAGTGGTGAGCTTATTGAGTATACCCCACCAGGAAATAATAGAGCAAACGCTATTCAAATTCAAGAGACTGATTTTGGTGTTGGTATTGGAACTACATCTTTATTGCCATCACAATTCTACATCATAAAACAGGATAATCAGAAGGTTAGAGTTGCTACTTCTGCAACAAATGCACTTTTGTTTAACCCAATTGGTGTTGGATTAACTGGTGTTGGTATTGGAACAACACATATTTTCAGGGCAATTGAACCAAATAATAGACTTCTCGTTACTATTAATGGCACTATTCAGTCTCCAATGGTTGGAAGTGCAGTAACATCTGCATTGTCTGCAAATGTTGGCATTGGATCAACTCAGATTGATGTTGTTGGTATCACATCAATCTTTAGTGGAGATCTTATTAGAATTAACGATGAGGTCATGCTTGTAGCAGGATCTAATGATATCAACAATACGTTGACAGTTAGAAGAGCATGGATGGGAACTGATGAAACATCTCACAGTTCTAATGAAGTTATAACCAAACAGGTTGGCAATTATAGTGTTGTTAATAATAGTCTTCACTTTATTGAAGGTCCATGGGGGAATCTGCCTGTTGGTCTTGGAACTACGGCACAGGATGCTGGTGACGTTGATTACACTGGTTTAACAACTAGCTCTAGATTTAGTGGTCGTATATTCTTAAGATCTGCACTCAACCAAGCATTTACTACTAGCTTCCTTCCAGCGTATGACAATAACTATGTCTACGATGATATTTCAAATCAATTCAATGGAATCAATACATCATTTACACTGAAGTATAGAGGAAATGATATTGATAATGTTTTTGCAAGTAATACTATCATTCTAATTGATGATATTTTCCAAGGACCTCAAAGACTGGGTAATGTTCTTACAAATATTGAAGGTGATTATAAGTTAGAAGCAGGTGGCGGACAATTAAATCTCGGATTTAATGGCGAAGTTACTGATCCATCGAATCACAATGATATTAATGTGAACAAAGTTCCTAGAGGTGGAGTTATCGTCAGTGTTGCTTCAACTGAAGGATTTGGATTCCAACCTCTAGTTTCTGCTGGTGCAACTGCTCTGGTATCTGCAGCAGGAACTATTGCAAATATTTCGATTGGTAATACTGGTTCTGGATATAGATCTGGATTACAAACAGTATCTGTGGGTATTCAAACTGCAAGCTATGGTCCCGCAAATATTACTCCGATTGGAATTGCAACTGTTGTTGATGGTCACGTTGTTGGCGTTGCCATTACAAACTCTAAGGTCTTTTATGCCCCCAGAGAAGTTGCTAACATTGGATATAGCTCAGTAACTGGTGTTACTACAGTTACAACAACTACTCCACATAACCTCTCTCTTGGAAATGAGGTTCAAATTGTTGGAGCTGCATTTACTTGTGATTACTATCCACCAATTGACGTAACCAATGCACTTTATGATACCACAACTGGTATTATGACAGTTACTACTGGAGTATCTACATTCACCGTAACTGATTTTACATACGATAATACCACTGGTCTTGCAACAGTAACAACATTGGAACCAATGAAGATTGTTCCAATGACTGCAATCGGAAGAAGTTTTAGTCTTGCTGGTCTTGCACTTTCTTGTGTTGGATATGGCAATACAGTTGCAGTTTATGATTTCCAGTATGACAATACAACTGGATTGGCAACAGTATTCACTACTGCAGATCACGGTCTTAACGCATCCGATGACTTTAAGATGAGAGAACTTATCTTTAGTTGCAATGTTGGAGGTCCTACAGGTTATGGTCAAACATTTACTATCACGCAGTTCCAGTATGACAATGTTACTGGTCTGTCTACAGTTACTACTTCTCAGCCTATTATTGGTGTTATAGGAATTGGAAGTGATATTAGATTAGACAACTTAGAATTCACTTGCCCTGGTGGTTCTGGAATTACCACAACTATCTTCCCAGATGGTACTCAAGGAAATACATTTACAGTTACTAATGTAACTGCATCTGATAAATTTGAGTTAAATGTTGGTATATCTACTATTCAGCATACTTATGTTGAGAATGATGCTGGCCAGGTAACTGCTGGTCTTACAACAACTAAATTCCCAGACGGTTCTCAAGGATACTTCTTTAATGTTAATAGTGTTGGGACAACAACCTCCTTCACTGTAAATGTTGGCGTATCTTCTATCTCTCACGCATATGTATCTGGTGGTGTAATCCAAACAGGTATTACAACTAACATCTTCCCAGGAAATGCTCAAAACTCTCCTCTTGGAGATGTCTTTAGTGTTACCTCCGCACCAGACTGGTATACACTTACATTTAATGTGGGAATTTCTACAATTCCACATACTTATGTAAATGGAGGATCCCTCACCTTTGGACACAAACTCAAAGTCGGCACTGATGTTGCACTTACTGGACTCGCTTTTACTTGTTCATATGATGGTGGAGTCGGTATTCTTACTCATCCAAGAGTAAGTGATCCAACATATTGTGGAACACAAGTTACTAGAATTAATAGTATTGATGAATTTGAAATTAATGTTGGTGTAAGTACTGCTGAGTCCTTCTACACTTCTGGTGGAATTGTTGAAGAAATTATTATTGCTCCAAGGCAGATTAATAACTCACCAACAGGTCAAGATCCATCTGCAAATGGAACAGAAATTGTCAAGATTATTGATGATTACTCGTTTATTATCAATTCTGGACCTTCTCCTTACACTCATCAATATAAGAGATGTGGTGAGGTAAGAGTTCCTGTTGATGTTGTTATTGATGCACCACTCTCATACTATAATGTACCACTAATTTATGCAGATGGAAACACTGGATTTGGAACTGGTGCGACTGTAGATCTTGTCCCAAGTTTAGATACTACAATGTTGAATTTTGAAGTTAATAACTTTGGATATGGATATGGGTCTGGAGAAGTACTAACCGTTGCTATTGGCGGAACAACGGGCATTCAAACTACTGGCACTGCAAACTATAAACCATTTGAATTGACTATTGATCGTGTCTTCCAGTCTAAGTTCTCTGGATGGAACGTCGGTGAATTTATTGTTCTTGATAAAATTGATCCATTCTTTAATGGTGCTAGAAGATTATTCCCACTATCTGTTGATGGTGAGAGTATATCGTTCTTCGCTAGATCAAACTCTGGTATTAATCTAGAATCCAACTTGCTTGTATTCGTGAATGATATTCTCCAAACACCTGGAGAGGGATATCAATTTACTGGTGGTAGTACCATCAGATTCACAGAAGCACCAAAGGGAGGTCTTGCTGGATTTACTACAACAGGTGATACAGCAAAAATCTTTATGTACACTGGCACACAAACGATTGACGTTCGTACTGTAGATGTTCTTCCTAGCGTTGAGGTTGGCGATGAAGTTCAACTTTATAGTAATCAGGACACTACATTTACGCAAGATCCTAGACTTGTAATGGATATTAAGGCAGCAGACAAGATTATCACAAATAACTATGCTGGTCAAGGTGTGACATTAAATGAACTTTTTGAAAGACCTGTTTCTTGGTCTAAGCAAAAAGTCGATAAAATTATCGATAACGTCTATATTGGTAAGGATAGAGTATATTACGAGCCAGTAATCAACCCAAATACTAATATTATTAGTAATGTTGGAGTTGCAGATAGTTATGTATATGTTTATGACATTAGACCACTATTTGATAATCCATTTGAAGGAATTTCGGCAACAGATAGATCTGAAGTTGAGATTATATCTCAAGAAAGATTGGAACCAGCAACTGCAACTGCAGTCATTGGTGCTGGTGGATCTATTGCAAATCTCCTTCTCACTAATCCAGGATATGGTTATACTACTTCCCCAGAAGTAACAATTGCAAAACCATACGGCGATGGTACTCAAGCAACTGGTGGTGCTGTCGTGGGTGCAGGTGGTACTTTGATCTCAGTATCGGTAGGTGCAGGTGGAACCAACTACTTCTATGGTCCACTGTCCTCCATGACAGTGAATCAACAAGGTTCTGGATTCCCACCAATTGACACCTCAAATAATGTATTCAGAGGAGCGAAACTTGCAAGTGAAACTGGTATAGGTAGAGGAGCAGTTGCTGATATTGAAATCAGTACATTAAACTTTGAAGTTGCTTCTGTCAATATTAAAGAAGGTGGAGCAAATTATCAGGTTGGTGATATTTTATTCGTAGATACCTATGATAACGTAGGTTTGGCAACAACATCTAGACAATTTGCTCTTACTGCACCTATAAAATTTGCTGTTGCTAGTATCGAATCTCCTCCAGTATTGATTGCACCACCGCAAAGGAGACTGGAAGAATTTAGATTTGTTACTTATGAGGGAGACTACGGACTAGTTGTTGGTGTTGGAACAACTGTTATTGGTGCGGGTACTAGTATAGGTGCAGTCTTTGATCTATACATTCCCATGGATTCTGAGATAAGACGTGGTTTAAATATCACTCTTCCAGGAATTACGACTGGTGACTTATTCAACTTAACTAGAACTAACTTTGTAAGTGCTGGTCAGACATCACTCAGTGCTGATGGTTCTGTAATTGGCATCTCCACACTTCATGGTGATATGACTTATGAGTGTATTGATTACTATACAAAACAATCAGTAATTCCTGCAGGTATAAATGGACTCGGAACAACTGTTGGATTTGGAACAACCGTTACATCCGTTGTTGTTGCTCTCCAAAGTGCGGGTTCAAATAATGTTGTTGGTCTTGCTACAACTGCACTGTATGGACACTACACATGGGGTAGAGTTGGCCTTCCAGTAAGAATTAAACCTCAAACTTGGACAGCAGAGAACAATGGTTCTCAATCTGGTATTGGAACGAACCCAATATTAAGGCGTAAAATACCACTCAAATATCTTGGTTACATTACCTGATAAATAGATCATAGAAAAAGTTCTTTCAACAAATGGCAGCAATTATAACTGACTTATTGAGAGTAAATAACGCTAGGAACTTTATTGAGAAAATTAGGGACGCTAATAGATCGTACTATACGTTTATTGGTCTCCCTAATGCCTCAGAAGTTGCTTCGTCGTGGGATACTTCTCCACCCGCTCCAAGAGATTGCTTCGATGATACCAATACTTATTGGGACACGATGCTTGCTCTCAAGAAAATTTCTGCTGATGACATTCGACCTGTTGTAAGAAAGATCCAGTGGGCATCTGCAACCATCTATGACATGTATCGTCATGATGTAAATCGCAATAATTTGTCCAAACCTTCAAATAAGACAAGCTTATATGCATCAAACTATTACGTTGTAAATAGTGAATTTAGAGTTTATATATGCTTGAACAATGGTGTTGATCCAGAAAACCCAAATGGAAAACCGTCTCTCGATGAACCATTGTTTACAGATTTAGAACCAAGATCTGCTGGTACTAGTGGTGATGGATATATTTGGAAGTATCTTTATACCATTAGTCCAAGTGATGTTATTAAATTTGACTCCCTGAATTTTATTCCACTTCCAGTTGATTGGGAAACTAACGCAGATTATCAAACTGTTAGAAATAACGCAACTACAAGTGGACAATTAAAAACTATTCTTGTTACAAATAGAGGTTTTCTTGTTGGTCCACCAAACTCAACTTACTCTAGAGTTCCAATTAGAGGGGATGGAGAGGGTGCAGAATGTACTATTGTAATTAATAATGACTCAAAGGTTGAGTCAATCACTGTATCAAATGGTGGCAGTGGATATACTTACGGAAGTGTTGATTTGGTGGGTGGAAATGTCCCGACTGGATCAACAACCCCAACTTTTGATGTTATTATTCCACCTCCAGGTGGTCACGGAGCTGATGTTTATGCAGAACTTGGGTCTACTAATGTTTTAATTTACTCCAGAATTGAAAATGATGAGCAAAATCCAGACTTTGTTACTGGAGCATCTGTTGCAAGAATTGGTATTGTAGAAAATCCAAAAGGATTTAAGTCTAACACAATTTTAACTGACGATAGGGCAAGTGCCCTATATGGACTTGTTCTAAAAGGTCAAGCACCAAATCAAGACGACTTTAAGTCAACCACATTTGAACCAAATACTGTTATTACACAAACAGTAGGAACTGGTGTTACTGCTGTTGGTAGGGTTATTTCATACAACGCACAAACTGGAGTATTAAGATACTGGCAAGATAGAGCACTTGTTGGATTTAATACTGATGGTACACAAAGATCAAATCCTGAGTATGGATTATCTCAAAATAAATTTACTTCAACTCTCCTTCCTGGAGGATCATTAAAAATTGTTGGTGGAAGTAAAGAACTGTTTATTGACGAAGGATTCGGAACTGATACTAATCCAGGTATTAGTACCGTCATAAATAATAGGACATACTACCTGGGACAAACTTATATTAAGGGTGTAGCAGATCCAGAAGCAGAAAAGTATTCTGGAACCATACTTTATGTTGATAATAGACCATCTATTACTAGGTCAGTAAACCAAAGAGAAGATATCAAAGTTATTTTGCAATTCTAAAGGATTATGCCACAAGAAACTAATCTCAACGTATCTCCTTATTTTGACGACTTTGATCCAGCGAAGAATTACTACCGAGTATTATTCAAACCTGGTCTACCAGTCCAAGCAAGAGAGTTAACGTCACTCCAAGCAGTTCTCCAAGATCAAGTTGAGCAGATTGGAACCCACTTGTTCAAAGAGGGTTCTATTGTTATACCTGGACAGATCAACTATAATAACACTCTTTTTGCTGTAGAAGTTGAACCAGAATACTTAGGTATTCCCATTGAGAATTATGCAGACGATCTTGTAAATGTATACATTAGAGGACAAAACTCTAATGTATTAGCAAAGATTGTTTTTTATGAAGGAACAGCAGCATCTGAGCGTGGATATTACACATTCTTTGTAAGTTATGTTGGTGCTGGTAATAACGGAAAAGATACTTTTGACGACGATGAGACTCTTCTTTTAGAAGATAATTTATCCACGGCAGTTGTAAACTTCCAGAGTGGTCAAGGATTTGCAAACACAGCACCAATCAATTCCACTTCTATTGGTTCTGCAGTATTTTTAACTGAAGGTGTTTATTTCCTTCGTGGAACTTTTGTAAAAGTTCCCTCTCAAACTCTTATCCTTGATGCACATAAATCCGACCCATCTTATAGAGTTGGACTTGAAATCTTTGAGGAGGTAATCTCTTCTGGTCAAGATAATACTCTTACTGACAATGCAAAGGGATTTAATAACTATGCTGCTCCTGGTGCAGATAGACTTAGAATAAGTGCCCTTCTTGCAAAGAAACCTTTAGAATCTGATAAGAGTGAAAATTTTGTTCAGTTGATGCTGATCAGAGATGGTGACTTACAACATATTCAAGATAGAACACAATATAACGAGATAGCAGAAGAGCTTGCTAGAAGAACCTACGATCAATCTGGCGACTTCTATGTAAAACCATTCTCTATTCATGCCAGAGAATCTCTCGATGATCGTAAAGGTAATAATGGTATCTTTACAAAAGATCAATTAACATACAATAGCAATATTCCTAGTCCAGATTTGGGGACCTATAAAATTTCCCCAGGTAAGGCATTTATTCGTGGTTTTGAAGTAGATTCTGGAACAGTCCACTATCTTGATTTTGAAAAGACTCGATCTATTAAAACATTAAAAGAGCAAGCAGTTAACTACTTCACTGGTCCAACTCTAACTCTTAATAGAACATTTGGTGCTCCTAGAATCGGATTTAGCACATCCTCTACAATCAGTCTTAGAGATTCTAGAATTGGAGTAACAAGCACAACTGCTGCTGGTAAAGAGATTGGTATTGCTCGTGTATATGATTACGCATTAGAGTCTGGTTCTTACTCTAGTGTAGCGTCTGATATTAATGAGTGGGATATCACTCTATATGATATTCAACCATATACTGAGATTAGTCTTAATCAAGCAAGTACACTAAATGTACCTACTTATATTGAAGGTAAGTCTAGTGGAGCTACTGCTCATTTAAGATATAATAGCACTACTGGTATTGTAACTGCTTATGGTACTAAAGGTTCTTTCTTAAAGGGAGAAAAATTAGTATTTAATGGTGTTGATGATGGAAGAATCTCAACAGCAGTTACTGAATACAGCATGGCTGATGTAAAGTCGCTGTTTAGTAATGTTGGTGTTGCTCAAACCTTTAATTCTGACGTTAAGCAGTATTCTAAGTTAGAATTTAGTGGTATTACTATTTCTCCCAAGTCTGGAACTGCTCCAGGAATTTCCACCGTAACAACTTCCGAACAAGTATTCACAAATCTTGTTAAATCTGGAGACTTAGTATCTTTCACAAATAATCTTCTTGGAAGTACTTCGATTAAAACTTATGCAAAAGTTGATAGTGTTACTGACGCTAATAATATTGTTATCTCTGGTATTACTACAGTACCACTTATTAATGACGGCGGTTTGCCAACCTCAAGCATTAATCCCACAGACTTTAAGATCCTCGGTTCAAGATTCCAATCTTCAACCGACAATACTTTATACACTCCTCTGCCAAAAGAGTTCATCTCCTCAGTAGACCTTACAAAATCGACTATTTCTATTAAGAGAGAGTTTAATGTAACTATTACTGCTAATGCAACCAATACTATTCAAGCGGGAGAGAATGAGACTTTCCTTGCATATGATGAGGAACGTTATGTTCTTATTAATGCTGAAGGTGGATTTGAAGAGTTATCTGCAGATAAATTCAGATATACTAATGGTGGTAGAGAGTTAAGAATTTTTGGTCTTAGTTCTACTGGATCTGGACGCTTAATTGCAACTCTTAAGAAGACCAATGTAACTAATAAAGTTAAAAATTCTATTAAGACAAACTCCATTATTGTTAATAAATCCAAACTGTCATCTTCTGGCATTGGATCAACTACTCTCAATGATGGACTTGCTTATGGTTCTTATGGTTATGGTCTTAGAGTTCAAGATAAAGATGTTTGTCTTCTTGAGCCAGACGTAATTAAAGTATATGGTGTTTTTGAATCCAGTGATACTGGAGCACCAGTTTTACCATCTATCAGTCTGTTTAATTTAAATGGACCAACAGGTAAGACTGATGACTTTGTTCTTGGTGAAGAAATTGTAGGTCAAACTAGTGGTGCTATTGCACTATATGTTGAAAAACCAAATTCTTCTAGTGCAAATTTAGTATATCTAAATGATTTGCGCTTTGAAATTGGAGAATCTATTCTTACAGAAACCACAGGGATTACTGGAACAATTAATGACTTTGATCAAGGTGATGAAAATATTCTTAATAGATTTACTTTAGATTCTGGTCACAGAGAGACTATTGTTGATTATTCTAGATTAATTAGAAAACCAAACGCTAAAGCACCTAGAAGACAATTAAGAGTCGTATTTGAATCTGCAGAATATAACGATTCTACTGAAGGTGATCTGACAACTGTATCATCCTATGATCAGTTTGATTATTGTGATCTACCACTTCTCAAAGATAATACAAGATTAACTGATGTTATTGATATTAGACCTAGAGTAAGGCAGTTTGATTCCAATTCAAGTTCTGTATCTCCTTTTGAGTTCAATTCAAGAACTTTTGAAGATGGAACAAACTCTGCTAAAAATATTCTTGCATCCGATGAGTCTATTCTAATCACCTATGGACACTACTTGCCTAGAATTGATAAGATTTACTTCAATCCAGATGGAGGATTCCAGTTACTGAAGGGTGTTGCTAGTGAATCTCCTCTTCCACCTCTTCCTATTGAGAATGCTCTGGAAGTTGCAACAATTAGTCTTCCACCATATATCTGTAACGCAGAGAATGTAAGCATTTCTCTGAAGTCACATAAGAGATACAGAATGCAAGATATTGCACTTCTGGAAGATAGGATAAAAAATCTTGAGTATTATACTGCACTATCTCTGCTTGAAGCAAAGACTGAAGCACTGATCATTCCAGATGAAACTGGTCTTACTAGATTTAAATCTGGTATTTTTGTTGATAATTTTACAACTACTCAGAATCAACTCAAAGCTGGTAATATTACCAACTCCATTGATCCAGTTAATACTGAACTGAGACCTTCTCACTTCACAACTGAAGTTGATATGCTGATCGGTTCTAGATCTCTGATCGGTATTGGAACTACAGCAAATCCAAATGTAAGTCCTGCATTTGTAACTGACATTGTTGGTTCTAACTACAGAAGAACTGGTCAAGTAATTACTATTAACTATGTTGATAGTCTTGAAATTCAGAATCCATTTGCAACAAGAGTTGAGAACGTAACTCCATATCTGGTTACAACTTACACTGGTAATATTGAACTCTTCCCAACCTCGGATATCTGGATTGACCAAGTAAGATTGGCACCACAAAGAATCAATGTAGATGATTATACTCAGACCAGATTACAACTTGAGTTTGCTGGTTATGACGCCCAAAGTGGTCTTGGACCTGTGCGTTGGGGTGCTTGGGCAGCAACATGGACTGGATCCAGTTCTACGTCTACAAGCAGCACAGTTCAAACTGGTAGTAGTTCGGTACAAAGTGGTAGAACAATCACTACCACTAACCAATTAAGAACTACCACGGTAACGACAACAACTAGAACTGGTACTGAAAATAGATCTGGAGAGAGACTTAGAGTTTCTGAGCAGACTGAAACTATCAATGAAGGTGATAGAGTTGTAAGTTCGGATGTGATCGCATTTATGAGATCACGTAACGTTGAATTTACTGGTAGAAAGTTCAAACCAAGAACTAGAGTATATGGATTCTTTGATGGAATTAATGTAAATAACTTCATTGTTCCAAAACTAATTGAAATCAGAATGATCAGTGGATCGTTCTCTGTTGGAGAGACTGTAACTGGTTCTATGCCAACTAGCTCTACTCCTATTGTTGGTGGAGCATCTCCAACAATTTCGTTTAGAGTCGCTCAGTCTAACCATAAGTATGGACCAATTAATGCACCAACAGATACATATACAATTAGTCCATATGATGAGAATTATACAATTCCCGAAAACTATTCCAGTTCTTCCATTATTCTTAACGTAGATACTAGAACTCTCTCTGAGAGTAATCAGTCTCGCTATAGTGGTTGGATAAGATCTGGTATGCGCCTCAGAGGTGCTACAGGTGAAGCAGAGGTTACAGATGTTAAATTGGTAACGGATAGAATCGGTACTGTTATTGGTACATTCTTCATTCCAAATCCAAATAACCCAACCAACCCAACTTTTGAAGTAGGTACAAAGGTATTCAGACTTACTAGTAGTTCTGTAAATAGTACTCTTGGTGGTCTTACAGATACTAGTGGAGAAGAAGCATACTTCGCATCTGGTACTTTGAATAATGTCCAAGAGACTATCAGATCCACCAGAAAACCAAGATTTGAGAGAGTAGCAGCATCCGAAAGTAGACCTGCAACCGATGTACAAGTAACGACAGCAATTACTAATAGCACTTCAACTAGTGTTACGGTTCTACCGCCTCCACCGCCACCTCCACCACCACCACCACCGCCACCAAGGCCAAGACCTTCGGCACCTCCTCGCCCTGCGGTAAGACCTAGACCAGCACCTCCGCCACGTCCAGCACCTCCGCCACGTCCCCCTAGACCACCAAGACCCCCACGTCCACCTCGTCCTCCACGTCCACCGAGACCACCCAGAAGAGGTAAAGACCCCTTGGCACAATCGTTCTCGATTGTTGATGATCCAGGAGCATTTGTAACCGAGGTTGAAGTATTCTTCAGAACGAAGGATCCACTTCTACCTGTCACGGTACAATTGAGACCGATGGTAAATGGTTATCCTTCTAACCAAATATATCCATTTGGTGAGGTAATTCTTGAATCTGATCAAGTTGAAGAATCTTTTGATGCAACAATTCCTACAACTGTAGTATTCCCAGCACCAGTTTATCTGAATGGTGGAACAGAGCATTGTGTTGTTCTTCTCTCGCAGTCTAATGAATACACCGTCTGGATCTCCAGAATGGGTGAAGTTGATGTAAGCACACTGCTACAAGCAGAGTCTAGACAAGTTCTCGTATCTGCACAACCACACCTTGGATCTCTGTTTAAATCTCAAAATGGTTCCACTTGGAATGCATCTCAGTATGAGGATCTTAAGTTTAGTCTTTATACTGCAGGTTTTGATGAATCTGCTACGGTATCTTTCTTCAATCCAGAACTTGCTAAAGGTAATCAACAGATTGCAAACCTCACTAAGGACGCCTTAGAGTTTGAATCTAAGCGGGTAATTGTTACTGCTAACGATATTATTGATACATCCAACTTTGTAATAGGTAACACTATTGTTCAGAAAGATGCAAATGTAAGTGGTGATTACGTTGGCGCTGGTGGATCTGCAACAGGAGATCTTACCATTATCAATGCTGGTATTGGATATACACCATCTGATGGAAATCAATTCACATTTACTAATGTGCCTTTGGTTACATTCAGTGGTAATGGTAGAAATGCTACTGCCGATATTACAATTGGCGCTGATGGTTCTATAAATGGTGTTGCTATTGCTGCAACTATTAACTCTGGTGGTTCTGGTTATCAAGTTGGTGATGTATTCACTGTCGGCAACTTTGGTAATGATCAGTTAGGAAGAAATCTCCAACTATCTCTCAGTAACGTAACTGGCATCAATGAACTGATAATTGACAATATTCAAGGTGAATTTGAAATTAACGCAGCAAAACCAATTCAGTATGTAAGTCCATCAACAGGAATTACGACAATGGTTGCTGTTGCTGGTGGTGACATTTCGGTTGATGATTTTGAACTTGCAAGTCTTGCGGAAGATGGTCTTCATATCAAGGTTAATCATAAAAACCATGGTATGCACTCTACTTTAAATACTGTCAGTATTAGTGGTGTCAAGGGAGATCTTAAACCAACAACTCTTACCGCAGAATATACAAACTCCGACTCTGGTGCAATCAGTATTGCAAATACATCTGGATTTGCAACATTTGAGAATGTGTCTGTTGCTTCTACTAATCCTGGTTATGTAATCATTGATGAAGAGATTATCTCTTACACTGGTGTTGAAGCTGGACAATTAATCGGAATTACTAGGGGTGTTGACAATACAAGAACATACACCTATCCATTAAAGACATCTATTCAAAAGTATGAAAATAATGGTATTTCTTTAAGAAGAATTAATACTGATCATACATTACAAGATGCTCTTGTAAATAGACCAATCACGCTTGATTCTTACTACATTAGAGTCAATACTGCTACTAACGGTGTTGATAGAAGTTCTGGATCTGGTCTTAATAAGCTTTATATCAATACTACCAAGTCTACTGGTGGAGATTTGATATATGCAACACAAAACATTCAGTATGAAGCAGTGAGACCCATTGTTCAAACAATGGCTCTTCCAGGAACTTCAATCTCTGCAGAACTTAAGGGTATCTCTGCTACAAGTATAGATGGTAATGAAATCTCATTTGTTGAGACCGAAAAAACCAGTATTAATCTTGATGAAGATACCTATCTGCCAGAACCCAGAATGATTGCTTCTAGAGTCAATGAACTTGCTCAACTTAGCAATCTCCCTGGCAATAAGTCTATGGAAATGACCTTTACATTGTCTACCGCAAATAGCAATGTATCTCCAATGATTGACCTTGATAGAGTTGGTATGGTTCTGATCTCTAATAGAATCAATGCCCCAATCACTGATTATAAGAATGACTCTAGAACAGCATCTCTGAATGAGGATCCAACCGCATTCATCTATGCAAACAAACCAGTAGAGCTCGAGAATCCTGCAACTTCCATTAAAGTTCTTCTCGCAGGGTATGTAAATACATACAGTGATATCAGAGCATTCTATTCTATCAGCAATACTCCAGAAGTAGAACCACTCTACTATCCATTCCCTGGTTACACCAATTTGGATGTAAATGGTAATATCCTGGACTTTGCAGAGAGCAATGGTTTACCCAATAAGAGAGTTCCTAAGACTGATGTACTTGCATCAGACAGTACTAATCTAATCTACAAAGATTATGAATTTAGTATTGATAATCTTCCAGAGTTTAAATACTTTAGTGTAAAACTCGTAGGAACTTCGACGAACCAGGCGTATCCGCCAAGAATGAGAGACCTAAGAGTTATCGCACTTGCATAGTATGGAAAATAGGTATTTTAAGGTTGAGGGTCATAGTTTTCTTGTTAGAGATTCACAAACAAATGCGATTGTGAATCGCGACAAGCGAGGCTATGACTCATATAAAAATCTTAGAAAGGCAAAAGGTAGAGAAAAAGAGAGACTTGATAGATTAGAAAATGATGTAAATGAAATTAAAGATCTCTTAATCCAATTAATAAACAAGGACAAGTAAATGGCAACTCCAGCAAGCAGACAAGGACTGATTGACTACGCAAAGAGGCAACTAGGTGCTCCTGTGCTGGAGATCAACGTTGCTGATGAACAAATTGATGATATTATTGATGATTCTCTACAATTTTTTTATGAGAGACATTTTGATGGTGTTGTTCAAACATTTTTAAAGTACGAAGTAACTCAAGCAGACATTGATAGAGCAAGAGCAAAAGTAGGTGGTGTAGGCATTGCATCAACTCAAGTAACTGGAACTGTAGGAGGAACACCAACTACATTTAACTTTTATGAAACTGAGAATTTTATTCCAGTTCCTCCTCAAATTATTGGTATTACCAAAGTATTTCACTTTGAGGGATCTAGCAGTCTTTCCAGTGGAATGTTTAACATTAAATATCAGTTGTTCTTGAATGATCTTTATCATTTTAGTTCCCTTGAACTCTTAACATATTCTATGGTTAAGAGACAATTGTCTGATATTGACTTTTTGTTGACAACACAAAAACAGATAAGATTCAATCAAAGACAAGATAGACTTTACATGGATATGGACTGGTCATCCCTCGATCCTGGAGATATCTTAGTCATTGACTGTTATAGACTTCTTGATCCAAATGATTCTCCTGGAGTATGGAGTGATTCTTTCCTCAAGAAGTATGTTACTGCTGCTCTCAAGAAGCAGTGGGGTCAGAACTTAATCAAATTCCAGGGAGTAAAACTTCCTGGTGGAACAGAATTAAATGGTAGACAAATTTACGACGATGGTGTGAATGAGCTAAATGCTCTGATAGACAAGATGTCTTCTACATACGAACTTCCACCATTAGATATGATCGGTTAATCATATGGCGTTAAATCCATTCTTTCTCCATGGTTCTTCTGGAGAACAAAATTTAGTTCAAGACTTAGTAAACGAACAACTTAAAATGTTCGGAGTGGAAGTATATTATCTTCCAAGAGTCTTTCAAAATGAAAAAACTGTCATGGAGGAAGTGTCTCGGTCTGAGTTTACCGCAGCGATTCCTCTTGAAGCATATGTGGATACATATGAAGGATTTAGTGGTGCAGGAACTTTATTGTCTAAGTTTGGTGTACAAGAAGTTGATGATTTAACCATTATTATCTCAAAAGAGAGATATGAATCTGTTGTTCAACAACAGGCAGCGTTAATTGATAGAACAAAACTCACATCTAGACCAAAAGAAGGAGATCTCATATATTTTCCACTTGGTGATAGATTATTTGAAATTAAGTATGTTGAGCATGAAAAACCCTTCTGGCAATTACAGAAGAATTATGTTTATGAGCTTAGATTAGAACTCTTTGCATACAATGACGAGGAGATTGATACTGGAGTCTCTGAGATTGATGATAATGTAATTGATGCTGGTTACATTCAAACTTTCAATATGGTTGGTGTTGGATCTACAGCAACTGCAATTACAACCTTGAATGATGGTGTTGTAAGAAGAATACTTGTAAACAGAAGAGGGTCTGGATACACTAGCACACCAAGAGTTGCCATAAGTTCTGCACCGACATCTGGTAGAACTGCTGTTGGTATTGCCTCAATGATTGGTGGCATTATTGATCTTTGTGATGCAAGTCCAGATAATCTCAGAGTACAGAAAGTTACCCTTGCAGATCCTGGATTTGGATATACATCTGTTCCTAGAGTTACCTTCCATGGTGGAGAGGGATCTGGTGCTTATGCAACTGCTCAAATAGCAGATGCTGCCATTGGTATTGTAACTATTACTAGTGGTGGTAGTGGGTATATCAGTATTCCAACTGTCACTGTTGTTGCACCTGGAATTGCAAGTACTACAATTGACGCCAAGATTACGGCAAGACTCTCTGGTCTAGGAACAATCACAGAACTTGTGATTGAAGATGCGGGCGGATACTATGAAGGAGTACCAGAAATTGTAATTTCTGGACCACAAAATACTGTTGGATATGGTACATATCTAACTAATGAAGATGTGGTTGGTTCTGCAAGTAGTGCAACTGGACGGGTTAATTCTTGGAATTCTGTAACTCAAGTTCTTAAGTTAAAAGATATTGTCGGGGAATTCCAGAGTGGAGAATCTATTATAGGTCAAGCAAGTGGTGCTGCTTACGCAAATATTAACCTAAATACATTTAATGTTCCTGAAGATGGTTACGCGCAGAATGTAACCATTGAACAGGAAGCAGATGCGATTCTTGACTTTAGTGAATCTAACCCATTTGGCAGCCCTTAGGAGATAGACCATGTTTGATCATTTTTATCACCAGATTTTTAGGAAGACGGTGATTGCATTTGGAACCCTCTTCAATGGTATTGAGATTAATAGGGATGGTGATGAGATCATCAAAGTTCCTCTTGCCTATGGACCTACTCAAAAATTCTTGGCAAGGATTGAACAGCAACCTGATCTGAATAAACCCATTCAAATTAGTCTCCCAAGAATGTCATTTGAGTTCACTGGAGTATCTTACGATAATAGTCGTAAGTTAGCGACTACACAAGCATATGCTGTAGCACCTAGAACAGATAAAACAGATATTAAAAAAATGTTCTTCCCTGTGCCATACAATATGGCATTTGAGTTGAATATTATGACACTTTTAAATGATGATGCTCTGCAAATTGTAGAGCAAATTTTACCATACTTCCAACCAAACTTCAATCTTACAATTGATTTGATTGAGTCTATTGGTGAAAAGAGAGACATTCCAATCACATTAGAAAGTGTATCCTTCCAAGATAATTATGAGGGAGATTACACATCGAGAAGAGTACTATTATATACGTTAAAATTTACAGCAAAAACTTTCTTGTTTGGACCAGTACCAGACAGCAGCAAAGATATCATCAACAGAGTTTCCATTGGTTTGGGTGCTGGAGATCCAAGTCCAGAAGCAACAAGATCTATTATATACAAAACTCCCGTTGCAACAAAAGCATACAATGGAAACGTTATTACTAATCTTGCAGAGGACCTCTCTGATTCCAGTACCTTAGTTAAGATTAATGACGATCAAAACATTCCAGTAAGATCTTATATCACTATTGATGATGAGACAATGTATGTTAAGAAAAAAGATGGTGGTGAGTTAACTGTTACTCGTGGAATGTATCGAACTACTGCATCTGAACACGTTGAAGGTGCTGGTGTTCTCTTAATTACCAGTGCTGATAATGATTCTGTTCAAGCAGGTGATGACTTTGGATTTAGTGGGTAATTGACATGAATGATAAATTTAAGGATCTTAACGATACATTTGATGTGGAGGCAGAGATTGTAAAACCAGAGAAGGAGAAGAAGGAGATAACAAGACCTTCAGAATCTGAAGATGTAACTAAGGATTATGAATACACGAGAGGTAACCTCTATTCCATCATTGAGAAGGGACAAGAGGCGTTGGATACTGCGTTGGAACTCGCCCAAGACAGTGGACAAGCAAGACAATTTGAAGTCGTCGGACAGTTAATTAAAAATGTTGCAGATGCGACTGACAAATTACTTGATCTTCAGAAGAAGTTGAAGGACTTAGACGCCGACGAAAAAGGCCCTACAAACGTAACCAACAATGCAATGTTCTTTGGATCTACTGCAGAGTTATCAAAGATGCTTAAGCAGCAAGCTAAAAATCTAAACGAAGATAAATAGAAAAAAAGTGTTTTCTAGAGATGCCTAGTTTTGAAATCAACCCTAAAGCGAAGAAGGGTTCCGAGAGAGATAAGAAACTCCAGAATAGAGCAGACGCTGGCGGTGTTGAAGGAAGAACTGCTGCAAAGATGCTGCAAAAGAAAGGTAAAGGACCTTCCCTCCCTGGACGCACCCAAGACATGAAAAAAGTGTCTGAAGAAGAAGTCGTACCTGGTATCAAACTTGTTGATATTATCCTCGGTGAAGAGAAGTGTGGTAAGGGAATGTACTACTGCTACACTGATAAGAAGTGCAAGAAGATGCCTGAGGGTTTGAAGATGGCTGCACGTTTTGGTGGTGGTGGTCATGAACCCCAAGAAGTTGGAATTGACAAACCTGTAGAGGGTGGAGAAGGCGGTAACGGTGGTAATGGTGGTGGAACTAGTGAATCCCTCTCAATTGAAGATGCTTTTGGTAATAAGTTCATGGAAGTAGTTGATCTAATCAAACCAGAGGATATTGTTGAGAAGTGTTGGAAGGGTTATACCCAAAAAGGCATGAAAAAGAAAGGTAATAAGGTTGTTCCGAATTGCGTTCCTGCAGAGGAAGTTCAGGTTGATGAAGCAGTAAGACTTCCTGCAGAATATGGCAACCTCTTAGCAGTTGTTGTCATGTGGAGAGGTAAGTCCCTTATGATGAAGATGTTCTTTCCTCATGCATCCATGCCTAAGAGAGAAGATGTTCAAAGAGAGATTGAGAAAGTTTATCCTGGTGGCAAAGTAACTCACTTCCATAGAACTGATCTTCCAAGTGAGTATTCTCCCCATAATGCTCCTATTGTAAGAGTACAAAAGGAAGAGGCATGTCCAAAGTGTGCTGGTAAGTGTGGTGAAGGTTGTGAATGTGACTGTCACAAGGTTGATGAAGCAGCAGGTGAGAAAGATGCTTGCTATAAAAAAGTAAAATCTCGTTATAGCGTATGGCCAAGTGCCTATGCATCAGGAGCACTATCTAAGTGTCGCAAAGTTGGTGCTAAAAATTGGGGAAATAAAACTAAAAAAGAACAGTTTGAGGGGGAAGACCGCCTGGGAAAGTAGAAGAAAAACTGAATATTAAGAAGGCAGACATGGGAAAAGTCATTGACGACTTCTATGATTCTGATGCTCCTCAATTTAAAGGTAAATCAAAAGAGAAGCGTCGTCAGATGGCAATTGCTGCCAAGTTGCAGGCAGACGAAGAAAAAGATCATGAAGTGTCTATGGCACAAGCACAACTTGATAAATCTTCAGAGAATATTAAAAAGTTAAAAAAGAAGTTAGGTAAAAAAGAAAAGAATATTCCTGCTTGGGTTCAAGCAAAGATTACTGACACTGAACACAATACAGATGCAGCGTCTGGTTATGTAAATAAAGAAGATTGGCAAAAAGTCAATCGTAAGGATAAAACAGATGGTCTGAGTCAGAAGGCAGTTAATGCTTATCGTAAAGAGAACCCAGGTTCCAAACTGAAGACTGCTGTTACTAAGAAACCTTCTCAACTTAAGAAGGGATCCAAAGATGCTAAGCGTAGATCTTCATTCTGCTCCAGGATGAAGGGTATGAAGAAGAGACTGACATCTGCAAAAACTGCAAGAGATCCAGACTCCAGAATCAATAAAGCACTTCGTCGTTGGAATTGCAACTGATGAAAACATTTAACCAGTTTATCTCAGAAGCAAGTGAGGGTGGTTCTCCATATAGAGAATACAAACCCAAACCTCAACCAAAACCCTCTCAACCTCCAGAGGGATTTGATGCTTTTAGAAAAAAATACTTGAAGAAAAAAGGTGATGAAAAAATCGAAGAAGGGAACAAAAGTGGTGATTCTTCTTTGCGTGACTGGTTTGGCAAGAGTCGCTCTTCTGATGGCACCCCTGGTTGGGTTCAATTGGGTGGTAAATACGCAGGAAAACCCTGTGCAAAACAACCAGGACAAAAAACCAAACCAAAGTGTGGTTCTTCAAAAATGAAGCGCAACCTCTCTAAAAAAGAAGAGGAAAGTGCATTTAGAAGGAAGAATAAAAAAGACAAGAATCCAAATCGTAAAGGTAAACCAATTAACGTTGCTACTGAAGTTAAAAAGAAGGGGAAGAAAAAATGAAATCATTCCAAGAATTTATGGGCGAAGAGTCCAACTTCAAACAACGAGATAAAGTAATGAAGAAGCATGGTGCTCGTTTGAGGAGTCTTGCTAGACAACTTCATAAAGGAGATACAAAAGGTGATGTTAATGAAAACGTAAACATATCTGGTAATGTCAATGGTAATATATACGTAAATTCTCAACAAGAACAACCACAAGAAGTTGGTGAGAATTATGTTGCTGACGTAATGTGGAAAGGAAGTCTATATAGACTTGAGATGGTTACTAAAACAGGTTTACCATCAAAAAGAGAATTGGGTGAGCAACTCCAGCAAGAATATCCAGGAGCTATTGTACATAACATTTATCCAGTAGAAGAAAAGAATTTTAATATCAAAAATGCAAGGAGATATCACCCATCAAAGTTAGAATGGATTGACTAATTATGGCACAGTGGAATAAGAATACACAAGACTTCTTGAATCAAGAGAGAAGTCTCTTTGAGGTTTATAATATCGCAGATCACTGGGGAAACCAAACGGACTGGAGACCTCAGTTTTCTGACAATAACAGACTAAAGGTTGCTCCCTTCCAAACAGTTTTCTTCAATACTTTCCAGTATGGTAAGGAGACTGATGTTTGGGATGAGAGTCTAGTTGGTGTTGCAACTGCTACTCATAATGCCTCTTCCAGTAATGTGATTATGGAAGTTGGTTCCACTGCTGGTAGTAAGGTTGTCAGACAGACTAAACAGGTAATGAGATACATTCCTGGTAGACCAGCAACTCTTGCATTTGCAGTTCGTCTAGAAACACCACAAGTCGGTATTCGCAGAAGATTCGGATTGTTTAATGAGACTGATGGTGCTTTCTTTGAGGATGATGGAGGCACATATTCTTATGTAATTCGCAGTAGTGCAACTGGTATCACCACAGAAACAAGAGTAACCAGAGAAAACTGGAATGGTGAAAAGTTTGATGGTAACGGATACACTGGTGTAACTGCAGATCCAACCAAACAACAGATGATTTCCATTAACTATGAATGGTATGGTGCAGGTAGTGTAACATTTAATTGGTTAATGAAAAATGAGACTATTATTAGTCATGAATTTCAAAACTCAAATGTCAATGATTTAGTTTGGTGTAGAAGTCCATTCCTTCCAATTCGTATGGAGATTGAGAATGTAACTGGTGTTGCTGGAACTCATTATCTTTATCAGGGTTCTAACTCTCTGATCCAAGAAGGTGAACCAGAAAAACTTGGTACTTTGTTGAGTGTCTCAAATTCCATCACTGGAACAACGATGCCTCTCGCAAACACTTTCTATCCAATCATCAGTTTGCGTCTTAAGTCATCTGCACTTCAGGCAGTTATGTTACTGAGATCTCTACAGGCAGTAACGAACGATAACACGAATGTGTATTGGAGACTTTACGAGAACTCAACTTTGACTGGTGCGAGTTGGGTAGATCATCCAGATCCAAACTCCTTTATGCAATATGATACTACAGCAACTGCACTCACTGGAGGAACAACACTCCTCTCAGGATTTACGATTGCTGGTGGTGCCTCTCTGGTTAATATTGATGATAAAGCAGCACTACAAATTGGAAGATCTGGTATTGGTACAATCAGTGATACTTATACTCTTGCTTGTGCAGCTCCTAATGTCAACAAAGCAGCACTTGCTGTTTTAAACTGGATCGAACAAAGGTAATAAATAGAAAAAAGATTTTGTAAAATGTCCATCAAAATAAAAACTGGTATTACTACAGTTGGAACTGCTGGAACTGACTTTGATGGTCAGACAGAAATTACCTTTTTCCAAGTCAGTGCATCTGGATTAACCTCAACTACTGTTATTAGAACTGATTCTTTAGGAACTGAAATTGGTAGATATTATATCAATGCAGTATCCGAATCAAAAGAAGTGACTCTTAGAAAAGAACCAACGGATTTATTTAAAACTGCATCTGGAACAATCGAAGGTGTAGGTATCGCAATTTATTGAGTAATTCATGGCTGTTGATCATTATCTTGGTAATCCGCTTCTAAAAAAAGCAAATACAACTCAAGAATTTACAGAAGAACAAGTTCTTGAGTTTGCAAAGTGTATTGATGATCCAGTCTACTTTGCAATGAACTATATCCAGATTGTTACTCTGGACTATGGTTTGCAGAATTTTAGACCATACGAATTCCAAAAGGTTATGTTGGATAGATTCCACCATAACCGATTTAACATATGCAAACTACCGCGACAGTCTGGTAAGTCAACTATTGTTGTGTCTTACCTTCTGCACTATGCAATCTTCAACGACAACGTAAATATTGCAATCCTTGCTAACAAGGCGTCTACTGCTAAAGACCTGTTAGATAGATTGCAAACTGCATATGAAAATTTACCTCGCTGGTTACAGCAGGGTGTTTTGACCTGGAACAAAGCATCTCTTGAATTAGAGAATGGGTCAAAGATTATTGCTGCGTCTACATCTGCGTCTGCAGTTCGTGGTGGATCTTACAACATCATCTTCCTGGACGAATTTGCGTTCGTTGCAAACCATATTGCTGATCAGTTCTTCAGTTCAGTATATCCTACAATTTCATCTGGTAAAAATACCAAAGTTATTATCGTGAGCACGCCTCACGGTATGAATCACTTCTATAAGTTATGGCATGATGCTGAGCGCCAAAAAAATGAATATATTCCAACTGAAGTTCACTGGAGTGATGTACCTGGAAGGGATGATGAATGGAAACGCCAAACAATTGCAAACACTTCTGAACAGCAGTTCAAAGTTGAGTTTGAATGCGAATTCCTTGGATCCGTTGATACACTGATTGCTCCAAGCAAACTAAGAACGATGGTTTATGAACAACCATCAATCACACATCAGGGTTTGGATGTATTCACTGATGTACAACCTAATCATAATTATGTAATTACAGTTGACGTTGCAAGGGGAGTTGGAGGAGACTATTCCGCTTTTACTGTTATTGATATAACAACATTCCCACACCAATTGGTATGTAAATATAGGAACAATGAAATCAAACCAATGCTGTTCCCCAGCATCATTAAAGAGGTAGCAGATAATTATAATAAAGCATATGTATTATGTGAAGTCAATGATGTTGGTGATCAGGTTGCTGCAATTCTAAACTTTGACTTGGAATACGAGAATGTTCTGATGTGTTCTATGAGAGGCAGAGCAGGACAGATTGTTGGTCAAGGATTCTCTGGTAAGAAGACACAACTTGGTGTCAAGATGTCTAAGACTGTCAAGAAGGTTGGATGCTTGAACCTTAAGACTTTGATTGAAGAAGATAAGTTAATCTTTAAGGACTATGATGTTATTGCAGAACTTACTACATTCATTCAAAAGCATAATTCATTTGAGGCGGAAGACGGATGTAATGATGACTTGGCAATGTGTCTGGTTATCTATGCCTGGTTAGTTCAACAAGATTACTTTAAAGAATTAACTGATCAGGATGTTCGTAAACGATTATATGAAGAGCAGAAAAACCAAATAGAGCAAGACATGGCACCATTTGGTTTTATTGAAGATGGTTTAGATCAAACTTCATTTGTAGATGCCGATGGAGATCGTTGGCATACTGATGAGTATGGTGATATGTCTTACATGTGGGATTATAGATAATGGATTTAGATGATCAGGTAAAATTTGGTCATCTACTTCTTCATGATAGGAAGTGTAGAACCTGTGGTGAAAGAAAAAATCTTATAGAAGGATTTTATAGAACTAGAAAAGATAGAGGAGTAATACCATCATCATTCTCATATGAATGTAAAGACTGTACAAAAAAGAGAGTTGTTATAAGTAAGATGACAAATAGCATATTTGATCGATGGGAATACCCAGATTGGTAGTTCACGCTGAAATTCCCCGCGTAAATGCCCCTTTTCCTAAATATTTCCAGATAAACTGAGACTTACAAGGAGACAGAATCCATGGCGACTCCTCAATTATCTCCTGGTGTATTAACTAGAGAGGTTGACTTAACCGTAGGAAGAGCTGAGAACGTTCTTGATAATATTGGAGCAATCGCAGGACCATTTGAGCGTGGACCTGTCAACGAACCAATTACTGTTGCTACCGAGCAAGAGTTCATCAACAACTTCGGCAAACCAAAGACAGAGGACAATCAGTATGAATACTGGATGTCTGCTTCTTCGTATCTGCAATACGGTGGCATCCTCAAAGTAGTTCGTACCGATGGATCACTGATTTCTAACGCTAACATTGGCATTGGAACATCTTCTGTTGCAGGAACCAAAATCAAGAACTTTGATGACTACAATAGCAACTATGCTACTGCAGCGTCTAACTTCTACTACGCAGCAAAAAATCCAGGATCTTGGTCCAACAATCTTAAGGTTTGTGTCATTGACGACTTAGGTGATCAAATCCTCGGTATTGGGACAACTTCTGGTGCTTCTGTTGGTGCTCAAGTTGGTTACGGTGTAACTGTTGATATTACTGGACAGGTTATTCCTGGTCTTGGAACAACTGAGGCATTCCAAGGATTCTTGAAGGGAATCATTACTCAAGTTGTTGATACTCCAGAAATTGGTTTAACTGCTGTTACAGTCAAAATTCACTCCAGAGTTTCTACTGGTGGTACACAACCAGGAAGACATTATAGAGTTAATTACGCTGAAGGTAGTGCATACTCTTCTTTCCTTAAAGGTCAAAGAATTAGCTTCATTGACAATGGTGGCATAGTTGCCTCTCCAGTTGACTCTATCTCTAGTGTAGGAATCACTACATCCACGCCAATTAATGGAGAGCAAGGTTCATCTTATACTGGCGTAGCAGGAACTTCATCTGGTTCTGGTAGCCAAGCAACATTTACTATTACTAGAAATAATACTGATGGAAATGTTGATGCCTCTGGTATCGTAATTACCAATCCTGGTTTAGGATACACTGTCGGTGAGACTGTATCTATTGGCGGTTCTTCTGTTGGTGGTTTTGATCTTTCTCAGGGTGCAGTCAAGACTATTGGTCTTACAACTTCTAGTACTGTTCCAGCAGCATCTAACGGTGTATATCTGAGTGTTGCAGGCGTAAGTACAGTTGGTTCTGGAATCTCCTTCAATGTTTATAGAGATGGATCTGGCGGCATTGGTACTGTAACAGCAACAAATGCTGGTCTTGCATATCCAAACGGAGGTACAGTTACTATTCCAGGTAACGTTATTGGTGGTGTCACTCCAGGTGATGATGCTACTATGACGATTTCTGCTCTTAGAGATGACAAGATTATTCTTGAAATTACTGAGGCAGACTCTAGAGTTGAGATTGTTGGTGTTGATGACTGGTACAATTCTCAAACATTAGGTTTAGATAATGCTCAAGTTTACTGGAGCACACTTGCACCAAAACCAGGAACCTCTGCATATTCCGCTGAGCGTAATGCTGAGAATGATGAGATGCACCTTGTTGTAGTTGACGATGATGGTTCTGTCACTGGTGTTAGAGGTAATGTTCTTGAGAAGCATGTTGGTCTGTCTAAGGCAAAAGATGCAGTATCTCAAGTCAATTCTCCTCAAAAAATCTGGTATAAGAACTATCTGGCAAACTTCTCACAGTATCTTTATGCTGGAGGAAATCAAGGTAGTCAAAACGACACCTTCCACAATACCTTCCCAACAGTTACTACCTTTGTCGAGTCTGGTGTAGTAAGCATCTATCCTGGATCTGATCCAGAGACAAACTATGGTGTTGCATCTGCTATTGCAGATCAAAATTGGGATCAAAATGCACAAGGAAGAAAGTTCAGTTCTATTGGTGCAGTAGCTTACACTCTTGAAGGTGGTACTAACTACACTTCTCAAGGAAATCTTAAAGCATCTCTTGGAGATATTGTTACTGCATACGAATTGTTCAATAATAAAGAAGATGTTGCGGTTGACTATTTAATCATGGGTCCTGGTTGTGATTCTCTGAACGATTCACAAGCAAAGGCAAATAGACTTATCTCTATCGCAGATGGAAGAAAAGATTGTGTTGCAGTGATCTCTCCCCATAGAGCATCTATTGTAGATCTTACAAACACTGCGGTACAGACCAATAATCTTCTTGAGTTCTTCGGACCACTTGCTTCCTCTTCTTATGCAGTCTTTGATAGTGGTTATAAGTACACTTATGATAGATTTAACAATCTCTTCCGTTACATCCCATGTAACGCAGATATTGCTGGTCTGATGTGTCGTACAAACATCATTGCATACCCCTGGTTCTCCCCAGCGGGTCAACAAAGAGGTGTTATCAAGAATGCAATTAAACTTGCATACAATCCCGATAAGGGACAAAGAGATGCACTATACTCTGCAAGAATTAACTCTGTAGTTAATCAGTCTGGTGCAGGAGTACTTCTCTTTGGTGATAAAACCGCTCTCGCATATGCGTCTGCGTTCGATAGAATCAATGTTCGCCGTCTGTTCCTCACAGTTGAGCAATCTCTGCAGAGAGCAGCGGAAGCACAACTCTTTGAGTTCAACGATCAAATTACAAGATCTAACTTTGTAAATATTGTTGAACCATATCTCCGCGATGTCCAAGCGAAGCGCGGAATCTATGATTATCTCGTTATTTGTGATGAGACCAATAACACACCCGATGTTATTGATAACAATGAATTCAGAGCAGACATCTTCCTGAAGCCTGCTAAGTCGATTAACTACGTCACACTGACGTTTGTTGCTACCAGAACTGGCGTCTCCTTTGAAGAAGTCGCTGGTAGAGTCTGATCTATTTGATAATATAAACAACGGAGGAACCTAACAAATGGCACGAGACATCAGAACTATCAGCGCCTTTAAATCCAAATTAGCAGGTGGCGCTGCTAGACCCAACCTATTTGAGGTTGAGATTCCAAGCTTCCCCGCCTTCGTGGCGGGAAGTTGGGATAATGAAACTAGAGAGAAGTTTAGCTTCATGGCAAAAGCAGCAGCATTACCTGCTTCTAATGTTGCTCAAATCGAAATCCCATTTAGAGGAAGAGTTCTGAAGGTTGCGGGAGACCGCACTTTCGATGTGTGGACTGTAACAATCATCAATGATGAGGACTTCAGAATCCGTACAGCAATGGAACTTTGGATGAACATGCTGAGCAAGTTAGATAACGCAACTGGCGCTACTAACCCTAGCTCTTACATGGTTGATGCATTTGTTCATCAACTTGGTAGAGGTATTAGCAAAGAATCCACTGGTCATGGTGGGGAGGCAACTCAATATGAGGCTCCTCTGAGATCCTACAAGTTCTATGATATCTTCCCAACTAATGTTGGTCAAATTGATCTGTCCTATGAATCGACTGATACTCCAGAAGAGTTTACGGTTGATTTCCAAGTACAATACTGGACAGCGGGCGAGACTGGAGATCAAACGTCAACAGTAATCTCCTGATATAAGTTAGTGCTATTTGTTGTATAATAAATAGTACTAACAGTTTTACGCCCAAGTTATAATGGCGAAGTTATTTGGTTTTTCCATCGAAGATGGTGATAATAAGCCGAAAGGTGCAGTCTCCCCCGTTCCTCAAAATAATGAGGACGGGGTAGATCATTATCTGACGAGTGGATTTTTTGGTTCTTATGTTGACATTGAGGGCGTCTATAGATCTGAATATGATTTAATTAAACGTTATAGAGAGATGGCACTGCATCCAGAGGTGGATGGTGCAATTGAAGATATTGTTAACGAAGCAATTGTAAGCGATACTAATGATAGTCCTGTTCAGATTGAATTATCTAATTTGAACGCAAGCGATGGTCTTAAGAAAAAAATCAGAGAAGAATTCAAATATCTCCTTGAATTGCTTGACTTTGATAAAAAAGCACATGAGATCTACAGAAACTGGTATGTAGATGGTAGACTTTATTATCATAAAGTAATTGACCTCAAAAATCCTAGTGATGGTATCCAGGAACTAAGATATATTGACGCATTAAAAATGCGTTTTATTCGTCAAGCAGGTAAACAAAAGAAAGAAGATATTAGATATCAACCAAACGCTGAGAAAGATCCTAAAGATGCAGGATTCCCAGACATTCAAGAATACTTTATTTACAACCAATCTACTAGTCAGATTGGTTCTATTGCAAATAGAGGATCTAATCAAGCATCTCAGGGGATCAAGTTTGCAAAAGATTCTATCACATACTGCACTTCTGGTCTTGTAGATCGTAATAAAAATCTTACTCTGTCATATCTCCATAAGGCAATTAAAGGTCTTAATCAACTTCGTATGATTGAAGATTCTTTAGTTATCTATCGTCTGAGTAGAGCACCCGAGCGTCGTATCTTCTATATTGATGTTGGCAATCTACCTAAGATGAAGGCAGAACAATACCTTCGTGATGTGATGATGAGATATCGTAACAAACTTGTATACGATGCTCAAACTGGGGAGATTCGAGATGACAAAAAGTATATGTCTATGTTGGAAGACTTCTGGCTTCCTAGACGTGAAGGTGGTCGTGGGACCGAAATCTCAACTCTTCCTGGAGGTCAAAACCTTGGAGAATTGTCTGATATCAAGTACTTCCAAGAAAAACTCTATCGTTCATTGAATGTCCCAACATCCAGAATTGGGGGTCAAGAAGGATTCAACCTTGGTCGTTCGTCAGAAATTCTTAGAGATGAATTGAAGTTCACTAAGTTTGTTGGGCGACTGAGAAAGAGATTCTCTGCCATGTTTAATGATCTCCTCAAAACTCAGTTGATTCTCAAAAATATTGTATCTCCAGAAGATTGGAATACAATGTCTGAGCACATTCAATATGATTTCCTTTATGATAATCACTTCTCTGAACTCAAAGATGCAGAGTTGATGACCGAGAGACTTAATATCGCTGCAACTGCAGAACCTTATATTGGTAAGTATTACTCTCAAGATTATGTTCGTCGTAAGATTCTTCGTCAGACTGATGAGGAAATTATCGAACAAGATAAATTAATCAAACAAGAAATTGCCGCAGGAATTATTCCTGATCCTAATGCACCAGTCGATCCTGCAACTGGAGAACCAATTCCTGCTGGTGGTGAGGATTTAGGAGAACCAATTCAAGAACCGAATCTTGATGGGGCAAAAGATGGAGGAAGTACGGAAGCACCTGAAATAGTCTGATTATGAATTTATATCATAGATTTTTGGATATTGGGGAGTATGTCCCCAATATTGATGTGTCAAAATATCGCACGGAAGGAATACGTTGGCCAGAGTTCCATAAGCAATTAGAGTTTAAAGATCTCGGTAACGATAAGATAAAACCCTGGTTAGAGAGTATGGGATTTACCTCTACATGGATTGAATTTTTCTACACACCTCCACATGATGATGGTGTAATTCACTCTGATAATGTTTATTATGCTGACTGGGCAAAGTTAATCTTTCAATTCGGTGGTGAAGGTAGCACCATGAGATGGTGGAAATCTGATATGGTGATGAGAGTTAGTACCAGTGCAGAACAAGTTTGCTCAACTCAAATTCCAGAGAGGAGTGAATATAATGTAGGTGATAGAACTAATGATCACTATCATGGACAAGTTCTTGTAACAAGAGAACAGTATTCGACTTTAGAATATGAAGCAGATGTATCTACTCCAAGTTTAGTGAATGTAGGTCCTCTTCATAGCTCACATAATCCAACAGATAATAAAAGATTTACTGTTACTATTGCTCTTATGGACAAAAACACTCCATATGAGAGAAGAATTTTGTGGGATGAAGCAATTGAAGCATTCAAACCTTACACAGTTGATTCTTTAGCAAACCTTTACGCCTCAAAATAAACACAGTGTGGGGATCATTCCTGTCAAATTCTTTAAACTCAGTATCTACAGTATACTTTTCAGTTCCACAATTTAACTGATACGGATACTCAGTATCCTCATCAAAAATAAAAGCTTTTTGAAGTTTTAGAATATCTTTATCAACCAAATTAAGGTCGGATAAGATATTAAATATACTTTGCTTATTTCTGAACATAAAGGCAAAACTTGCAGCATGAAGAGTGTGTCCGTGCTTTCCTTGATCCAGAATCTTACCAGTCTTCATATAGTGAGATACTGATCTTTCAATCTCTCTATAATGATTTCCAATAATGCCAATATCATTCCTTATATACTCAAATAGGGTATCATAGAAAGTTCTATATCCTACTCCTAGACTATTGAGATGCTTAGCTACAAGTTGAGTGTAACCAGCAATATGAAATTGAATGACTAACCAACCATAAAGATATGCTTCAATTAGTTCATCATTAGTCATTGTGTTGGTTTCCGAGATCAACTCGATGACTTCTTTGATGCCATGGTCATCTTTACTGAAGGACATATAGTCTTCTGCTTTGATAGTCTTAATACCATGAACCTCTCTTGACAAAGCACTATTCAAATCAGTATCACCAAACATTTGACAGAACCAAACATCAATAGATTCATGTTGTCCACACTCAAGTATCTGAGCAAATCCATCCTTCCAAGAATCTAAAGTCTCTTCTGGTAATCCAAGTATCAACTCAGTGTATGTTTTTACACCATACTTTTTACTCTTTTCAATTTGCTCGGAGATTTTATTGATACTCATGTTCTTTCTCTTAATCGATTTAAGAGTTGGTTCATTCATACTTTGAACACTAAGTGTTACTCCTCTACTAATATCACCGAGGATCTTAGCAATTTCAAATATAACTTCAGTTGAGTTCTTTGAATATTGAACATTAATCGCTTCTATTTTACCACGATTTGCTGCATCTCGGAAGAGTTTAGCAATCTCAAGATCTCTTTCTTTGAACATTCCAAAGTTTGCATCTGCATTAAATATGAATCCGACATTATGCCTTGCTGCCCAATCAATATCTTGTTCGATTCTTTCCAATCCAAAGTGCTTAACTTTCTGGTATGTCATTCCACCCCAGTCACAATAAGTGCATCTATGGGGACAACCCCTATTGGTCTCTATTGTCATGGACCAGAGAACATCAGGATTATCTGCAATTATTTTATTAAACACTCCCAATTGATATGGACTTTGGAAGTCTAAATCTTCTATCCTTTCTTTTTTATAGATTCTCTCATAAGGTTCATTCATGATTATCTTCCTAAGAAGATCTAAAAATGATTGTTCACCTTCAGACACAATAATACAATCAATGAAGTCATATTTTGCAAGTTTCTCGGTTGCTTGAGGTCCACCAAATTCTATAACGCAATGTGGATACTTCTCTTTTATTAACTTAGCAACATGCAGATTGTATTGTTCATTCCAAATGTATGTGCTAAATGCACAAACTACTGGATCTTCCAATCTCGCAACAAGTTCTTCTGGATTCTCTCTTTTAAAAATAAAATCCTTCAAGTGATAACCACTAGCAACATCACCATACTGAAGACAATATGCCCAAAGACACCCAACACTATACGGTAACCAATACGTATCCTCTTTTCTAACTTCTACCGCATATTGCGGTTGAAACATGTATAGATTTCTCATAATTTTACTAAAGTGTTCTTTGTCAAATCCTTACGTTTAATCACAAACAAATTATATCTTTCTTCTTCTGTTCTTTCATTTTCTATAGAATATCTGGTATCTTTTTTATCCCATGTGTCCAAATCAAAAGGTAAAGTAGATACACAAGGATAGTCTACATCAGGATCATACATAAATTTCTTTTGAATAGTAAACACATCATCATCAATATTTAATACTTCGTCTGCAAATTTTTTAACAAAGTCTAAAATTCTTTCTTTGTTTTCAAATTTTGATAATGTGTCATTAGGCATACCAACACCAAGTCCATGACCACTTGAATGATTCTTAGGAACCTTTCCAGTTGCAAAATACTCTCGAATTGCTTTTAGATATTCTCTAAACTCAACACCTAAAAATCCAGAGTCATTTATAGTATAGTCATATAGAAGCTCATAAAACTTTCTGTAACTCATTCCCAAAACATGCCTACAATATTTTGACAGTATTTGAGTATACCCAACATAATGAAATTTAATTGTTATCCATGAGAACATGTGAGCATCAAAAAATTCATCTTCTGTCATTGTATCTGTTGCACGAATGAGTTCAATATATTCTTTGGTATCATCAAACTCATCATTACAAAATGAAATGTAGTCTTCTGCTTTAACAGTTTTTATACCATAAGTCTTTCTACTAAACTCACTTCCAAGTTCTGCGTTCTCAAATACTTGACAAAACCAAGAATCGACAGAAAAATGTTGTCCATTCTCCATCAATAAATCTATACCATCCTTCCAGGAATCCACAGTTTCTTCAGGCATTCCAAGAATTAAGTCTGTATATAATTTTACATTATACTTGTTAGCAAGATCAACATGACCAGCAATATCTTTCACATGAAGATTCTTTCTTTTAATCGCTTTTAGAGTTGGCATGTTCATACTTTGAACACTCAAAGTAACTCCTCTACGAGAATATTCTCCCATAATTTGTGCTATTTCAAAAGCAGCTTCATTTGAGTTTTTGGAATATTGAAGATCAATATTGTCAAGCATTAAACTATTCTCTGCTGCTTTGCGTAGCATTTTTGCTATTTCAATATCGCGTTCTTTAAAAATTCCAAAATTAGCATCTGAGCATAAGACATATGCAACTCTATTTGTTCTAATCCACTCAATATCTTCAGCGACTCTCTCTAATCCAAACTTATTGATTTTACTCATTGTTGTTCCTCCCCAATCACAAAATGTGCATCTGTGAGGACACCCTCTATTTGTTTCTAAAATTGCAGCCCATATGACATCTGGATTTTTTTCAGACAACCAATCAAAAACACCAGACTGATATGGACTTTTAAATTCTAGATCATTTAATCTTTGACGTTCATGAACTTTATCAATTTTATTTCCAGCATTAATGTCACGAAGTAATTTTAAAAATGCCTCTTCACCTTCACCCAGTATAACACAGTCAATGAATGGATTTTCATCCATCATTTTTGTAGTAACTTGCGGACCACCAAATTCAATAATACAATTTGGATATTTCTCTTTGATTAGTTTGGCAACATGCAGATTATATTGCTCATTCCACAAATAGCAGCTAAATGCACATATTACTGGATTTTCTAATCTATCTAAAAGATGTTCTGGTTTTTCTCTTTTAAAAACAATATCTTTTAGATCATAAGATTTTTTTATATCATCAAATTCTTTACAATAACTCCATAAGCAAGCAACACTATATGGCATCCAATAATTTTTAGTGTCTCTTACATTGACACTATATTGTGGCTGAATGAAGTATACGTTTTTCATATAAAATTTTGATGTAGAGTTTTATACTTATCCTCAAAATATTTAGAGTCCCACCTACTGATGTCTCTTTCCATCAATATATCATTATTCTTTCCATATGAAAAAAATTCATCTAGGGTAAACTTATCTCTATCATGTGTCCACCATTCATAATATGCTTCATAGCAAAAGATAAACGTCATCATTGGATACCAACTTCCTTTATGGGATGCACCTTCAAGAAGAGGATTGCATGGAATCAAAGGTAATGAATAAGTTTTTCCACATTGGCATATGAAATAGTCAGGAGTTCCTGCAAGATCTATAAAGTGTCCGTTATCATTTATCCCAGAATCTCTATTTAAATAGTATGCATTTGCAACAGTGCCTTTAAAATTATACCCAGTACCATCAAAGAATAGTGATATTAATTTCTCAACATAACTTCTTTTCAATAAAGAAGGACCAGTTGAGTAATTAGGTTCAATTGGATGAAGATAAAATCTAACCTTATCTTCACACTCAAATCCCATTTGAAGGCAATCCCAATCATACGGGAGTCGATCAATCAAGTCCTTCCAAGTGAAGTGCCATAGATCAACAAAACTAAGGTCATAATCATCTTCCATTAAAATTACATATTCGTCTTTAGATTCAAAGTACCATTTTTTTAGAGTATCTATCAAATAACAATTGTATGCTAAACATCTAGTTGATGCTTTTTCAGAATGCCCTGGACTTAATTTATACAAAATATCATCGTCTCTCATTACAACCATAGAATATCTCATGTTGTAATAATTGAACTGATTTTCCATGTATACATGTCTGTCTACCTTATCTGGTAGCGTAAAGCAGTATACATGCGGAATCCCATTCAAGGCAACCATTATAAAAATTGTTTTTTATATTTATCCTAAATAACTGAGTAATCCACATTTTAACAATGGACGACATTTTAGATATGATTATCGGTGACGAATCTCCATCGAACGTCTCTGATAAGATCAAAGATATGCTCTATGCAAAGACTTCGGAAAAGGTAGAAGCACTGAGACCTGAGGTGTCAAACAGTATGTTTGATGATGCTGGTGAGGTTGAAGACTGAACGCGGATAAATAACTAAATAATCGATTGCGTGTTCAGAGATGAAGCTGATTAGGGAAGAGATTGAGAAGGTTGAAGTTCTCACTGAGACCGTTAATGGTAAGAAGAACATGTTCATTAAGGGTGTGTTCCTCCAAAGTGAGATGGTCAACCGTAACGGTAGAATGTACCCCTTTCCAATCATGGAAAGAGAAGTGAAGAGATATTCTAAGGATTATGTTGCTAAGGGCAGAGCACTTGGCGAACTGGGTCATCCTGATGGTCCAACCGTAAACCTCGATAGAGTATCCCATAAAATTACCGAACTCAAGCAGGACGGTAATAACTTTATCGGTAAAGCACAAATTCTGCATACCCCTATGGGTAAGATTGCGGAAGCACTTCTCAAAGATGGCGTAACACTCGGCGTGTCTTCTCGTGGAATTGGTTCCCTGAGAGATAACGTCAAGTCGGGTTATAAAGAAGTTGGTGAAGACTTCATGTTGGCAACTGCTGCTGACATTGTTGCTGATCCATCTGCTCCTGATGCTTTTGTTCAAGGCATCATGGAGGGTAAAGAATGGGTTTGGGATGGAGGTATCCTCCGCGAAAAACTCGCTCAACAAACACAAATGAGAATTGAAGCAGCATCTAGACAAAGGGTATTAGAAGAGAAGAAATTGGACTTGTTCAATGACTTCCTGAATAATCTTTAAGACGCTATATATACAGTTCAACTTTTAAAAATAATAAATAAATATAGATTAAATTACAAAGGTTAATCGGAGAGTCTCAAATGTCTAGTGACAACAACTTACAGGAAATGGAAGCAGGCACAACTCAATCCAAGACCGCTGTCAATGCTGGTGCAAAGGCAGGCGATCCCATGCAGAAGCTTGCTCCTGGCGCAGTAGCAGGTCAAACGGGTTCGTATGAAGATCTTGGTGGTCCTACTCCAGACAACTATAAGTCCGACGACGAATCAGCTAAGCTGAAGACCCCTGGCGCAACCCTCAAGCAGGTACGCGACGTTGTAAACAAAGGCGCTAAGTCTGCGGATGCAATGAAGGGTATGAAGGAAGAGGAAGAACTCGATTCTGAAGAGGTAATCGAAGAAGACGAGGAAGTAACCGCAGAAGCAGAAGAAGTCGTATCCGAAGAAGAGGAAACCGAAGAAGAGGTTGTCTCCGAAGAGGAAGAGTCTGAAGAGGAAGTTGTCGCTGAGGCAGAAGAGATCGAAGAAGAGGAGTTTGATGTCTCTGAAGATGTCAGCGCCCTTCTTGAAGGTGAAGAGCTCTCGGAAGAATTCCAAGAAAAAGCTCGCACCATCTTTGAGGCAGCACTCCGCTCCAAGGTCGAAGAGATCAAGGAAGGAATGATTGCCGCTTATGACGAAGCATACGAGGAGCGCCTCGTAGAAGAAGTAACCGAGATTAAGTCTGCTCTGACAGAAAGAGTAGATTCTTATCTTGAGTACGTAGCTGAGGAATGGGTTACCGAAAACAGACTCGCCATTGAGAGCGGTCTGAGGGCAGAAATGTCTGAATCCTTCCTTTCTGGCATGAAGAGTCTTTTTGAAGAACATTATGTATCCATCCCTGAAGAGAAATATGATGTACTTGAGAGCATGGTAGAAAAACTTGATGAAATGGAGACAAAACTCAACGAGCAGATCGAAAAGAATATCACACTCAACTCCCGCCTCTCTGAGTCGGTTGCTGATGGTATCTTTGATGAAGTAGCTGAAGGTCTTGCCCTCAGTCAAAAAGAGAAGCTCGCCTCACTTGCCGAAAGTGTAGAGTTTGAAAGTGGCGACAAGTATCGTGAGAAACTGGAGATGCTGAAGGAGTCCTACTTCTCAGCAAAGAAAGCTCCTAAAGCGCAGACCGAGAATCTGTCTGAGGAAGTAGATATTGATGCAACAGGTCATGCACCTGATTACATGAATAGCTACCTCAGAACACTTGGTGCTGTTAGCAAGAAGTGATTTTTTAATTATCAATCAAACGTAAACTAAGGTAAAAGCAAATGTTCCAATCCGAGCATCTGCAGGAAAAGTGGGCACCACTTCTCGACTATGATGGTATTGATCCTATCAAGGATAACCACAGAAGAGCAGTAACCGCTGTCCTGTTAGAAAACCAAGAAAAGTTCCTCCGCGAACAACAAGCATTCCAAGGCGGAATTCTGAACGAAACCCCAACCAACGCAGCAAACGCTGCTGGTGCTAGTGGTGGATTCGGTGGAGACGCAGCTGCAGGTGGTCCTGTTGCTGGTTTCGATCCCGTTCTGATCTCCTTGATTAGACGTGCAATGCCTAACCTGGTCGCTTATGACCTCGCAGGCGTTCAACCAATGAGCGGTCCTACTGGACTGATCTTCGCAATGCGTTCCCGCTACACCAATCAGAGCGGAACCGAAGCACTGTTCAACGAAGCAGATACTGCATTCTCTGGTCAGCCAGATGGTCTTGATCAGGCTGCAGGATTCTCTGATGGCGTTGCAGGTATGGGTACTACTGCACAAGCAGGCAGCAACCCTGGTCTTCTGAACCCTGTTGGTACTGCATCCTCCACTGGCTACAACGTTGGTCAGGGTATGGTAACTGGTGATGCTGAGAACCTGGGCAATGGCGACGGTAATCAGTTCAACGAGATGGCATTCTCCATCGAGAAGGTTCTCGTTGAAGCCAAGTCCAGAGCACTGAAGGCAGAATACAGCCTTGAGCTTGCACAGGACCTGAAGGCAATCCACGGTCTGAACGCTGAAGCGGAACTCGCAAACATTCTCTCCACTGAGATTCTTGCTGAGATCAACCGCGAAGTCATCAGAACCATCTACAAGGTTGCTGAGCAAGGTGCTGCTGCAAACACCGCTACCGCTGGTGTATTCGACCTCGACATCGACTCCAACGGTCGCTGGAGTGTTGAGAAGTTCAAGGGTCTGCTGTTCCAAATCGAGCGCGATGCTAACGCAATCGCACAAAGAACTCGTAGAGGAAAGGGCAATGTAATCATGTGCTCCGCTGACGTTGCATCCGCACTGTCCATGGCTGGCGTACTCGACTACACCCCTGCACTCAACGCTAACCTGAACGTTGATGACACTGGTAACACCTTCGCTGGTGTTCTGCTTGGTAAGTACAGAGTCTACATCGATCCTTATGCTGCAAACGTTGCTGCTCAGCAGTACTACGTTGTTGGTTATAAGGGATCCTCTCCTTACGACGCAGGTCTCTTCTACTGCCCATATGTACCCCTCCAGATGGTACGTGCAGTTGGCGAGAACACCTTCCAGCCCAAGATCGGATTCAAGACCCGTTATGGTCTTGTTGCAAACCCCTTCGCAGAAGGAACCGAGCAAGGTCTGGGTCGCCTCAAGGTCAACCAGAACCGTTACTACAGAAGAGTTCAGATCAAGAACCTCATGTGATCCATCGGATTCACAATCTGTTCCAGAGACCCGCAAGGGTCTCTTTTTTTGTCTAAATAAAATTATCTTGGAATGTTTAAGATGAAGGATGTTCTGATAACTTTTGGATGTAGTTGGACCTTTGGTCAAGGTTCTGCATACAAAGAAGGGATGACAGAAGATGAATACGATAAAATTTATCTTGACAAAGATTTATGTTGGGAGAATGGTTGGAGAAGACATGTTGTAGAACATTTTGATTTTGACCATATAAACTTTGGTCTTGGTGGTAGTAGTAATGATAAGCAGTTTAGATTAGCACAAAAATTCTTTGTATCTAAAAGATTCAAAGAGATATATCAACAAAATAGAAAGATATATGTTTTATGGGGTACAACTTCTGTTAATAGATATGATTTTTGGATCAAACAAAACTATCAGTATGAGCATATCTTTTTAAAGCATACTGATGGTCAGGATGTTCATCCAGATCTATTTGGAAGAAATTCAGAACCTATAGACCATATTGCTGCTTGTTTGACTAAATATTCTTACTATGAACCTGCTAGAGTAAAAGAATTAGAACTTCAATTTTTACATTGGAATCAGTATTTTAAACTACTGGGTATTAAAAATTTTTGGTATGATACATTCTCTTCATTTAATTATTCAGTAGATCTTCCAAACTTTTTTGACTTGAAGAAAAGAAGAAGAGATCTTTTATCTGTTCTCGTCAATAAGCATAGAGAAAAAGTCAAATCAAAAATACCTATATGGCATATTGATGATTTTGTATATGCCCGTGATAATAATTTGCTGAATCCATATACATATCATCCCAAAACTGATGGATATAAGCAACTAGGTGATCATATGATCAAAAAACTTCAGGAGCATATCTAATGGCATTCCCAAACGTAGGAAACGCCTACACCAATCAGATACAAAATAGAAACTTCTTATCCTCAATTGGATTCAGATTTACTCTGAGTAGAGCAAGGAAGGTATCGTTCTTTTCTAACAAAGCAAATATTCCTGGAATTACTTTAGGTATTGCTGAACAACCAACATATCTTAAGAACATTGATCTTCCTGGAGACAAATTACAATACTCTGATTTTACTCTAAGTTTTATTGTTGATGAGAACTTAGAGAATTACATGCAAATCCATAAATGGATTAGAGGACTTGGATTCCCAGAATCTCAAAATGAGATATTTGAATTACAAAGAGATGATCCAACTCAAGTTAGATATGATGGACAGGGAATGAATATCTATTCTGATGGCACTCTTGCTGTTTTGAATAGTAATCAAAGAACTGTATTTAATGTTGAGTTCACTGACATGTTCCCATATAACTTGTCAGATCTATCTTTTGATGCTACCAATACAGACACTGAATACTTTACGGCAGAGGTCGATTTCAAGTATACTATCTACAATATAACAGATCCTGAAGGCAATAGACTATGATCGATCTTGAATCTATCCAAGAGATGTGGAAGAAGGACTCTCACATCAACATGGATAACTTACATGATGAGTCAATTAAGGTCCCCGCGTTACATGCTAAATATTTCGAGATTTACAATACTGTAATTCTTCTTAAGAAAAAAGCGGAACAAACCCGCAAGAATGTCAGGCACGAACGTTACGAATACTTCACAGGTAAAGCAGATCCTGAAGTGTACGTGGAATCACCATTCCCCAAAAAAGTAAGAGACAAAGACACTCTACAAAAATATCTTGACGCAGACGACAAATTATCACAAATAAGTTTGAAGGTTGAATATTACGATGTCACTTTAAACTATTTGGAAAGCATTCTGAAGGTAATTCAGAACAGAACTTACCAGATAAAGAATGCTATTGACTTCCTAAAATTCCAGGCAGGATATGGCTAATACTCATGATCTCCTTATTCAAAAATCAAATGAAGTCTTTGTAAAGATTAAGTGCGAACCTCATATTGAGTATGAGTTAAGAGACCACTTTAAATTTGAAGTTCCTAATGCTAAGTTTATGCCCCAGTATAGGGGTAGAAATTGGAATGGTGAGATTCATTTGTTCGATATGAGAACAAAACAATTATATGTTGGGTTATTAGATAAACTTATATCTTTTTGTGAGACTTATAAGTATTCTTACAAATTTGAAGATAATAAATTCTATGGTATGCCATTTGAGATAAATGATGGCATATCAAAAGAAGGTGTTAAAGATTATATGAATTCAATTACCTCAATTCGTCCCAGAGACTATCAAATTGAGGGAGTATACGATGCTCTAAGACATAACAGAAAATTACTGATATCACCGACTGCCTCAGGTAAATCATTGATGATTTATTCAGTAGTTCGGTATTACTCAGATAAAGGGAAAAAAATCCTCTTAGTTGTTCCAACGACATCGCTAGTAGAGCAGATGTATAAGGACTTTGAGGATTATGGTTGGGATGCTCAGACATATTGCCACAAGATTTATTCTGGACGTGAAAAAGTTACGGATGCTCCTGTGACAATTACTACATGGCAGTCAATTTATAAATTAGATCGATCATTTTTTGAGGATTATGAGGTGGTCATTGGTGATGAGGCGCACCTTTTTAAAAGTAAGTCTTTAATATCTATAATGACAAAGCTTCACCATGCCAAATATAGGTTTGGATTTACAGGAACTTTGGATGGTACACAGACTCATAAGTGGGTTTTGGAAGGATTGTTTGGACCATCTTATAAAATTATTAGAACCGCAGAATTGATGGCACAAGGTCATCTATCTAAACTTGATATTACATGCTTGGTATTAAAGCATAATCCTCAAATATTTGCAACCTATGAAGACGAAGTTCAGTTTATAATTACTCATGAGAAGAGGAACAACTTTATTAAGAATTTAGCACTAGATCTTAAAGGAAACACTTTAATTCTATTCTCAAGAGTAGAAGCTCATGGCAAACCTCTATATGAGATGATTGATGCTGCAAAAAAAGGAGATAGAAGAGTCTTCTTCGTTCATGGTGGTGTAGATACTGAAGAAAGAGAACTTGTTAGAGAAATCACTGAAAGAGAAGAGAATGCAATTATTGTTGCTTCATATGGTGTATTTTCTACAGGAATAAATATAAGAAACCTACACAACGTGGTTTTTGCTTCACCCAGTAAATCCAGAATTCGTAACTTACAATCTATCGGAAGAGTCTTGAGAAAAGGCAAGAACAAGACCAAAGCAATGTTATATGACATCTCCGATGATTGTACACACAAGTCAAGAAGAAACTATACGTTGAATCACCTGATTGAAAGAATCAAAGTTTACAATGAAGAGAAATTTAATTATGACATTATAAACGTCAATTTAAAGGTATAACATATGGAAGATGATTTTTACGCAACTATCAAATTAAGATCTGGAGAAGAGATATTCTCAAAAGTCTCACCCTGTACAGAAGAAGAAAAAACATTCTTACTTGTCTCAAATCCAATTACATTCTCTGAAGTTAAGACTAAAAGAGGTGTATCTGGTTACAAGATGGAATCTTGGTTAAAAACTTCTCGTGATGACATGTTCATTATAGATATGGGTGATGTCATGACCATGAGTGAGTCTAAGGACATTGAAATGATCATGATGTACCAAGCATGGATTAGAGAGTCTAAAGACTTTACTGATTCTGAGGATCCCACTGGATACAGACAAAGAATCGATAGAAAGATGGGTAGGATCGGTAACGTCAACGATACCAAAGAGATCCTAGAAAGATTATTTAAAGAAAGCTAATATTGTTTCTGAACCTCCACAAAGGTTATTGTACACAGATTCAGGGGTCTTGTCAAGCCTTGTGTTTATTCGTTCATCTTGATATAATAATGATATCACTGTGAACATAGATATACTATTATGGTTATCGGACCCATGACTAAAAGAAAAAGATCAGTACACTATGTTAACAACAAAGAATTTCTTGCAGCATTAATTGCGTATAGGGAATCGGTACAGTTAGCAGCAACTAGAGGAGATCCAAAACCACAGATTACAAATTATCTGGGAGAATGTTTCTTAAAGATTGCAACACACTTGTCATTCAAGCCAAACTTTGTAAACTATATCTTTAAAGATGATATGATCTCTGATGGCATTGAGAACTGTGTTCAATATATCCATAACTTTGACCCTGAAAAGTCTCAAAACCCGTTTGCTTATTTCACTCAAATTATTCACTACGCGTTTCTACGTCGTATACAGAAGGAAAAGAAACAGCTTGAGATTAAAAATAAGATCTTGGAGAAGACGGGTTTTGATGAAGTCTTCTACGATGATAACACGATTGACGGAGCAAACTACTCCGACTATAATCAAATAAAGGATAGTATTCATTCCAAGTCTAGGTATTGATGAAGGTTGCTATTATTACTGATCAGCACTTTGGTGCTCGTAAAAACTCTAAGCAATTTCACGATTACTTCCTGAAGTTTTATAATGATGTGTTCTTCCCTACATTAGAGAAGCACAAAATTAAAACTGTTGTTGACATGGGTGATACCTTTGATAGTCGTAAAGGTATTGACTTTGCTGCTCTTGCTTGGGCAAAAGACAATTACTACGATCGACTTCAAGAGATGGGAGTCACTGTCCATACAATTGTAGGTAATCATACTGCATACTACAAAAATACAAATGAGTTGAATGCAGTTGATCTCTTGCTTAGAGAATATAAGAATGTCAAAGTATATTCTGAACCAACTGAAGCAAAGTTGGGTAAATTAAACGTATTGTTCATTCCTTGGATTAATGATGAAAATTTTGAAACTACCCATCAATCTATTAAAAGTAGCAGTAGCAAGTGCGCGATGGGGCACCTTGAACTACGAGGATTTCCAGCTTATCGTGGACACACCATGGAGGAAGGTCTTGATGGCAAGTTATTTGCGTCGTTCACCCATGTCTTCAGTGGTCACTATCACACTAGATCAACAGACGGAAGAATAAGTTATTTGGGTAATCCATACGAGATTTACTCAAATGATATTGGTGATGATAGAGGATTCCACATTCTCGATACTACTACGATGGAATTGGAATCAATCAATAACCCATACACAATGTATGAAGTAATTGATTATGAGGATACTCCATATCAAACCTTTGATACCAGAAAGTATGAAGGCAAGATTGTCAAGTTGATTGTTCGTAAAAAGAGTGATCCTAAAAAGTATGAGAAGTTCGTTGATAAACTTCTTGGATCAGATATCAATGAGATGAAAATTGTTGAAACCTTTGTCGATGTTGAGACAAACTTTGACGACTATGATCCAGAGTCCGAAGATACTATTTCTATTTTAAGTAAATATATTGATGATTCTGATCTATCTCTAAATAAAGCAGAAGTCAAACATTTGATACATCAGGTTTACAAACAAGCATGTGAATTGATATAATATGTTTATTCTCACTCTATCTGGAAAAAATAAAGAAGGAGCATACTCTGTCACGAATAGTAAAGGAAATCAAATCCTTTATATTTTTGAGCAAGAAGATGATGCTCTTCGTTTTTCTATGATGCTTGAGGATAAGGATTATCCAGAATTGGATGTTGTTGAAGTAGATGATGATCTCATGATTCAAACATGTGAGATGCATGAGTATAACTATGCCATCATTACTGCCAATGATCTTGTAATACCGCCAGATGAAGATTAATGATTTGTTTTGAGAAGATTCGTTACAAGAACTTTCTTAGTACTGGAAATCAATTTACTGAATTAGATTTTACAAAAGCATCAACTACTCTTGTTGTTGGCAACAATGGTGCTGGTAAAAGCACAATGCTTGATGCATTGACTTTCTCTCTATTCGGTAAATCATATCGCGGTGTTAATAAACCTCTCTTGATTAACTCTGTTAACGAGAAGGATTGTCTTGTTGAGATTGAATTTAAAATTGGGAATACTGCTTGGAAGGTTGTGCGTGGCATTAAACCTACAGTATTCCAAATTTATAAAGATGGGGAACTATTAAACTCTGATGCAGCTTCCAAAGACCAGCAGACCTGGTTGGAGAGAGTAGTTCTAAAGATGAATTATAAGTCATTTACTCAGATCGTGATTCTGGGTAGTAGTAACTTCATTCCCTTTATGCAACTCCCTGCAGCATCTAGGAGAGAAGTTATTGAAGATTTGTTGGATATTAAAATCTTCTCCTCTATGAATACTGTTGTAAAGGAGAATATTAAATCAATTAAAGATGAAATTCGTACTCTAGACTATAAGACCGATAATCTTGAAGAGAAGGTCAAGATGCAAAAAGACTTCATTGTAGAAGTTGAGAGACTTGCTACAGAAGATATTGGTGCCAAGAAAAATCAAATCAAAACTCTAACAGATACTCAAGATAAACTTTTAAAAGACTCTTTGGATGTTGAGAATTCTTTGATTGAAAAGCAAAAAGAACTTGAAAAGTATTCTGGTGCAACTGCTAAGTTGAGGAAGTTGGGTAATTTAAAGGGTAAGATCTCACAGAAGGTATCTGTCATTACTGAAGAACATAAGTTTTTTAGTGATAATACGGTTTGCCCCACTTGTACCCAGTCTATTGAAGAGACCTTTAGAATAAATAGAATTAGCGACGCTCAAAATAAAGCAAAAGAGTTGCGTTCTGGTTTTATACAACTAGAAGAGGCAATTAAAGAGGAAGAAGATCGAGAGCGTCACTTCTCTACAGTTTCTAAAGAGGTTACTAACCTTACACATGAGATTTCTCAAATCAATACTAAGATCTCTGGATATCAAAGACAAGTCCGAGATCTTGAACAGGAAATTCAAACTGTTGCCACTAGACTTGCAGAAAGAAATTCTGAACATGAGAAGCTAGAGAGTTTACAAGAACAATTTAGGACCGCTTCCGAAGAGACGGAATCTAAAAAAGATCAACTGACTAACTTTAACTTTGTGTATGATCTTTTAAAAGATGGAGGCGTCAAAACACAAATCATTAAAAAGTATCTGCCACTTATTAACAGTCAAGTTAATAAGTATTTGCAGATGATGGAGTTTTTCATTAACTTCTGCCTGGACGAGGAGTTTAATGAATCAATCCAATCTCCCATCCAAGAGGATTTTTCTTACTCTTCATTCAGTGAAGGTGAGAAGATGCGTATCGATCTTGCTCTCTTGTTTACGTGGAGAGAGATTGCTAAGATTAAGAACTCTTTAAATTGTAACCTCATCATCTTTGACGAAACTTTTGACTCGTCTCTTGATGGGTTTGGAACCGATGAATTCATGAAGATTATTCGGTTTGTTATTAAGGACGCTAATACGTTTGTCATCTCTCATAAAGAGGGAATGCGTGATAAGTTCTTAAACGTGTTAAAATTTGAGAAGCAAAAGGGATTCAGTAGGTTAGTTGTATGAATTGCTTAGTAACAGGTGGTAGTGGATTTATTGGTTCTAATTTGGTAGATGCTCTAGTAGGTGCTGGACATACGGTAACAGTAATTGATAATGAGTATTCGGATGCTCATGACCAGTTTTATTACAATGAGAAGGCACATTATGTAAAGCAAGATATTTGTAATTACGAACTCACTAGAATTTTTTATTGTGGGGTTGATTGGGTCTTTCATCTTGCAGCAGAAGCAAGGATTCAACCAGCAATTAAAAATCCACTTAACGCTGTTAAAATTAATACTCTTGGTACAGCAACCGTTCTTCAATGTGCTAGAGAAGCAAATGTTAGCAGGGTGATTTACTCATCTACTTCCTCTGCATATGGATTTAATTCTCCACCAAACACTGAGACTCAAGGAGATGACTGTCTGAATCCTTATTCAGTATCTAAGGTTGCTGGTGAGAAGTTGTGTGCGATGTATACTGATCTGTTTAATCTCAATACGATTATCTTCAGATACTTTAATGTTTATGGTGAGCGTCAACCACTTAAAGGTCAATATGCTCCTGTGATTGGAATTTTCCTTCGTCAACTTGCTAATGGTGAAGAGTTGACTGTAGTTGGTGATGGTGAGCAACGTAGAGACTTTACTCATGTCTCTGATGTTGTCCAGGCAAATATTCTTGCCGCAACTAAAGATCTACCTGAAGACGCTTTTGGTAAAGTTTATAATGTGGGTAATGGGGAGAACTACTCTGTCAATGAGATTGCAGCGATGATCTCTTCCAGGAAGCGATTCATTGATGCTCGTCCAGGAGAGGCAAGAATCACTCTTGCAGACAACTCTAGACTTAAAGAGACCCTTGGTTGGGAACCTACAGTAGACCTTAGGGAGTGGGTTGCCAAAGCAGTGGACAGTGTAAAAACTGGTTCCTGACCGTCCATATGGGGATTCCTCTTTGTATACTGTGTTCAGTTCAAACGAATCCCGATGACTATCAACCACGAAGTCAAAGGACAACTTGCAAAACTGCTTGCCACTGAAGACCTGGTGGTTGAGCATCGTGCTGTAGATACTGCTCAGTTTAATGTCCATACCCGAGTGCTGACGCTCCCTCAGTGGAACAAGGCATCTAATAATGTGTATGACCTTCTGGTGGGTCATGAAGTTGGTCACGCCCTATATACACCAGATGAAGATTGGATTAAGGATCGTAAGATCCCACCACAGATTGTCAATGTTGTCGAAGACGCTCGTATCGAGAAGATGATGAAGCGTCGGTATGCTGGTCTTTCCAAGACCTTCTACCGAGGATACGAGGAGTTGGCAGCAGAAGACTTCTTTAGTATTGATGATGAAGATGTGTCAACCTTCAATCTTGCAGACAAAATCAACCTGTACTGTAAGATTGGTAATTACGTAGACATTCCATTCACTAATGAAGAAGAGTCTCTTCTATCTGCAGTTTGCGATTGTGAGACTTTTGCACAAGTGCTGGATGTATCAGAAGCAATTTATAACTATTGCAAGGATGAACAGAAATCAGAGTCCCCTGCAGACGTTCAATTACAGCCGAATAATGGTGGGTCTTCCACCATCCCACAGGGATCAGATAGTCAGGAGGGAGAATCAGAATCCCCGTCCAGCGAATTATCCCAAGGAACCAACGATTCTAACGATGATGATATTCAGGGATCTCCCACAGATGTAGCAGATCAACCCACTATGGGTGGAGATAATGGTGGAGACTTCAATGTTGATACGATGAAATCATTTGAGGATGCCATTAAGGATCTGACTAGTGATCAATCTTATGAGAATCAATATCTTGAGGTTCCTAAGGTTAATCTTGACGCCATTATTATTCCAAACGAGGAAGTCTATCGGGATGTTCCTGAACGTTGGAATGATATTGATCCAAAATACTTTTATGAAGTTGATAAGAGATACTCTGAGTTCAAGAAGTCGGCTCAAAAAGAAGTCAACTATTTGGTAAAGGAGTTTGAATGTCGCAAGTCTGCCAGCGCATATGCTCGCGCTACCACTGCTCGTACTGGTGTCCTAGACTGCACTAAGCTTCACACCTATAAGTACAATGAAGATTTGTTCAAGAAGGTCAGTGTTGTTCCTGATGGTAAGAATCATGGATTGATTTTTATCCTTGATTGGTCTGGATCGATGGCAGATGTTCTTACAGATACTGTCAAACAACTGTTCAACTTGATCTGGTTCTGCAAAAAGGTCAGTATTCCCTTCGAGGTATATGCCTTTACTAGTGACTTCCCTAAGTATGGATTTAGTGTCGATGAGGACGGAGAGCGCATCTATAAATGTCCTCCAGATACATATAAGAAGCGGGATGGTGTTTTGCAAGTCTATGAACAGTTCTCTTTGATGAACATGTTTTCTAGTAAGACAAAGATCAAAGAACTGGACAATCAGATGAAGACTATCTTCCGCATTGCAGAAGGGTTTAATCGCAATCACTATACTTATTATCCCATTCCTGGCAAACTATCTCTGTCAGGCACTCCCCTGAATGATACTCTTATTGCTTTGCATGAGATTATTCCTCAATTCAAGGAGAAGAATAATATTGAGAAGGTTCAGTGTGTGATTCTTACTGATGGTGAAGCACCTCCTTTGAAGTTCCATAAGACTGTTCAGCGTCACTGGGAGAATGAACCTTATCTTGGTGTTCGTCAGGTTTGTAACAACAACTGTATTCTTCGTGACCGTAAACTTGGAACTACTTATTCTCTAAATGGTAACTGGTATGAGGTTACCGATGTTCTTTTGACTCATCTCAAGGATAAGTTCAAGGATACTAACTTTATTGGTATTCGTGTTCTTGAAGGTCGTGATGCCCATAGTTTTATTGCTCGTTACTATGGTCGATGGAATGATGATCATGATCGCATTCATGCCATCTGGAGGAGGGAGCGTGCATTTACGATCACCAACTCTGGATATCATTCTTACTTTGCTATGTCTGCAACTTCTTTGGCACAGGACAACACCTTTGATGTCAAAGAGGATGCAACCAAATCCCAGATCAAGAGTGCATTTGTTAAGAGTCTTCGTACTAAGAAAATGAACAAGCGAGTCTTGAACGAGTTCATCGATCTGGTCGCTTGATAAACTGTCCACGGGGGATCTTAGTTCCCCCACCTCTCCACTATACTAACTTCAGTTCAAACAAATCCAATGGGTCTCTCCAAAGAAGGCATCGTCAACTCTCTGCAAGATCTCTACGGAGATTCTGTGACTGCAGCAGACATTCGTGCTTGGTGTGCGATGAACGATGCCAACTATCAGACCGTTACCAATAAAATTGCTGATTGTAAAGTTGGTCGTGGTAAGTGGAATCTTACTGTTCGGGAACAGATGGAGCAAAACTACCAGGCACCTGCTGCATCCCCTGCAATTATTCCCTCTCAGGAACAAAACCTTATCCCTGAAAAAGATGATTCCTTCGTCAAGTTTGGTAACTTCGCTGATATTAAAAAAATTATTCAGTCCCATCTATTCTATCCAACGTTCATTACTGGACTCTCTGGCAATGGTAAAACGCTCTCAGTTGAGCAAGCGTGTGCAGCTTTGGGTCGGGAACTCATCCGCGTAAATATCACTATTGAAACTGATGAAGACGATCTTATTGGTGGCTTCCGTCTTATCGATGGGGCAACTGTTTGGCATAATGGACCTGTCGTTGAAGCACTCGAACGAGGAGCAATCCTGCTACTCGATGAAATTGACCTTGCTTCCAACAAAATTCTATGCCTCCAGTCCATCCTTGAAGGTAAGGGTGTGTTCTTGAAGAAGATTGGTAAGTTTGTTCAACCTACCGCTGGGTTCAACGTCATTGCAACTGCCAACACTAAGGGTAAGGGTAGTGATGATGGACGATTCATTGGAACCAATGTTCTCAATGAAGCATTCCTTGAGCGATTCCCAGTGACGTTTGAGCAGTCTTATCCTACGGTCTCTGTTGAGAAGAACATTCTCTCCAAGATTTGTGGTGATGATGACTTCTGCCAACGTCTTGTAGATTGGGCAGACATTATCCGTAAGACCTTCTATGATGGTGGTATTGAAGAGATCATCAGCACCCGTCGTCTGGTTCACATTGTTAAGGCATATGAGATCTTTGGCAATAAAGAGAAGGCAATGCAAGTTTGTATCAATCGATTTGATGAAGATACCAAGCAAGCATTTCTGGAACTCTACGACAAAGTTGATGCTGACTTTGACCTGACTGCTACTGGTGAGAAGGTATACATTGACCAAGAGATTGGATCCTGATATAATGATAACTGATAACTATGCCTCATGACCCCCGCTACTTTGTAATGGATCAAGTAAAGCATTCCGATTATTATTACGACTATGATCGTAATGGCAGTGACAGACCCAATCCTTTCAGCACATCTAATCAAGACTTCTGGGAGGAAGATGGGTTCAGTTTGACTGGTAATCCTGGTGCTATGGCACCAGACACTATTTCATTCAACCTTACTATGGAACCTGAAGACAAAATTGATTTGAACCTTGATCAACTTACGACCAATGGTTTTTGGAAGTACGAAGAAGATAAGACTATGAAAGAGATTCGTGAGTATCTCTCTTCAACATATAAATCTCACTACACCTCTCAAGAATCTAAAACCCAGACTCTTGACTTGATTGAGAGCATTGGTGATTCAGAACCCTTCTGTCGATCTAATGCAATCAAATACCTGTCTCGATTTGGTAAGAAGAACGGTAAGTCAAAGCAAGACATTCTAAAAGCAATTCACTATTGCATTCTTCTCTACCACTTCTCTGGACTGCATAATGAAATTAAGGGAACCTATGAAACTTTCTGATAAGACAATCAACCTTCTGAAGAACTTCTCGGACATCAATCAGTCCATCTTGTTCAAAAAAGGCAACAAGCTCCGCACTATCTCTGTGATGAAGAACATCATGGCAGAAGCAGAGGTTCAAGAAGAGTTCCCTAAAGACTTTGCAATCTATGATTTGACTCAGTTCCTTCGGGGTATGTACCTGCACAACCAACCAGAACTTGATTTTGGTAATGATGGGCACGTTGTCATTCGTGAAGGCAAGACTCGCTCTAAGTACTTCTTCGCTGACCCCAGTGTAATCGTAGTACCCCCTGAGAAGTCTCTAACTCTTCCCACAATGGATGTTGAGTTTGAATTGGCTGCAGAGCAACTTGAGAAGATTCGTAAGGCAGTTTTGGCATTCCAGCTTCCTGATCTCTCCGTTGTCGGTGAGGCAGGAGTTGTTAAACTTGTTGTTCATGACAAGAAGAATGATACTTCCAATGACTTTCAAGTTATTGTTGGTGAGACTAATGAAGAGTTCTGCTTCCATTTTAAAGTTGAGAACATCAAGGTTATTCCTGGTGATTACAACGTCAGCATCTCCAGTAAACTTTTGTCAAAGTTTGTCAACACTGACTATGATCTGACCTATTATATTGCTCTGGAACCTGATTCTAACTTCTAATGCGTACTCTTACGTTGATGAGGATTGTGGGCAGCATTGGTGTCATTGCTGCCTATTTCATTATCCTCCATGTCAATGTTCTTACGGGTGTGATCATCAACTTCATTGCTGATCTGATCTCTATTCCGTATTTTGCAAAAACAAAAGCCTGGGATGTAGTGATCATGCTATCATTCCTACTGGCAATTTCAATGTCAAAACTGGTACAATGAACATAACCCAAGCGATGACCCTCCTACTTCTATCTAAGTGTTTGGTTCATCCACATCTGGGTTTATGCTTTATTCTCTTTATTACTGATCCAAAAAACAAGATTGGATATGACTCGTGACGAATTCCTTTGGGTTGAGAAGTATCGACCCAAAACAATTGAAGATTGTATTCTCCCCAATGAAATCAAGAAGACCTTTGTGGAATTCTTGTCAAAGGGCGAAGTTCCCAATCTTCTTCTTGCTGGACCTGCTGGGTGTGGTAAGACAACGATTGCTAAAGCACTTTGTAATGAACTAGGAGTAGACGTTTATGTCATCAACGGATCCGACGAAGGTCGATTCCTCGATACTGTCAGAAACAATGCGAAAAACTTCGCTTCGACCGTATCGCTTACGTCAACTGCTAAACATAAAGTCATCATCATTGATGAGGCAGATAACACAACCCATGACGTACAACTCCTCCTACGGGCGTTTACTGAGGAGTTTGCTGGCAACTGTAGGTTCATCTTTACCTGTAACTACAAAAACAAAATCATTGAACCCCTCCACTCCCGATGTGCAGTGGTTGAGTTCTCAATACCAGCAAGCAAGCGTCCAGAGATGGCATCCAAGTTCTTTGGCCGCCTCCAAAAAATCCTGGATGCAGAGAGTATTGAATATGATAACAAGGTCCTGGTAGAACTTATTAATAAACACTTCCCTGATTGGAGGAGAGTTTTAAATGAATGTCAACGTTACTCGGCGGGTGGAAAAATCGACTCCGCGATTCTGGCGTCTTTTGCAGATGTCAAGACGAATGACCTTGTTAAAAAACTTAAGGAGAAGAACTTCCCTGAAGTACGTAAATGGGTCGTCAATAATCTGGACAATGATTCTAGTGTACTTCTGCGTCGTATTTACGATGCTTGTTACGAATCCTTGGTCCCTTCTACCATTCCTGCTGCTGTGCTCATTATTGCTAAGTATCAGTATCAGGTTGCCTTCGTTGCCGATCAAGAGATTAATCTTTTGGCGGCGTTGACTGAAATTATGTGTGAATGTGAATTCAAATGAAAAAACCTAGACAGACAAAATCCAGAATGTACTATTACTTCTGGTCTATTATGACTGCTTGCGTCCTCATTGGACAGATCTATGTTGGTACTGGATACCGTGTAATGGCAGCAAGCACCCTACAACTTACTGAGTTTTTTAATACTCTTTTGTCCACTGATCTTAAAGACTACAAATGAACGTTAAACTTGTCCGTACCACCTCTGGTGAAGATGTCATCTGTGAGGTTCTAAGTGAGACCGATGATTCGGTTACTTTCTCTAATGCAATTGTTGCAGTTCCTGCTGGCAATGGTCAGATTGGTTTTGCTCCCTGGTCTCCACTTCTTAGTAAAGAGGTAAAGGAGTTGACAATCGACAAAAAGTTTGTAATGTACATTGCAGAAGCACAGGACCAGATCGTGACTGAATATCAGTCTATGTTCAGTCCCATCATTGCTCCTAACAAAAAACTCGCTCTCTGAGTCTTTTATTTTATTATGATTAACATTGATCGCATCAATCTTGAAGAGTTCTTTGGTTGTGTGAACGCTACCAATACCAAAGAGATGAAGTCCAATGCATTTAAAACTATCCGTACCTGGTTGCAGGAGAAGTCCTTTGCCAAGTGGAGTGATGGTCAGCTTGAGTATGTTGGAGACTTCAAAGATGGAGTTGATTTTGTCTCTGAAGACAACATTAACTATGAGATGAAGGGTAAACTCAAGATGTTCAACAAGAATGGGTCTACCTCATCCATCGTTCTTAAGAACTTCCAAGGCGACAACAAAGTGATTGAGAAAACGTTTGACTACATGCTTCTGGTAGACACTGGATCCATGGCAATTGGCATTACTGATTGGGACACAGTAGAAAAGCGTATTTACTACACCCCCAAATCTCCTACTGCCAAGGTCAAGTTTCTCCCAGGAGACTTCACTATCCTTGCCAAGGACATTAAACCTGCAAAGAAGAGTATTACTTCTGCAGAGATCCTCGATAACCTGCAAGAGATTCTTTAATGAAAAGTTTTAAGACTCCTCTCCGCTACCCTGGAGGCAAGTCCAGGGCATGTAAAAAGATGGATCCTTACTTCCCTGATCTCAGGGATTATAAGGAGTACCATGAGCCATTTATTGGTGGTGGCAGTGTTGCCCTACACATCACTAAGAAGTATCCTCATCTGAAGATCTGGGTAAATGATCTTCATCCACCTTTAGCAACCTTCTGGCAGCAACTCCAAACTAATGGACGCCAGATGCAAGAGAAACTTAATGAACTCAAGTCTCGTTATCCTGATAGGGGTTCTGCAAAGGGAATTTTCCTAGCATCTAAAGAGTATCTTGCCACCGATCTGTCCGAACCTTTGTGGACAGCAATCTCTTTCTATATTGTTAATAAGTGTTCTTTTTCTGGTTTGAGTGAATCATCATCGTTCTCTCCACAAGCATCTGATAATAATTTCTCTATGAAGGGTATCCTTAAATTGACTGGATATCAACAACTTATACATAATTGGAAGATCACCAATTATTCATATGATCAGATTCTAGATGAATCTTCTGATCGATCTGGTGTGTTTGTTTATCTTGATCCTCCATATGATATTAAAGATAATTTGTATGGTAAAAAGGGTGGGATGCACAAAGGATTTGATCATGATAAATTTGCAGAAGACTGTAGTAACTCTTCTACAGACATGATGATCAGTTATAATTCTGATCAACTTGTTAAAGATCGTTTTATCGATTCTAAATGGAGAACTGGAGAGTTTGATCTCACATATACTATGAGATCTGTTGGTGATTACATGAGTGATCAAAAAGAACGTAAAGAACTACTTTTAATGAACTATGAAAATAGAAGTCTCACTCTACAAGGCGGGCAAACTCTGGAAGGAGGAGTGTCAAGCAGCAGACTTCCAGGATGCTAGAGTGATTGCTCTAGAGAAAAATCCTGGCGCAACAATTGTTGGTGTCAGTGCCAATTTGTGTGCTGATCAAATTGGAGACATCCCCGATTACTTTAAAAAATAATCATGACCTATAGGTATGAGTTCTCACCTCGTATTAATCCTGGAATACTTAAGTGGAAATTAAATAAAGATCATATGGATCTTCTATGGGCATATCTTAAAAAACCTACTACTAAAGGTGCCTGGAAGTTTGACGATAATAATAAGATTATTGAAAGAACTCCATATCAAGAATGGGCACTCGATGACTATACTAAAAGATTTAGATCTGAAGTATTAGCACCAGCAATTAAGGAGTATGTAGACTATTGGGGATACCCAATGGCACTTAAGACTAGTCATTATCCGATTCCTAAAATGAATCGATGGTGGGTTAGAGTCTCTGGCAAAGGTGAATATCAACCACTTCATGATCATCAATCAATTTGGACATTCATTATTTGGATGAATATTCCTTTTGAATATGAGGATGAGCAATCTGGTGATGCCATAGAACTATATCCAGAAGCAGGCAATGTTACTATTCATTATCTTGATTCTATTGGAAGACTTCAAGTGTATCCATTTAGATTGGGTAAAAAAGATGAAGGAACTATGCTTTTATTTCCAGGAGATCTAAATCATACAGTTTATCCTCATTATACTACCGATGAATACAGAATTAGTATTGCGGGTGATATTGTAATTGATAGTTTAAACTGTGATCAATTAGTTCCAGTTTATCGAAAAAATGATCATGAGTTTTCTAACTTTCGCGAAGAGGACTATGGAACTTAAAGATTGGTTGAATTCTATCAATCAAACAAAAGAAGATTTGTCTGAGGACATCAAGTCATATCCACCATTCATTGTTAATCGTTGCTTGTCTGGTCATTTAGATTGTGTTTTGTTTGCCAATGAGATGAATAAGAATGGTCACCTTGATAAAGACATGCAATATTCTTTTTATCTAAATAGTTTGAGGAAGCGTAAAAGGTTTTCTCCTTGGCTCCGAAAGGATAAGATTACTGATCTTGATATTGTCAAGCAATACTATGGTTATAGTAATGAGAAGGCAATGCAGGCATTGAAGATCTTGTCAAAAGATCAAATAGATTTTATTAAGAAACGACTTGACATTGGTGGAACATGACAAACAGTATTGAACCTCAGGTAAACTGGAAACCTGAGATGATGGTTGAAGTTATGTTGAATGAACCTGATGACTTTTTGAAGGTTCGTGAGACTCTTACTCGTATCGGTGTTGCTTCACGCAAAGAAAAGAAACTTTATCAGTCTTGCCACATTCTTCACAAGCAAGGTAGGTATTACATCACTCACTTCAAGGAACTGTTTGCTCTTGATGGCAAACATGCAAACCTTACTGTAAATGATGTTCAGAGACGGAACAGGATTGCGAGACTCCTCTCTGATTGGGGTTTAATTAGCGTAGTAGATGGCGAATCCATTATGGATATCGCACCTTTAAACCAAATTAAGGTTTTATCCTATAAAGATAAGAACGACTGGATCCTGGAACAGAAGTATAACATTGGGTCGAAGAAAAAAGTAGAAGCGACCGAGTAATCAAATGGAAGAAGAGTCATACGAATATCAACTATTTTTATCAATAGATGATGTTCGTATGCTTTATAACCATACTTGTTATTCAATTGAGAAATGGCCAGGAGCACCTGCTAGACCATATGAAGAACAAGAGTTCTTGTGGCATATGAAGTCTCAACTTTTTGCTATGCTTGCTGACCACACATTCAATAACGGTTAACCCCATAACCATATTCGGTTATTACGGTTACTCTTTTTTGTAGTTTATGGTTAAATAGTAGTGGATGCCGAAGGGGTCCACACAACATAAACTCGCTTAGTAAAGGAGCTAAAACCATGGGTAACCTCATGAGATACGGTGCTGCAGATATTTCGCAGCTTCTGGATAGAATCAATCGTAATAGTATTGGAATGGACGAGTACTTTGATCGTCTTTTCAACATCCATGAATCATCTACCAACTATCCTCCCTATAATTTGATCCAGGTTAGCAATGTAGAGTCGCGTTTAGAAATCGCGCTTGCTGGATTCAAAAAGGAGGAGGTAAATGTCTACACCGAGTACGGAAAACTTTTTGTCGAAGGACAAAAAGAATCCAAAGGAGATACGAACTACGTCCATAGAGGAATGGCTCAACGATCTTTCACCAGAGCATGGACGCTCAGTGATGATACGGAAATTAGATCAGTTACTTTTGAGGATGGGTTACTAAGTATTGAACTTGGTAAAGTAGTTCCAGAACATCATGCTCGCAAAGACTACCTATAAATAACTGCGGGGCATACCCAAATATCGTCGCCGCACGGGCAGGGTTGGTCAGAATCAACCCTTGCCCACTTTTCTTTTTCGTGCTAATATCACATTAAACTTCGTTTAGTCATGGCAATTAAATTAGCTGTCGTAAAGACAGGAGAACAAATCATTACTGATGTTGAAGAGATGCTTCTCGAAGACAAAGTAGTTGGATATTTCTTTAACAAACCCTGTATAGTAAAAACAGGTGATCCAGAGGTTAGTGAAGAGGGTGGTGCATCCTTTGAGATTAAATTGAGTCCTTGGATTGCTCTGGGTAAAGGTTATAGATTCCCAGTTCCTCTTGATTGGATCGTAACGTTCGTTGATCCTGTCAATGAACTTCATCGTATGTATTTGGTTGACATCCTCAAAGAAGAGGAAGAGGATCAAAGTCAATCCATGGTAGTAACTGATAGTTGTGAGGACTGTTGATATGGACCCTAAAGTTATTATTTTTCAAACTGGTGGAACTCTGATTTCTCGATTAGAGGAAGCACCATCTGCTGATATTGGTGAACCAGATTGTATTCTGGTACAACCATTTAATATTATGCCTGACGGAACTCTTAAAAGTTGGTTGGGTGATATTACGGGAGATCAAAAGTTCAAGATTCATTCCGATAAGATCTTGACCATTGCCGAACCAACTGATAGAATCAAGGAACTGTACGGCAACTTGACTAAGTGAGATTTTATACGAACGTCCAGATGGTCGGGAACCAATTCCTCGTTAGGGGTTATGAAGACGGTAAACGCTTCACAACTCGCGAGAAGTGGAACCCGACCCTTTTTGTGCCCTCACAAAAGAAGACGTTCTATAAGACTCTTAGTGGAGAACAGGTTGAAGCAATCAAACCTGGGACCGTACATGAGTGCCGTGAGTTCATCAAAAAATATGATGGTGTAGAGGGATTTAAAATCTACGGTAATGAGCGGTTTATTTACCAATACATCTCTGAGAAGTATTCTGAGCAAGAGATCAAGTTTGACATTGGTAAGATCATGCTATCTACCATTGACATTGAGGTCGCTTCTGAGAATGGATTCCCAGATGTAGAGTCTGCTGCCGAGGAAGTTCTCCTTATCACCCTTCAGGATTATGCGACCAAGGAAATCATCACTTGGGGTCAGGGTCCATTCAAATTGAAGCAAGGGAATCATTATTACAAGCAGTTCAACAATGAAGAAGATCTTCTTCATGACTTCATCAGTTGGTGGATTGACAACACCCCCGAAGTTGTCACTGGATGGAATAGTAAACTGTATGATATTCCATATCTAGTTCGCCGCATTGATCGAATCCTTGGAGAGAAGTTGATGAAGAGACTCTCTCCATGGGGTCTTGTGACTGAGCAAGAAGTCTACATTCAAGGTAGGAAGCAAATGTCTTATGACATTGGTGGAGTCTCTCAGTTAGATTATCTAGATCTCTATAAGAAGTTTACTTATACTAACCAAGAGTCTTATCGACTGGATCATATTGCAAATGTAGAGTTGGGTCAGCAGAAGCTAGACCACTCAGAATTTGATACCTTCAAGGATTTCTACACCAACGGTTGGCAGAAGTTTGTAGAATACAACATCATTGACGTGGAACTTGTTGACCGATTGGAAGACAAGATGAAGTTGATTGAACTTGCGTTGACTATGGCATATGATGCTAAGGTCAATTATGAAGATGTGTTCTATCAAGTGAGGATGTGGGACACAATCATTTATAACTATTTGAAGGGAATGGGGATTGTCATTCCTCCCAAGGAAAAATCCGATAAAAACGAAAAGTACGCAGGTGCTTATGTCAAGGAACCGATTCCAGGAAAGTATGATTGGGTTGTGTCTTTTGACCTTAATAGTCTGTACCCTCACCTTATTATGCAGTACAACATCTCGCCAGAGACGCTTCAGGATACCAGGCATCCATCAGCAACAGTTGATCGAATTCTTAATGAAGAGATAGACTTTGAGGATTGCAAAGATAGTGCGGTCTGTGCTAACGGATCCATGTACCGCAAGAATACCCGTGGGTTCTTGCCAGAACTCATGGATAAGATGTATAGCGAGCGAGTGATCTTCAAGAAGAAGATGCTCAAAGCGAAGCAAGCATATGAGAAGACACCTACTAAAGAATTGGAGAAGGAAATTGCACGTTGTAACAATATTCAGATGGCTAAGAAGATCGCCCTTAACTCTGCCTATGGTGCTATTGGCAATCAATATTTTCGTTACTATAAACTTGCTAACGCCGAAGCAATCACCCTATCTGGACAAGTCTCCATCCGTTGGATTGAGAACAGAATGAATGCCTATCTAAATAGGATTCTAAAGACAGAAGGCAAGGACTATGTTATTGCTTCTGATACTGACTCTATCTACCTACATCTTGGTCCACTTGTTGATCGCGTATTTCCTGAAGGAACTGACGATAAAGCAAAAGTAGTTGAGTTCCTTGACAAAGCATGTCAAGATCAGATCGAACCATTTATTGATAAGAGTTACAAAGATTTGGCAGAATATGTCAACGCTTATGATCAGAAGATGTTCATGAAGCGTGAGAACATTGCTGACCGTGGTATTTGGACAGCTAAGAAGCGATATATCTTGAATGTCTGGAACAGCGAGGGTGTTGCTTATGCTGAACCTAAACTGAAGATCATGGGTATTGAGGCAGTTAAGTCATCAACTCCTGCACCTTGTCGGGCAATGATTAAGGGTGCTCTAAAACTTATGATGACTGGTACTGAGGAGGACGTGATTGAATTTATTGATAAGAGTAGGCAAGAGTTCAAGCAACTCCCTCCCGAACAGATCTCATTCCCAAGATCCGTATCGAATGTCAAGAAGTATGAGTGTAGAACTTCTATCTATACAAAGGGAACACCTATCCATGTCAGGGGTGCTCTTCTATTCAATCATCATGTAAAGGACAAAAAACTGACTAATAAATACTCACTCATCAATAACGGAGAGAAGATTAAGTTCTGCTATTTGAAGGAACCAAACCCACTGAGAGAGAATGTTATCTCATTCATTCAAGAATTTCCTAAGGAACTTAACCTTGACAAATATATTGACTACAACCTACAATTTGACAAGAGTTTTGTTGAACCCGTAAAAACTATTCTCGACGCCATCGGATGGAATGTTGAGAAGACTGTAAACCTTGAACTATTTTTTGGATAATGGAACTTCCTATTAATGATGCAGAGCTCGCTACTATCGTAGGTGCGCTTCGTTTGGGTGGAGATACCTCTCTCTATCAAAAGTTGAAGATCATCAAGGAGATTCGTGAGGAGAACCCTGGCGGACCTTATAAAAGAATTGCTCGTGAAAAGTTTGGATTTGTGATCTAATGGATTTTTTAAAAGATATTGTAAAAGAGATTGGCGATGACTACACTCAGCTCGCTGCAGATATTGACGAGACTGAGCAGTATGTTGACACAGGTTCGCACATTTTTAACGCACTCGTATCAGGTAGTGTATTTGGTGGTGTATCTGGGAACAAGATTACTGCTATTGCTGGAGAGTCTTCTACTGGAAAGACTTTCTTTTCTCTCGCTGTGGTTAAGAATTTTCTGGATTCTAACCCCGATGGTTATTGTCTCTACTTTGATACTGAGGCTGCTGTTAACAAGGGACTACTCGCTAGTCGCGGAGTTGATCTAAACCGAGTTGTTGTGGTCAACGTTGTAACTATCGAAGAGTTCCGAAGTAAAGCACTCCGTGCAGTAGATATGTACCTCAAAGCGCCTGTAGAGGATCGCAAACCCTGCATGTTTGTGCTAGACTCTCTTGGAATGCTATCCACCGAGAAGGAGATTACAGACGCTCTCAATGATAAGCAAGTTCGGGATATGACCAAATCCCAACTTGTCAAAGGTGCGTTCCGTATGCTCACTCTTAAGTTGGGTCAGGCAAACATCCCCATGATTGTTACTAATCACACCTATGATGTTATCGGTGCTTATGTCCCCACAAAGGAAATGGGTGGCGGTTCTGGTCTTAAGTATGCTGCTTCCACTATCATCTATCTCAGCAAAAAGAAGGAGAAGGATGGAACAGAAGTGGTAGGTAATATCATCAAGGCAAAGACTGCTAAGTCTCGTTTAAGTAAGGAGAACAAAGATGTGGAAATTCGCCTTTATTATGATGAGCGTGGTCTTGATCGATATTATGGTCTTCTTGAACTCGGTGAGATTGGCGGGATGTGGAAGAACGTTGCTGGTCGATATGAGATGACCATAGATGGTGAGACTAAGAAAGTCTATGCCAAAGCAATCTACAAAGAACCTGAGAAGTATTTTACTTCTGAAGTTCTAGAGCAACTTGACGTTATTGCTAAGTCCGAATTTAGTTATGGTGAGTAATGGAGTCTATTGAGCACACGATTCTAAAGAATCTTTTATATAATGAAGAATACTCCCGCAAGGTAATCCCCTTTATCAAACCTGAATACTTCCAAGAGGTGTCTCAGAAAATTACGTTTGAGGAGATTGTTACCTTCATCACAACGTACAATACTCAGGTTACAGTTGAAGCACTCCTCATTGAGATTTCTAATAGGAAGGATATCAATGAAGGTATGCTCAAAGAGTTGCAGATTCTTATTACTAATTTGGAAGATAGTCCTGCAGATCTTCAGTGGTTGTTTGATACTACTGAGAAGTGGTGCCGTGATAGGGCAATCTATCTTGCTTTGATGGACTCTATTAACATTGCTGATGGCAATGATGAGAAGAAGAATCGAGATGCTATCCCATCTATTCTTAGTGAAGCATTGGCAGTCTCTTTTGACAATAATATTGGTCACGATTACTTTGCAAATGCTGATGAGCGATTCGACTTCTATCACCAGAAGCAGGAAAAAATCCCCTTCGACTTGGAATACTTTAACAAGATTACCAAGGGAGGTCTTGTTAATAAGAGTCTTAATGTCGCTCTTGCTGGGACAGGCGTCGGTAAGTCTTTGTTCATGTGCCATATGGCTAGCGCCTGTCTGCTTAACGGACATAGCGTCTTATACATTACAATGGAGATGGCAGAGGAGAAAATTGCTGAACGTATTGATGCAAACCTCCTCAATGTTCCCATACAGGAGATTGCTGATCTTCCTAAAGTGATGTTTGACAGCAAAGTCACAAAGTTGTCACAAAAAACACAGGGTTCTCTTATAATTAAAGAGTATCCAACTGCGGGCGCACATAGTGGACACTTTAAGGCACTTCTTAATGAGCTTGCACTTAAGAAGTCATTTAGACCTGATATTATTTTCATTGATTACCTTAATATATGTGCTTCCTCTCGGTATCGCCAGAGCGGCACTGTCAATTCATATTCTTATATTAAGTCAATTGCAGAAGAGCTTAGAGGATTGGCTGTTGAAGCAAACGTCCCTATCGTTTCTGCCACGCAGACCACTCGTTCTGGTTATGGTAGCAGTGATGTTGACCTTACTGACACTTCTGAATCCTTTGGTCTCCCTGCTACTGCTGATCTTATGTTTGCCCTTATTAGCACAGATGAATTGGAAGAACTCGGGCAGATTATGGTGAAGCAGTTAAAGAATCGATACAATGATATTTCTATTAATAAGAGATTTGTTGTTGGTATTGATCGTGCTAAAATGAGACTGTATGATTGTGAGCAGTCTGCACAGAATGATGTCCTTGACAGTGGTCAAGACGAAGAGTATGAGTTTGATGAGAAGAAGTCTTCTCGCAAAGAAAAGTTTGGATCCTTCAAGTTTGATTGATTATGAAGAGCATTAACCCAGAACTAATCGGTGATTTTAAATCCATTGATTACCCTGCACGCAGACAGTTCCCTAGCGATGAGATTGTAGAGCGTTGGAAAAATCTTGGTCATCTGTATGTCAATTATACTGGACTTCTTCGTGAAGAGTATCGCGGGGTTCCTGAATGGAGTCATGAGATCGTAAAGGTTCTTAGGAAGAAATATATTCCAGTTGGTGATAAGTGGTACTTTATGGATAAGACTTCTTTGTCACTCTATAACATGCCCCCAGGCACAATTATGCCAGAGCATGAGGATACTTATCCAAGGTTCCGAGAGATCTATGGAGAACCAGACATCAATAAAATTTGTAGAGTTCTAATTTTTCTTGAAGACTGGAAGACGGGACACTATTTTGAACTGGATCGTCAACCATATACCAAATGGAAGAAGGGTGATTATCTTTATTGGACTGGAGATACTACTCACCTTGCAGCAAACCTTGGTAAAGAGAATAGATATACTATGCAAATCACGGCGACTTTAAAATGCGGAAGCGAAGAGCAGTAGTAGATGATCTTGTAGAGCAGTATGGTAACTACTGCTCTACTTTTACTTTTAAGTTAAGATCTGGATTAGAAGGACAAATCCATAAAGAAGGATTTATTAATTGCTTCTGGCATAAAACTAGTAAATTAGTTTATATGCATATTGATAAGTGTGGAAGTACATCAGTGTCCTCTGCACTAAAGTTACATTGTCCTAACTTTTTGTCTCTTGATTTATTAAAGACCGACAAAGATCCAGATTACCTTGCAAAATATTTTGTTGAGAGTGGTCACACATTTTTTGCTGTTACTAGAGATCCAGTCCAACGGTGGATCTCTGGATTAAATGAATTTATGTGTAGATATAAACCACCAATTGATTGGGTCATAAAACAAATTGAGAATGGTAAATATATTTTTGATGAACACACTGGACCTCAAACAGCATTTTTGAGATTGTGTTTGGAGAATGAAGGAAAGTTGAAACTTATTAAATTGGATGGTGATTTATCTACAAAAGTAAATTTATTTGTAAAAAATCATACGTCAGATTATAAACCATTTGAAGTGCCTCACCTTAGAGATTCAAAATATTTCACCCCCAATTTCAAACCACTCTGTGCTAAGATATATACAGAATACGTAGAACCTAATAACAAAAGGTTTTGTGATCTTTATGAATCGGACTATGAGTTATACGCAAAAGGTGTCTGACCCATTTCATGAGGTTGAAAAATTTGAGGACACTATCGCAAACTTTTATGGCGCAAAGTATGGAATCGCAACAGACTGTTGTACTCATGCTATTGAGTTGTGTTTAAGATATGAAGGATATGATAAGGTAACAATACCAGAACGCACCTATGTCTCCATTCCAATGACCTGCATGAAGATTGGTCTTGAATGGAGATTTGATAATATTGAGTGGTATGATCAATACCATCTTGGTGGTACTAATATTATTGATGGTGCAGTTTTATGGAGACCAAATTCATATATCTCTGGGACTTATTTGTGCTTGAGTTTTCAATATAGGAAGCATCTATCTTTGGGTAGAGGTGGAATGATCCTGACAGATGATAAGTACGCTGCGGAACAGTTGCGAATGATGACCTATGATGGACGTAAGAAGTACGTTCCTTGGGGAGATCAAAACATTAGTGTGATGGGGTATCATTATTATATGACCCCAGAGACTGCAAAAAAAGGTATTGAGGTATTCTGGAAAGTCAAAGACTCATTTCCTCTTATCAAGGACTATAGATCTTACCCTTATCTTCCTAATATGAGTGTATTCAAATGAAAATTGCAAGAATTGATTTACCCAATCCTGGAGTTTTGCAAGCAGATTTAAGTCAAGAGGAAATTGATAATCTGTGGAAACTTATTCATAAGAATTCCCCAAAGACTGCAGAGTGGGATGAAAATAAATTATTGAATATTGATGTTGAGTTTAAACAGTGGACTATAACTGATGATGGATCATTTAAACAAAATGTTTTGATGCCACTAGTTCAAGAGTATTTGGATCAATTTGGAACTCCATTTCGTCATAAGACAAGTAATTATCATGATCTTGTTTTAAATAGATTTTGGACTAGAGCATCTACTGAGGGAGACTATCAAAGTTTACATGACCACGAGGGCATCTTTACTTTTGTTGTATGGATGAAAATTCCTTTTGATGGAGAAAAAGAGAACACAGTCCAATCTGGATTTAGACCATATGCCAGCGATTTTGGACTAGTGTACCCAAATACATGTGGAACTTTAATTAAGCAAAACTGGACTTTAACTCCAGAAATGGAGGGAACTATGCTTTTATTTCCCAGTGATATAAATCATATTGTTTATCCTCACTTTACGACTAAAGAGTACAGGATATCTGTTGCTGGTGATATTTCATTAAATAGTCATATTTCATCTGATGTAATTAATCCAGCATTATGAATAAACTGAAGGGACTTCCTCCCATAATGTACTTGAACTTAGATCATAGGACTGATAGGAAGGAACATATCGAAGGTCAATTTAAAAAGTGGGGGATCACTGATTTTACTCGGTGGTCTGCTTCTAGGTTTTCTACTAAAAAAATTGATGAGTGGGGACATAAGTTGGACTTAATGCTTCTCGCTCCATCTGATGCATCAATCGTCATGAATGAATTTACAATGATGATTGAATGGTATGAATCTGGAATATCAGAGAACCTTCTCATCATTCAGGATGATCTTTGTTTTGATCTTGTTGAGTATTGGCCATTTGATTGGGAAGATGTAATGAAAGCACTTCCGTATAATTGGGAAATTGTGCAGTTTTATCATTGCCATGACTATGAAATAAAAATGCATCTTAATCCTAGAGAGTGGCATAGTTCCTCTGCTGCCATCTTTATGGTTAACAGATCTTTTGTTGAGAAGTTGATGAAGATTCATCTACAACCAGATGGATCATTTAAGTTAGATCAAAGTCTTAGAGATCTTCAAGTTCCTAGAGAATCGTATAGTAGTGATGACTTTTTGATTTATCAGGTGGGTAAGTCTTATTCATTGCCATTACTAACTCTAGATCCAAAATTAGCAGTGGCACAAGATAATAAGCAGCAATCTGATGATGATTATGATCCAATCATTGCTGTTTATCATAATAAAATATATGATATTCTTGCCACCTCAAGCATCAAGAAATGGTGGGAAGAGAAGAGTTCTAGATATACTGCTGACGATATTTTATCCTGGGGAGGTGCAATTCACGAGACAATGGTAATGAAGTTGCCAAGGTATGATCATATAGCGCCATGAGTAAAATAAAATTTGAGACTAGTGTAAGATTTAAAGGTTTACCTAAAATCATCTATAGAAATTACGATAGTAATATAGATGGTAAAGCGTTTATGGAGAATCAATTCTCACACTGGGTTATTGATGATTATCATAGGCACTCTAATAAGTATCATGAAGATAACTATTCTGAGTGGGAAGATTTAATTCTTGATGATCAACTTCCAATAACACCAAAAGAATCTGCATATTGCTTAAATGTTATTGACTCTATAGTTGAATGGTATGATTCAGAATCATCTGAAGTGTGTATTTTTGCAGATGACTGTGTTGATTTTTCTGTGTCTGATGATTGGATGTTTGATTGGCAATTTTTAACTCATCATCTTCCTTATAATTGGGATTGTATTCAGTTTTATGCATCTCCAAATAGATCAATTAAGATGCATCTTCACCCTTGGATTGATCAAAATAAATCACAGCGATGCTGCATGGTTACTAGGAGTTTTGCAAAGCGTTTAAAAAAGTTTCATTTGATTGATGGTAAATATAAACTATCATACCCATCACCAAATAGATCTTTATTGTTTACTGAATTTGGATCTCTTGATTCATTCTTTTATGATCTTGGAATAACATATACTCTTCCTATATTTGCATTAAATACTAAAGGTGAATTTAGTCATACCGAAAAAATATCATCGGATGCTATTAGATATTGGTGGGAGAATAAATCACCAGTGTTCTCAAACTTTGAATTCTTTCACTACAATAAGGGAGACAAAGAGTGGAAAATGGAAGTTCAGTTTGATTCTGATGGAGTTTATATGGATCCTATGGAAGGTATAATGATATGGATTTAAATAATAAACTAAAGGGATTTCCAAAAGTTCACTTCTTCAATCTTGACAATAGGAATGATAGAAGGGAATGGATGGTTGATCAGTTTGATTACTATGGTATTGAGTATGAACGTATCTCTGGAACAAAATATCTTGCTTCTGAAAGTAGTAAGTGGAAACATCTAATCAAAGATATTGAAGATTACAAACTTCTAGTTCCTATTGCAGCTAATGCTGTATCTCATCTTGATTTTTTAAAGAGGTGGTTTAAAGAGTCTAATGATCCATATGTTCTTCTAATGGAGGATGATTATGATATTAGACTGATTGACTATTGGCATTTTGATTGGCAGACAGTGCTTGATAGACTACCTTATGATTGGGACTGCCTTCAAATGGGATTTGAAAATCCAGATGGAATGAGATTCCATTTGCATCCTATTGAAGCAGCACATGATTTTGGTCCTGTCCTTTTAAGAAGATCATTTGTTGAGAAGTTATTGGATCTTCATTGTGTCGGAGATCAATACAAGTTAGTAAATACTGTTGCTAATGCTGCATGGAATAGGCAATCTGATGTTGCTGGTTCTGGAACTGTTGATTACTTTATGGTTCATACTGGAAGAACCTACTGTTTGCCTTTGATTACTATTAATGCAAACTTTGGTAGTTTTGAAAATAATAGTATTATTCAAAAATTCTATAGGAGTGAGGGAGATATTCTTGCCAGGAACACCCAATACTTTTGGTGGCAACATGAGAGAGATCGATTTACTTTAGATGAATTTTTTACCTATGGTACTAGGAAGCATGATAGTATGGTTCTAACACCTAGTAATTACCGTACATTTGATATCACTGGGAAGTCATATAAATTATATGGGGAATCATACCTTGATTATTTTAGAGGAACATGAATTTATACGATAAGTTTGCTGGGGTTCCTACCTTCTATTACTTTAATCTAGATTCAAATACTCCATTGAAAAAGCACATGGAGAGAAATCTAGATAACTTAAAGATAAAGAATTATCAGAGGGTATCTACTTCAAAGTACACAAACAGTAATGTAAGTGAGTGGAAAGATTTATTGGTCAATAGATCTAAGTATAAACTTCCAATCGCTACCGCAGCATATTCAATATCAATTCTTGAATTCTTGAAGCATTGGTATGAGAATACTGAAGAAGAAACTTTAATAATAAGTAAGGATACTATTGACTTTGGGTTAGTTGAACACTTCCATTTTGATTGGGAGTTTTTAATGAAAAAGCTTCCCTATGATTGGGACTGCTTTATCTTGGGATTTGAGAATCTAAATTATATCCCATTTTACTTACATCAAATTATGCCAGCCCACACTTATAATACTGCTCTTCTTAATAGAAGGTATGTGAAGAAGTTGATCAAACTTCATTGTGTTGGTGATAAGTATAATCTATCAAACTTTAGTGCCAACAAAAACTTTGGACTCCATTCTGGAACTCCAGATTATTTTATTGGTCATTGCGGTAAAACTTATTGCTTACCAATGTTCCCAAATCATACTGATTTCTTTGATAAAAAGACAAAGAAGTATATTTTGGTTAAGGGATGCAGATTGGCGTATTATGATTGGTGGAGAACTGATAAGAAAAGATTTAGTATGGATGATATATTTACGTATGGAAAAACCAATGATAGAGGGATGTTGAAAAAAATATCGAAGTACGTTTAAAATGGATCTGCGAAACAAGTTAAAAAACTTCCCACACATTCACTATGTAAATCTCGATAATCGTACTGATCGTAGAGAATACATGGAGGAGCAGTTTAATTATTGGAAGTTACCATTCACTAGAATATCAGGATCAAAATTTTTAGCATCAACTATCGAAGACTGGGTGTCCGATTATGTTGTTGGTACTGTCAAGGGAATACCTGCTTATGCCATTGGTAATGCAGTAACTCATCTTGAATTTATGAAGAATTGGATTCGGAATAGTGATGATGATTATCTTCTTCTTATGGAAGATGATTATGATTTAACTCTCTTTGAATACTGGAATTTTGATTGGGATTATTTGATGTCTCGATTACCTTATGATTGGGACTGTCTTCAAATTGGGTTTGAATCTTCAGAGTTTATACCATTCTTCCTTCATCCAAAGTTGAGACATTCATATTTTGGTCCAGTAATTTTGCAGAGAGATTATGTTGAGAAGATACTACATCTTCATTGCTACAAGGATAAGTATAGATTCGATCATACGACTGCAATACGTGGTTTTAGTGGTAACTCAACTACTGTGGATTATTTTGTGGGTCACACTGGCAAGACGTATTGTATTCCGTTAATAACAACCAATGTTAAGTTGCCAAGTACAGAGTTTGGTCTTGACATAAAACGCAAACACCACGAGAATTCTAGACATGCATATTATTATTGGTGGATGGCAAAGCACTTAAAATTCTCTTTGGATGATTTTTTTACTTTTGGAAAACGAAATGATCACAAGATGGTGATTTTAACAGCATGAACTCAAGAAACGAATGGGATAAACTTAAGAAGGTAATAGTTGGAGTTGCTGATTTTGCTCAGATACCTGAGATGGACAAAAGTCTCAGGACTATCAATTATGCAGATCGCTCTGATGTATCTTCGGTTAAAGTTGGACCTTATCCTCAACAAGTCATTGATGAGGCAAATGAGGACCTTGAAATCTTCTGTGACTTTTTGCGCGGTGAAGATGTAGAGGTTCTAAGACCAAATAGAGAACCAACCGAATATTATAATTACTGCCCTAGAGATTCTGTGTTTATTCATGGTGATCTTGTATTGGCGACTCCGCAACCCTTGAGGTCAAGAGTTGGAAATTGGAGATCGTTTAAGCATCATCTTGAAAACGTTTTTGAGATGCCATGCTCTTACCATGATGGACTTTATAACGAAAAGTGTATTGGCAATCCAGACATTCTTGCATTGACTGAAGTTACACCAGCTTTTGATGCTGCTAATGCAATTAGAGCAAATGGCGATGTGCTTTACTTGCAATCAAATAGTGGTAATGCTGCAGGAGCACATTTACTTCAGAAGTTATTAAATTGTGATGCACATGTATCTGTTGTTAAAGATATCTATACTTATGTGCATATAGATACTACAATTGCATTTTTACGAGAAGGATTGTTGATGGTTAATCCTACTAGAGTTACAGATCCTGGTAGTCAACTACCACATCCATTCAACACTTGGGATGTGATTAATGCACCAGATCCTATTGACATTGGATATTATCCTGGGTATAATAATGCTTCGGAGTGGTGTAACATGAATTTGTTTAGTGTATCACCAAATTTGGTTGCTCTTGAAGAACATCAGCATCCAACTAGAGAGGTATTAGAAACATATGGTATTGAGTGTGCTATGCTTCCCATGAGGCATCAAAGAACTCTTAGTGGAGGATTCCACTGTGTAACGTTAGATCTGGAGAGAGGATGAAAGTAGGTATTATTGGGACAGGTAGACTTGGTGGTCCAGTATCAGAGGCGTTTGCGGAATCTGGTCATGAAGTATTTGCTTATGATATTGCTGGTGGCAAAAATATCAAAGTAACTGAAGAGGGTGGATCCAGAAAGTACTACAAAACTATTAAAAGTGTGGTGCAAAAGACTGCTATGGTTTTTGTTGCTGTCCCTACACCGCACAGTGAAGAGTATGATGGTAGTTCTCCATGTATGGATTTAGAACCAAAAGATTTTGACTATACTATAGTTAAAGAAGTTTTAACCGAAGTTAACAAATATGCATCATCTCACCAGCAAGTAATTTTAATTTCTACAGTTCTTCCTGGAACTATTAGAGAGCAGCTTCTTCCTTTGGTCCCTAATTGTACTCTCATTTACAACCCATATCTTATTGCTATGGGTACAGTAAAGGATGACTTTAGAAATCCAGAGATGATAATGGTTGGGACAGAGAATAATTTGTCGATCGATAATATTTTGTTTAGATCCTTAATCAAGTTCTATTGTAGTTGCAGTAGTATTTTTGATAAAGATGATGATAGGCGAGAAGATAATCCAGAATTTTTGAATAAATTTGTTACTGGAACATATGAAGAGATGGAATGCGTAAAGGTGTTTTACAATACCTTTATCAGCAGCAAAATATCTTTCGTTAACATGATTCAAGATGTTGCAGAACGTCAAGGAAATATTGATGTTGACGTTGTAACCAATGCTCTTACTAGTGCATCTACTAGAATTATTAGTTCTGCATATATGAAAGCGGGTATGGGTGATGGTGGTGCTTGTCATCCGAGAGATAACATTGCTCTTAGATATCTTGCTCAAAAATTAGATCTGGGATATGATATCTTTGAATCTGTAATGCGTTCTAGAGAGCAACAAGCAAAAAATCTTGCTGAGTTCCTAGTTAAACTTGCAGATACTTGTAGAACTCCCATTGTTATTCATGGCAAAGCATACAAACCTAAAGTGCCATATATTGACGGTAGTTACAGTCTTTTAGTTGGTCATTATGTTGAACAACTTGGTGAGAGAGTTAGATATGTTGACCCATATACTGGTGATAAGTGGAGTGGTCCAGCAATTTTCCTACTCGCACATAGTGTAAGTACTACGTATAGGTATTGGGAAAAACAAAACACTGGTGATGAAGTATACTGTGATTTCCCATTTGGTAGTGTTATTGTTGACCCTTGGAGGAAGTTTAAAGCTCCTGATGATGAACCTCTAGAGGTAATTTATTATGGTAATACTAGAGGCAAAGCAGAACACGACGCTAAAAGCATAGACAAATCCTAATTTTTAAAGTAAACTATTAGTAAATCAAACTAAAATTATGTCCGTTGATACTCAAAAGTACGTCGAGTTCGTCAAGCAAACCACCAGTGCTCCTAGTCTAGACTATCCTGTCTTGTCTGCTCGACTGTCCGAACTTGAAGCAAATGGTTGTAATGTCACTCAATTGATGACCGCTGCTTTTGGTCTGTCTGCTGAAGCAGGTGAGTTTACCGAAGTTGTGAAGAAGATTGTCTTCCAAGGTAAACCTTATAATGAAGAGAATGCATTCCACATGAAGCGAGAGTTGGGAGATATTATGTGGTATCTTTCTCAAGCATGTATGGCACTGGATATTAGCATCGAAGAAGTTATTCAAATGAATTTTGAGAAACTTAGTGCTCGTTATCCTGAAGGTGCATTTAGTATTGAACGTTCTGAGAATCGTGTAGAGGGTGATCTGTAAGCCTAGATAGTGCTATAAAAAATATAGTAAAAATGAAGATAACTAATATTTGCATACTAGGTGGAGGGACCGCTGGTTTTATGACCGCAGCGGTCCTTTCTCAGTATGTAAAGAATTGCAATCTTGATATTAAAATAAAGTGTGTATATTCTAGCAAAATCGGAATCATTGGTGTAGGAGAATCTACCCAACTTGCAATAAATGATATCTTTCAGTTTTTGCGACTGAGAGATTCTGATTGGATGTCTAAGTGTAATGCAACTTATAAAACAAATGTGAGATTTGAATCTTGGTGTAATCCTGGAGAAAGTTTTTACTATCCATTTGGAGATTTGACAGGTGAGGATTTATCCCCATTTTTTATCCTACAAGAATTATTTCCCGATCAAATAGATAAGACTCATTTTGCTAGGTATGCTAGAGATCACTCCAGATTTGCTGAACTAAACAGACTGACAGATAAGGGGTGGGAATTTCATGAACTAACTGCATATCATTTTGATACTCATTTGCTATCTAAAGTTTTATATGATGTCTGTATCAGTAATGACGTAGAGTTTGTTGATGACGAATATTTGAGTTCGCATCAAAACTCCAGGGGCATTGAATATATTGAGTGTGAAAATACGGGACTGCATTATGCAGATTTATTTGTAGATTGTACTGGATTTAAATCTCTTTTGCTTGGTGAGGAGATGGGAGTTCCTTTTGTACCCTACTCTAAAACTTTGATTAATAATAGAGTTGTTACTGCAAAATTAGAATATACAAATAAAGAAGAGCAGTTAAAAAATTATACAAATAATGTCACTATGGATAATGGGTGGTGTTGGGAAATACCTCTTTGGGATGGATTGTCTGTTGGTTATGTTCATTCTTTGAAGTTTACAACAGAAGATAAAATAGAGAAAGAATTTATCAAAAGATATGGGGTAGCGCCATCGAGAGTTGTTGAATTTAAAACTGGTAGGAGAGAAAGGGCGTGGGTTAAAAATGTTGCTTCTGTTGGATTATCTTTTGGTTTTATTGAACCTTTAGAAGCAACAGGATTGGCATCAATCATAACTAATATTTTTAGACTTTTAGAAGTATTCTCAGCAAACCATAGAATAAATTCCTTCGATAGAGAGTTATTCAATTCTTCAGTTATCGGTGAGTTGGATGGACAAAAAACATTTATTGATATTCACTATTCATCTGCTCAAAGATCTGATACAGATTATTGGTATCATGTAACTAATGAGATAGAATATGATTGGAATTTTGGAAACTGTAAAAGATCTATAGATGCTACTGTTGGTGATAGAGATTATTCAGATAAAAAATTAAACGGTGGAGTTCCATTTATTCTTGTTGGTAATGAATATTCTCCAACGTCTTCTGGGTTTGTAAAGTCTCTTGGTGATAAAAAGCACTATGAAAGTGCGTTGAATGAATGGATTGAATATGATTCTATATCTAATCAAACAGTTTTAGAGCAACCAACTACGTATCAGTTTTTGAAGAACAATGTTTATAGATCATAAAGAGATTAATACTAAACTTGCTTTATTAAACACATATCATGATACTATCTTAAATGAGTATCGTTCTAATATCTCTGAATTAGAATTTAGAGATTTTACTAATGAGCAAAACTATTATATTAGTAGATACAAACAAGGATATCCTATTGGATATGATACCTATTATAAAGCCCGCTTAAAATCTGATAAGTTTGGGTGGCACATTGCCCCTCTTTTTGCGGAACAAAAATTGTATACCCGTAATACCATTAAACTCCCAACACTAACATCAGTTCTTAGTCAAATTGGACTTACTGATGTTTGTGCAATTAATGTATTAGATCCAGGACAGTCTTTGAACTGGCACATTGATAAAGATTATATTCCTGGAGTTCAGTTACTCAGAATAATTTGGGGTATGGATATTGGTGAAGGATCATGCATTCAAATTTTGAATGATGATTATAGTATAGAAACAAAGATAATGAAGAACAAAGAGTTCTATATCTTTCATCCTCAGTCACGGCATAGAGTTGAGAATCTTGGAGATAATCCTCGTGCTGTTGTCTGCATAGACTACATTACTGATGCTAAATATAGAAAGTCTGGCATATTGTAATGGCTAAAGAATACAAGACTAGTGTAACTCTTCCATTGACAAAAGAATTAGTGGGTAAGGTTCTTAGGAAGACTAAATTTAAAAATCTTGATGAATATTTAAATGCAAAACTCCAGGAAGATCTAGAAAGATTAACTTGATACAATTATAAATATTATTATATCCTGACAGATATGAAGAAGTTTTCGCAATACATTGACGAAACAAGATCCCTTGCCTCAATTCAAGGTAAGAGACTTGGTTTGGTGCCCGATGGGCATGGATCTTTTCATGACAAAAAAACTGGTGAATTTATTGCGAAGAACGTTGGTGGTAAACTAAAGTTCTATAACCAGAACCAAATTCTTGGTGAACCCGACCCACCACAAAAAAGAACTCAAAATAATCAGAGACCAGTAGCAACACAAACTTCTAAAAAGAAGACAAAAAATAGTGTAACTACTGAAGTTCCAGAACAACTCACTCGTAGACAAGAGCAAGAACTTAGAGAAAAGTATATTGCTGGTGATATTTTTTGTGAGGGATCTTTTGTTCATAATATTAAGACTGATCAGATTGGGAAGATTGTTCGTAGAGGAACAAATCATCTTATCTGTGTAACATCTGAAGATGTTATGTTTAAGTCATGGATTAGAGATGTCCGAGAGTGGACTGAAGTATCTGGGGTTCCTGCCGATCAAAGACTAGTCGGAACGGATGCTCATAGGGAGTATGCCATGAGAATGACTGGAACAAAGAAAATCAGGAATTTCATAAATAAATACAAGGCAAAAAAGACGCATTAGAGTAATGGCAAACCTTAAGCATGTTGTCTCTGATCTTCATCAGGTATATCTGGCGGAGATGGAAGCAAAGATTAAACCTCAGTTAGATAAGTCTTCTGCATCTTCCAGCGGATCAGGTGACGGTGAGAAGAAAGATTCTGCTGGTGGTGGTGGGGACAATGTTCAGAAGGCAGCGAGACAGCTTGCTTATGACACCAGATATAAAGCAAGAAGGGAAGGTATTCCTTTAGAGAGAGCATTTACTCAGTCTGTTCAGAACTCTAGCGCACCTGCTCCCGTTAAAGATGCTGCTAAGTCGATGCTCTTTAAAGGTGGTGATAAGAATGAATCTTTTGAGATTGAAGAAGGAAGAAAGGGTGATAAAGAAAAAGTTAGAGTTACTCCCAAGAAGGGATACGGTGATGCTAAAGGATATGTAAGATTTGCTGATGCTAAAAAGAAGCATGAATTGAGAGCAAACCCTCAAATTCAATCTGTAACTCCTACAGATCATGGTGACGCTTATGAGGGTGAGGATGATAAGAAGAAGTCTAAGAAAAAGTCTGGCAAACTTGATCCAGTAGGTCAGGAAGACGGTGATGTAAACAATGACGGTAAGAAGGATTCTTCTGACAAGTACCTCATGAAGCGCCGTAAGGCAATTGGTAAGGCAATTGCCAAAACCAAAAAAGAAGAGTTCTCTAATTGGAAGGCAGAACTTGGTCTTGAAGAAGAGACCATGGTCGAAGTTGCTGGAGAAGAGAAGTCAAAAAAGATCACTGAGAAGAACGTAAAGAACAAGATTGAGATTCATCCTGATCTCAAAGAAGGCATCGCTAAACTCGGCGGCGAAGTTCTTGAGGTTGAAGAAGTTGATCAGATTGATGAAATCACTGCCATGGCAAAGCGTGGTCATGATGAGACTGCAATCCGCAATAAGATTGCCAAGTCAACTGGTGGCGGTAAGTCTGCCGATAGGGCAACTGCACTTGCAGATAAACCCACCTACGGTAATGACAAAGCTGCTAAGCAGAGATCTGATCTTGCTAGAAAGCAAAGAGGTGACTTCCGTAAGACTGCTTCTTCTTCTCCTGGTCTTCATGGTTATGGACACAAGTCTGATGACCCTAAGGTAAAGGCAAAGCAAGCAGCACGAGGTGCTCAACGTGGTGCTCTGACACCTAACGAGAAGAAGTCTCTGAATAGAGAAGAAGTTGAGCAGATTGGTGAAGAGAGACCTGTAGATAGACTTGATCGTTTAAACAGGGAAAGAATCGCTAAGCAGAAGGCAGCAAAAGATGCTGAGACTGCAAAGAGAGATCAACGTATTTCTGATTTCAAAAGTTTTAGAGCAGGTGAACGTGCTAAGGGAACTCGTCACGATCACATCCTTGACAAGTGGCAACAGAAGAAGATTGCTGCTGACAAAGCAAAAAAGCAGTAGGCGAGGCGGCACAACCTAGTGCTTCCTCGCTAAGAGCAAAACAGCAGGATACCGAGCGTCAGCAAATGCAGAATGCAAGAGCTGAATTGGAGACCTCCAGAGCATCTTCTGGTCAGGCAAAGATCCAAGCAAGGAAGGATGAGAAGGCACTTAACGATAAAATTCGTTCTATTGCCAGAGAGGAAGCCGAACTAGATGAGCGTACTCGTTACGCTAAAGAGACTGGTAAGGATCCTCAGACAGGTAAACCATCAGTAAAAGGTGGAAAAAAACCAGACGCAGCATTTGCTAAAGTCTCTGCTGAACTGCGTAAAACTGGTGGAATGATGTCCTCCAGAAGAAAACCTATTCAACCGCAAGGTAAGAAAAAGGAAAAGGGTAAGAAGGGTTACCAAGGAGTAACTCCTGTTGATAGAATCAAAGGAGAACTTGCAAGGAAGAGAGCACCCAAACCTGATATTGGGTCTCGCTTTGATTAATTAAAAAATCCTTAAGTCTGCTATATAGTCTGTACGGCAGACTGAGGACACTATGCTTGCATTCCTTCTTCCATTAGCACAAAAAATCATTGTAGATGCAGTTGCTAAGATCCCCGATAACGAGGAACTGGGCGAAAAACTGATTGAAATTTGCCTGATCATCCTGGGCAAAGCGGTTAAATTGACCAAGACAGACATGGATGATAGGTTACTTGCGAAGGTAACTGAGGCGATGAAAGCTCGCTGATAATTGATCCCAGGGGAGCGTTGCTCCCCTCTCTTGTACGGGATGGTTTTTATAAATAAAAAAAGGTAACTGAATTTTACGGACAGTAAGACATGGCACTCTGGGGAAATAGTGATAACGTAACCTCTGCAGGAACAGTAACCCTGAACTACGCGACTGGTATCTGTACTGGATCCAATACTGCATTTGGCGATGCAGGTAGTGCTCAGGAAGGTGATGTGATCAGATTCGGTGATCGCAGTGGTACTTATTTTGGTGATGCTGTAATCGTTAGCATCGCAAGCACAACTCAATTGACTATTGGTTCTACCGCAGGACTCAGTGGCGTAGCAATTGCTGCTACCTCGTTCACCGTCTCGCAGTGCCCTGTCAGCTCTATTGGTGATGTCACCTTCAGTGAAGGTGCTTCTGGTACACAGGACAAGGTTGTATACGGTGTTGCTGCTGAAGGCGTAGACGCTACAACTACAAGTAAGTATGCGGTAGATCATGGTGGTTGGGTTGGTGTTACAACCTACGTTGATCAGCATGGGGAATTGAGAGTCAAGAAGGAAGTTCTTGTTGCGATGTCTGGCATCACAACTGGTAACGCTCCTGTATATGACGCTGATCCACTAGGTTGATATATGATATAGATTATGCAATTTAATGAGTTGAATGAAGATAACTTCCTTCTCTTTGCAATAAAAAATTATGAGAATCCTCAAGCGGTAACAAAAGAGGATTTTGATAAAGACTTAAATCATTTTAAGTATATAAAGAGATTGTTGAAGAGGTATCGCAATACGGGTCAATTAAAGACTCATTTGCTTATAAACCATTTTATAGTTCTGTATAATATATTTGGAGAAGCAGCAACGCCAATGCTCTTCTACAAAATAGAGAGAGATCTGTGGGATGTTATGAAGACGTTCATAATTTTTTTGAATCGTTTCCCAGAGTACCCAAAGACATATATTCATGACATCCCAGTTGATATTAACTGTCTGTCCGAGTTAAGAAAGGTCTATACTAATGCAGATTGACAAAATCATTCAAATGATTCGTGAATCCATGGTCGCTAATGCTCCTGGCACTGGCGGCGGATTTAGCAACTCTTCTGATTCTGCGGGACCTACTGCTGGATACGATGCTCCTCTGAGCACCTTAAAAGTATTCAAGCGTAACAAAAAATATATTTACCAGAAAAATACTCGTAAAAATTGGAAGCAGTAAGATGGCTTTTGGTCTTCAAAAGTTAGCGGTCCTTGAATCCAAACTCGATATTTATGAAGACCTAAGTAAAGAAATGCTCGACAAATTAGAACGAGCTGTAGGAACTATTTCTGAAAATAGTAATAAGATTGCTATAATTTTGGAGCGTCATGAAGGACGCTTAGAAGAGAGTGAACGAACAGATAAACTCATCATCAAAATGATTGAGGATCTGAAAATCAAGGTGGATAAAGACCACGAAGCAATGCACAAGAGAGTGTCTGGTCTTCAGAAGAAAGTAGATACCAATGCCAAGTTTGTCATTGGTGCTGGTGCAGTATTGGCTACTCTTGTTGCAGTTCTACAAGTAGTTCCGCCAGTAATAGAAGTATTAACAGCAACACCAACTCAAGTTAGCATTCAAAAATAAATAATCATGGTTTAAAAACAAACCATGGAACGACATAAAGATTCGCTGTACTACTTCCAAAAACTATCTAACTCGGTCTACATGTGGACCAGTATGATGACTGTCTGCTTGTGGGACCTGGAGGTTGACAGTAGGTTTTGGGAGTGTTAGGATCCCAGCATAGACACTTACAACATGGATTTCGTTGACGTTAGGTTCATCAACCTAATATCCACCAGACTGCCAAAATTTAAGAGGGTCAAACCTGATCTCTACAACTTCAGGTGCCCTATCTGCGGAGATTCCGAGAAGACAAAAAATAAAGCGCGTGGATACCTTTACAGGATAAAGACCAATACAAATTACAAATGTCATAACTGTGGTATCAGTTTGTCATTTAATAATTTCTTGAAGCAAGTAGATCCTTCTCTTCACAAAGAGTACACTCTTGAGAAGTTTAAAGAGGGTCACACTGGTAAGAACTTTGTTGCCAAAGAACCTAAGTTTGAGTTTGAGAAACCAAAGTTTAAGAAGACACTAAAGATCGGGTTACCTAAAGCATCCTCAAATGAGGATGCCAAGAAATATCTTGAAAATAGAAAACTTGATCCTGATAAATTTTATTATACGGATAAGTTCAAAGAGTGGACTAATTCTAAAGTTCATACTTTTGATGATCTCACCTATGATGAACCAAGGATTATCATTCCTTTGATTTATAAAGATGAGTTTATTGGATACCAAGGAAGATCCCTAGGTCCAAGCAAGGTTAAATACATTACCGTAATGTTGAATGATGACGCACCAAAAATCTATGGACTTGATACAATCAGAGGAGATGCTCCAGTCTTCGTTACAGAAGGACCTTTCGACAGCACGCTCATACGGAATTCGATTGCTATGTGCGGAGCTGATGCTGATGTTAGTCGTTGGGGGGTTGACAATCCTATCTATATCTACGATAACGAACCTAGAAATAAAGAAATTGTCAACAGAATCAGTAAAACCATCGACAGAGGTTATCAAGTAGTTATTTGGCCAGATCACATCAATGTAAAAGATATAAATGATATGGTAATGTCTGGACTTGATGTGCAAAACCTGGTAGAATCTAATATCTATAGCGGACTACAAGCAAAGCTAAAGTTTACAAACTGGAAAAAAATATGAGCAACGGTATTAAGGTAGTTAAGCGTTCAGGTCAAATTGAACCCATTGACCTAGAGAAGATGCACAAGATGGTTGACGCCGCTTGTGAGGGTCTTGCAGGGGTCTCTGCGAGTCAAGTTGAGATCCAGTCTGGTATTCAGTTTTATGATGGTATTACAACGGGTGAGATTCAAGAGATCTTGATTCGCTCTGCAAGTGATCTTATTGATTTGGATCATCCTAATTATCAGTTTGTAGCAGCACGTCTTTTGCTTTTTTCTATACGCAAATCTGTGTATGGTAAGATGCGCGATCTTCCAGATCTTCTTTCCCACATCAAAGAGTGCATCAATCGCGGTATCTACGATGCAGAAGTCCTAGATAAGTATGGTGAGGATGAACTTGAAAAAACTAATTCCTATATTGATCATCATCGTGACTTCCTGTTCACTTATGCAGGTCTACGTCAGGTCGTTGACAAGTACCTCGTGCAAGATCGCAGCACTGGAAAGGTTTACGAGTCGCCACAATTTATGTACATGATGATCGCCCTGACGATCTTCCAGGATTACCCCAAAGAGACGAGACTCAATTATGTCCGAAGATACTACGACGCAATCAGCAAGCACAAAATCAACATTCCCACACCTATCATGGCGGGAGTGCGAACTCCACTTCGACAATTTGCTAGCTGTGTGCTTGTTGACGTTGATGACACCCTCGATTCTATCTTTAGCTCTGATATGGCTATTGGCAGATACGTTGCACAAAGGGCGGGAATCGGTATCAACGCAGGCAGAATCCGTGGCATCAACGCTAAAATCAGAGGCGGAGAAGTTCAACACACAGGTGTTGTACCATTCCTCAAAAAATTTGAGAGCACTGTCCGATGCTGCACTCAAAATGGCATTCGAGGCGGAAGCGCGACTGTCCACTTCCCAATCTGGCACCAAGAAATCGAAGACATCATCGTCCTAAAAAATAATAAAGGAACTGAGGATAACCGAGTTCGTAAACTAGACTACAGTATTCAAATTAGCAAACTGTTCTATGAGCGGTTCATTAAAGATGGGGAAATCACTCTCTTCTCTCCACACGACGTTCCTGGTCTTTATGATGCTTTTGGTACTGATCGATTTGACGATCTATATGTGGGTTATGAACGAGATCAATCTGTTCCTCGCAAGACTATCGGAGCTCAAAAACTGATCATGGATCTCCTGAAGGAGAGAGCAGAGACTGGTCGTATTTACATCATGAATATTGATCACTGCAACAGTCACTCTTCCTTCAAGGATAAGGTGAACATGAGTAATCTATGCCAGGAAATTACTCTACCTACAGACCCCCTTCAGCATATCGATGGTGAGGGCGAGATTGCTCTTTGTATCTTGTCTGCGGTTAATGTTGGTAAAGTTAAGTCTGATCATGAACTAGAAGAACTTTGTGATCTGTCTGTTCGTGGACTTGAAGAACTGATTGATTATCAGAAGTATCCCATCCTTGCAGCAGAACTTGCTACAAAGGCACGTAGATCGCTTGGAGTAGGTTTTATTGGACTGGCACACTATCTTGCCAAGTTGGGATATAATTACGCTGATCAAGAGGCATGGGACGCTGTTCATGGTCTGGCAGAATCCTTCCAGTATTACTTGCTGAAGTCTTCTAATCAGATTGCAAAAGAGAAGGGTGCATGTAGTGCATTCCCCCGTACTAAGTACGCCGATGGAATTCTTCCTATCGATACATACAAAAAGGACGTAGACGAGATCACCAGCATTAAGTATGAGCATGATTGGGAGGGTCTTAGGAAGTCTATCCTGGAACACGGACTGCGACACAGCACATTGTCCGCACAAATGCCTTCAGAGAGCAGTTCCGTTGTGTCAAACGCAACCAATGGAATCGAACCACCTAGAGGATACCTGTCCATTAAAAAGAGTAAAAAAGGACCCCTTAAGCAGATTGTTCCGTCTTATTCGACGTTGAAGAACAACTATACTTTGCTTTGGGATATGCCAGACAACACTGGTTATATCAACGTTGTGTCTGTGATGCAAAAGTTCTTCGACCAAGCAATTAGTGGAAACTGGAGTTATAATCCAGAGAACTATCCTGATAGCGAGATTCCAGTATCTGTTATGGCGGGTGATCTACTTAAAACTTATAAGTATGGTTGGAAGACTTCATACTATCAAAACACATATGATCTGAAGACTGATGAAGTCTCTGATGATAAAATTGATAAGTTGGAATCGTTACTAGCTGAACTGGATACTGCGGACGAAGAGGACTGTGAGTCCTGTAAAATTTAAATCTTATAAATTAATTTACCTGGAGTAAGGAAGAAATGCATCAATACGACTTTGTTGAATCAAAATCGATGAACTCTTCAACAGTACAAAAAAAACTTGAAGGCATGACAGTCTTCAATACCGAACAAGTTAATACTAAAAAGCAACCGATGTTCTTCGGTAAACCCCTAGGGGTTCAAAGATATGATTCGTACAAATACCCCGTATTTGACAAACTGACTACTCAACAACTTGGATACTTCTGGAGACCAGAAGAAGTCTCTTTACAAAAGGACCGTGGAGATTATCAAACACTTCGCCCAGAACAAAAGCATATCTATACCTCTAACCTCAAGTACCAGATTATGCTTGACTCCATTCAAGGGCGTGGTCCTGGGATGGCTTTTATTCCTTACTGCAGCTTACCTGAACTAGAGGCATGTATGGAGGTCTGGGGATTCATGGAGATGATCCACAGTCGCTCTTACACTTACATCATCAAGAACATCTATTCTGACCCCTCTGAGGTCTTTGATAAGATTGTTACTGATGATCGCATTCTAGAGCGTGCTAGTAGTGTCACACAGTCTTATGACGACTTCATCAACTCTGCACATCAATACGATAATGGTACTATGTGGGAACTTGCCACAGAGGGTCATTATGCAGGAACCCTGGAGCGTCGTGAGTTGAAGCGTAAACTCTATAGGGCAGTGGCAAATGTTAACATACTGGAAGGCATTCGCTTTTATGTCAGTTTTGCTTGTTCTTTTGCATTTGGTGAACTCAAGCTTATGGAGGGATCCGCTAAGATCATCTCCCTTATTGCAAGAGACGAGAACCAACACCTGGCGATAACTCAGAACATTCTCAACAAGTGGCGTGATGGTGACGACAAAGAGATGCAGCAGATTGCTGCAGAAGAGGAAGAGTATGTTTACTCTATGTTTGATCGTGCTGTGAATGAAGAGAAGAAGTGGGCGGACTATCTGTTCAAGGATGGATCAATGATTGGTTTGAATGATAAACTCCTTCAGCAGTATGTTGAGTGGATTGCTAATCGTCGCATGAAGGCGATTGGTCTAAAACCAGTCTATGATATTGCTGCTAAGAACAATCCCCTACCCTGGACACAGCACTGGATCTCTTCTAAGGGTCTACAGGTTGCTCCCCAGGAGACTGAGGTAGAATCTTATGTTGTAAGTGGAATTAAACAAGATGTCAAAAAAGATACCTTCTCAGGATTCCAACTCTGATTGGAAAATTGAGTATCTAGAAATGATGGGGACTCAACTCAATCCGTTCCAAAGACGATTACTTGAGGAAGGTCCCCATAAACTTACAGATGCTTGGGCACTTCAAGCAATGAAGTATGATTGGAAGAGAAAAAATAATAAATAATATTATCAAATTAAGTATTTTTCCGTCATGGATTTTAGAACAATCAAAGAGGAATATAACAGCATTTATAAGACTGCTCCTCAGTATTTGTCTGAAGAGACTGAAGACCTGGAACTCATTGATGAAGAGTATGAAGCAGAACTTGATGCTCTTGTTGATGAGGACCTTTTAGAGGAAGTTGTTCTTGAACTCCTTGATGAAGGATTGACAGGAGATCAGATTGTTGAAGCATATGAAGAATTGGTCGAAGCAAGAATCACTTCTGATGCTGGTCGCACTGGTGGTGGCGGTAAAGTAACTTCTGGATCTGGTTCTAGAATGGCGGCAGCATCTAGACTTTCTCGCATGAAGAGTGCTCAGAAGATTGCTAGAGCAAAAGAGAGAAAGGAAAAGGTAAAGAGTGCAGTAAATAAGGTAAAGGATACTGCAAGAAAGGCAGTTGATGAACCAGCAAGAAAGTATGCTGAAAAAAGAGGAGTAGTAAAGTCTAAGTCTGGAAAAACTTCTTTGGGTGGTGGATCTGGAATTGGATCTGTAAAGTTTAAGCAGAAAACTTCTGCGGGGAGAAGAGAAGTTCGTAAGGCAGTTGCTAAGGACATTGGTGATAGAGCAAAGGCAAAGGCAGCACGCGGTGCTAAGAAGGCAGGTAGTGCTGCTAAGACCGCAGGTCTCGCTGCTGTAGGTGCTGGAGTAGCAGCAGGTAAGGCAGCAAAGGGTGCTGCAAGTTCTGCTAAGAAAGCAGCGGTGAAGAAGGCAGCATCTGCTGCAGTATCTGGATATGCTGCTGCTAAATCTGTTAAGGATAAGGCAACTGATGTAAAGAACAGAGCGAAGCAGGGAATCAAGAATAGAATTGCTCAAGCAAAGCGTAATGTTAAGGGTGCTGTTGGTAAAGCAGCACGTAAGGTTGCTGACAAGGCAGGTGGAGTCGCTTCTAGAATGGGTGAGGAGACCAATTATGATCTGGTCCTCAAGTACCTTTATATTGAAGGTTACGTAGAGACCCTGGAAGAAGCAGAAGTAATTATGGTTAACCTCTCAACAGAGGACGTTCAGGCAATTCTGGAAGACTGCTGAACTGAATAAATTGTTAAGAGACCCCCGAAAGGGGGTCTTTTTTTATCTAAATATGGTAAAGTGGGTAATATGAATGAGTAGTGACTATGAAAATCCTTGGATTTACATGGAACGAGCTTTTAATAGTGATGATGTTGGGGACTACTTTGGTTTTGTTTATGAAATTACCAATCTCCTCAACGGTAGACGTTACATTGGGAGAAAGTATTTTTGGTCGTTTAGAACACCAAAAGGAAAAAAACGTAAAGTAAAACAAGAATCTGATTGGAAAAAGTATTATGGGTCCTGTCCTGAACTTAAGGAAGACATTATCAAACTGGGCAAGCAAAACTTTAGCAGAACTATTATCAGCCTTCATAAAACGAAGGGCAAAACTAATTTCGAGGAAACCCGACAGTTATTCGGAAACAATGTCCTCACCGAGTCCCTTGACGACGGGACTCCACTCTTCTACAATAGCAACATTCTCAGCAGGTACTACCGAAAAGACTACTATGGCAGAGACGACGACTGAAGAACTTGTGAAGATGGTTAATGATTGGGCAGTTCATCGCATTGAGAGTATGGTTAAGAGTAGTGATACTACTCAACGTCAGATTCAAGATGCTCTTGCTCTTACTGATGAGTTCAAGGAATGGTTTGAAGATGACGGATCACCTGACATTGAGATTATGTCTATAGAGGAGTATTGATACCTAAATAATAAAATCCACCCAAGAGCAATACCTTGACAAGTCATAAGACACCATACTATATTTTGGTTTGCTTATTGGATACCTAGCATTTTGCATGACTAACTTAACTAGGGACGTTTTAATCAAAGCAGTTGTCGCAGATGAGATGAGGAGCGTCAACGGCGATGTTTACACGGAGCAACTCAAAACCACATACCACAAGTGGGAGCACGCTTCAAGTTATGATCTCTGCATTAAGTACAATCAAATAAACAAAACAAAGATTACTGTTGATGCTTTGCAGTAATAAATATAACTGCCTTGCATTCTACAAATGGCAGATACAAAGCCCAAAGTAGATGAGAAGGAGCATGATGAAGATAAGAGTGAAGTTCTTGGTAATTTGGTGAAAGTTGTAGTCCTTATTTGGTCTGCATCCCTTCTCACATTCTCATACGTTAGACTTCCTAACGGACAAAAGATTTTAGATTTTGATCCAACATTCATCGCATCTGTGTTTTCTGGATCTTTAGCTGCGTTCGGACTCTCTCCTGCTAAAGCGGGTGGTGCTAACGGTAAGACACAAGCGAAGAAGACTGAGGAACCCCCTGTAGTCTCAGCTATTGACAAACCAAAACAATCTTGATAAACTCGTAGGGTCCATTTGACAATGGTTATGAAAATTTTTGCTATTGCTGCACTATTAGCAGTCGCAGGAAGTTCTGTACCAGGAGAAGAAACAAAAACTCCCGTGGAACTTCCTGTAATTCCTGCTACTTGGAAGTGTCCTGATTGCTCTCCTGCTGAACAATATGTTTTAGCGGAACTGCAGGAACACACCAAAATTGCTGATCGCAATGCCCTTGCAACTATTTTGGGTAACATCAAACAAGAATCTAAATTCATCCCTAACATCTGTGAAGGTGGTGCTAGGGTAAACTATGAAAACTGCCATGTTGGTGGTTATGGTTTGATTCAGTGGACTTCTATTGGTCGGTATCGGAACCTTGGTAAGTTTGCTGATAAATACGAATGCAACCCCAGTACATTAGAGTGTCAGACTCGTTACATGATTAACGAGAGTACATTCCAACGTTACCTTCCTGAGTTTGAGGGAAGTGGACGAACTGTCTCTCAATATATGGTTCCTGCCTATTATTGGTTAGGATGGGGCATTAAGGGTAATAGAGAATTGTATGCTTACGATTACACTAAAAAGATGGTTTTGTCATGATTCAAAAAGTACTTAATTCGATTAAAGGAGTTTTTATTCCTAAGTCGGAATTTGAAGAATCTGAGACCCAGACCAGTCTTCTGAAGAAAAAAGCAGAACATTTCAAAGTTGAATGTGCTGTTGATGGTGAAGTAGTTCCTTGTTCTGAGATCAAAACTACACCATATACTGGTGTTCCTGCTCCCGCATATCTTGCAGAAGATCCTTGGTTCGGTCCTGCTCAAGTGTATACTGATACGCAAAAGGACTACATGTCAATTGAAGCAGAGTATATGCAGCAGAAAAAAGAGTCATCCTCTAGTGTAGAGTCTGAAGACATACATGAGATGATGTATCAAATCGCCACACGAACTGGTAGTCCAACTACACTTCAGTTGGATCCTCCTGGTGGTTCTGAGAACTTCCATGAAGGACCTGGTGGATGGCAATCGGGTAATGGTTACAATCAATTTCGCAAAGACTGAAAAATGAGCAACGTACCTACAGGAGCACTTAACGATTGGGGTCATAATGACCTTGAGGGATTCGCTAACTATATCGGGTCCCCCGTGCAGCACATCAAAGATCTTGCCAAAAAAAATCAAGATGCAATAGAACAAGCAAAATCAGAAAAGGCGGTTGACGAACAGGAGACTGCCTGATATAATAAACACATTGGTTCAGTAGCTCAGTTGGATAGAGCAACTGCCTTCTAAGCAGTCGGTCGCTGGTTCGAGTCCAGCCTGAATCGCCTTGGGGAATTAGCTCATTCGGTAGAGCGCCTGCTTTGCAAGCAGGAGGCGAGCGGTTCGATCCCGCTATTCTCCATTATGTACTACTTCCCAGACACTGAATACGTTTACTCAAGTCTTATGAGTGGGTTTTTTAAACAGGAAGAAGTTAATCCTGCACTAAACATTCTTAACCTTAACTACGAAAAAGTTAGGGATGAGTATGAATCCGTTGAAAATCAACTGGTCTATACTAACTGGCATAGTAACAACGCATATAACACCATTGAAAAAAATCCATATGAAGGATGGAAAGTTGCTGCGATGTATGCAAAGTATCATCCAACAATGGAGTCTAGACTTCCTGAATTGGAAAAAATGTATGATCAGAGAGTATATCTTGATCCCCAAAGGGGAATTGCCTATACAGAGAATGCTAAAAAACTACCAACACTATTCAACCTGTGCTATGAAGCAGGACTACGTGTCCGTGTTGGTGTAAGTGTTCTTGAACCTGAAAAGGTTATTGATTGGCATACTGATCCAGATCCTACTCTTGATGATGATATGATTATTAGGGGTCTATGGGGAATAAAAGTTAATCCACAGAATCAAGAGACTTGCCAGATCATGCTCAATAGTAAAGTTGATGGCGTGATCAATGAAGTGATGATGAACAATAGGATGCACTTCTTCTGGGGAAGAACTCAGCATCATGTATTCAATAATTTGACTACTCCTAGAGTTTGTCTCTGTTTTGATAATATTGTTCCTCGACAGAATCTTCTCTAAATAGTAAACAACCGAAAAAGTGTATATGCGACAGTCACTAATATTAGCGGCATGTTTAGCACCACTTGGATTGATCTTTATTATTATGAAACTTGCTGTTTGGATGTCTGCTGTCAATACTGAACAGGATTATGTCAGACAAGAACCTTTACGAAAACGAGGACCCTTTGTGGCAAACCCATATGAGGACGTTGATGCAGAGGAAGAAGAATATGGAAATCGCACAGACTATAGATGATGCCCTAGAGGAGTATTATAGCGAGAAGGGTTTACCTGTTCCAAACTGGAAAAGGAATAAAGATCCTCAGTGGTGGACTGATTACTTAAATGGATTAGGTATTGACAAGGACAATTCTTAGTGTTATACTTTCCACATAATCCTCTTTAGTTCAGCGGTAGAACGAACGACTGTTAATCGTTAAGTCCCTGGTTCGATCCCAGGAAGGGGAGCCTTGCTGGATTAGCTCAGCGGTAGAGCATCTCGTTTACACCGAGGCGGTCGGCGGTTCGATCCCGTCATCCAGCATAGAATAAAATTATGAATTACATAGAAGATTGCTGCCAAATAGTTGGTAACTATAATTTGTCATTTTCTGAAGAAGATATATTAAACTTCATTCAGATCAGACGTAGATGGTCTGTAGGAACTTTGAGTGTTATAAACTATGCAAAAAATGAGACTAATTATCTCTATGAGAATGATGGATATTTGAATTATCCCAAAGTTAAACGTATGTATGATTTAGGATTTACTATACAAGCACCACATATTTTGGATCTTACGAAAGACCTTAGAGATCTGAATGAAAAACTTTTTGATATACGCGGATGCGATACAATAGGAAATTTTTATTTCTCAAAAGGTAATAATAGTCTTCCTAGTTTTCTTCCACATACTCATGATTACAATGTTGTAGTTAAACCAATATATGGTCAGGCAGAGTGGTTGGTTGGGGAAGATACTTTTACTGCTGGACCTGATGATGTTATATTCATTCCTGCAAAGTGTCCTCACGCAGTTACTAAAGGTGAAGAACCAAGATTATCGATAACTTTTAATTTAGATGAGTAAAGACCATGTTAGTACGATGCAAATGTTGCAATAGAGAGTTGCAATCTAATTCTATAAAGACTGTTGTTTGTGGTTGTTCTAATTCTCTTCAACTTAGAGGAGATGTGATAACAGCTGTTGATTTATCTAAGGTCATTATTGTAGAGGGACTTACTGACAATAAAAAACCAGACACACTATCAAGAGAAGATAGGGTCTGGCAAGAGAACCGACGTAAGCGTAAGGTTCGTAAGTTAGATTTTGATATTAGATAGGGTGCATATCTAAGTCTTCACCAATGATTGCATATTGCATACCGTCAGACTTTACTTCTCCAAATTTAAATACTTTTTTAGAAAGTATACTTCTTTGGAATGTTCCTTCTTGTTCAGATTCGGAGTTGAATCCTTTATCAAATTTAATTCCTAGAGGGTGAGAGACGATAATATCACCAGGTTGTGCGTGAATTCCTTCCAACCACTCACCTTTAAGAATTAACTTTCTGAATCTTTTGAATCCAGATACAAGGATTCTAGATCTTTCTGATGCCGTAAATTCGGTAGGGTCGATGACATACTCTGCTTCCCATCCCATCTCACCAAGTCTCCCAGGTTCACCATACCTAATGTTGGTAATGAGATCATGCATTTTTCTATCAATGTCCTCTCTATTGAAACCAGACATAAAAAGTGATTTCAACCCTACAGCAAGGTAACTCTTTTTACTGTAATATGGGACAATGAATGGACAAAGGTTTATTTGTTTACCGCCCGATATATAGGGAATTTTAATTTGTAGTTTGTCACCAGGTTCAAACAATTCCTCATCGGTAAAATAACCCATTTCGGATAAATACTTATCAATAACTTGCATTAGATTGACACAGTTTTGATCATTATAGCATGGATGTAAAGGTTAATCTTTATTACATATTTGTATCAACACGATACGTTGACATGCAACTATTCCCTATATAGAATTTAAAAGCAAACGTAGCACTGTGCCTTAATGGATCCATCTACTACATATACATCTTCTCTTCTTGGAGTTTATTTTCTCCTTTTGGTTATCGTGCTAATGATAGCATATGGCGGAGTAGAGGGTACGTTGAGAGTCTTTGCATATCTAGATCTTCAATTTAGATTTGCCATAGTCAAAATTCAGATGTTCTTCATTGAGAGGAAACTGAGAAGGAGACTTATTAAAGACACAGAAGACTACACTAAACTCATAAAGGAGATGCAAGATGACCAACGATAGGGAATTCTCCGACCTCAAACTTGAGAGGAAGGAATGTCCTAAGTGTGGTGCAATCTGGATAAACGGAGAGCACAGATGGTCTGGAACAGGTAACAAGGGAAATGAATTGGACCTTGCAGGATTGGTATGTAACAAGTTGGGCGACCACCAATGCATTAATCCCCAAAAAGGTATGGACGGTGGAGATACCTGGGCAAAGCGTCTAGAAGAACTTCATAAAAAGAGTGATGAAAATGATGTCAATCTTTAAGAAACCGCTTCCACCAGAACCATTGCCAGACTATGCAACTAAAGAAGAAGTGCAGGAGATGATTGATGCTGCCATACGCCGTCACAATCGGAATGCTTCGATTATTAGTATGTGTGTTGGTTGGGTTGTTCTTGCACTTTTTGCTGAAGGTCTTCTTCGACTTATCGGAGTAATTCCTCCCGTATTGCCATGGCTCAACATTACCCTGAACTGATTGGTATTGTTTTACTGTTAGTGTTTGCCGTCACAATGTTCTATCAGGGGACATTGATTGTGACAGGCAAACGTGGTTATAGGCACTGCGAACGAGAAAAACAAAAAATGGAAAGTGCTCGCAAACAAGTAGAAGAATTATTTAAGAAAAAATGAGTCCAGAAGAGAAGAGGGAATTTTACAAATCTTTGAGAGAAAGGGTCCATCAGTTGAGAATGGGACATCTTTTTGAAGAACCATGCCCACTTTATGAACCTGAATGGGACGACTGTATTTGGGATTGCAGACTAACCTACGATCATGATGAAGAAGATGCCGCTTAATGAATTTTGGGAGTTTATCTCCTATGTAATGTATCTTTATGTTGCTTGGGTAAGTGGCATTCTTTTGGGATACGTTATCCGCAAAATGGAAGAATAAATAATCAAACACTTTTTTAAAGATAATGTTTGTTGATCCTAGTCTTAGTAGAATAGATACTTCGATCTTCACTGATAATTATGGACAGATCAGGGAAGATTATATAAAGATGCGTAACTATGACTTCTTTATTGATTATTCTCATACGTATGATTTGACAGCAAATCCTGGTGATGATTTTCTGGGGTTTACGCCAACCTTAACTCCAGATAGTCCTTGGAAGATATGTCCTCTCATATTCAATAGGAAAGATATTAAGAGAACTCCGAAGTTATGTAGAGAGTGTTTTACTACGGAGTTGCTTTTAAACCAACCTATTCGACCAGTACTGGCAGTCTTCTCCATTTTAGAACCAGGAGTAGAGTTAGAACCACATAGTGATGGTGATCAAAGAATTGATCCCAACTATGCAGATTCTAGTGTAATTAAGTTTCACTTTGGATTGGATGTCCCTCCAAATGGAGATTGTGGACTAGTAGTTAATGGTGAGAAGAGAGTTTTGGAGAATGGAGATTTAAATTTGTTTGATGAGAAGTTGTCTCCTCACTACGCATATAACCAATCAGCATCTCGTAGGGGTGTGCTAATCGTCTCTTATATTAGAGATGAAGTATTGACAGAACTGGGTTAGTATTGTACAATAACTGAGTGACGGGATGTAGCTCAGTTTGGTAGAGCACTCGCTTTGGGAGCGAGATGCCGCAGGTTCAAATCCTGTCATCCCGATTTTTTATATAATCTTTTGTCACAGATGTACGTAGAAAAGTATAAGACTGCAGAACCCGTAATTCAAGGGACGCATAGAATTGCAGAGCAACCTCTTGTTTATTATCGGGAAGTCATTCCATCAAAGATCATTGATGTAATGGTAGAAGAGCTTCGTGAGATGGAAGAGTTTAATGTTCCATTTGAAGATGCTGAAGTTGGAGGTGATCGTTTTGGTAAGATGGATCACTCCGTCAGAAATTCAAAATTAAATTGGTGGTCTGAAGAGCATTGGTCAACTAGCGTAATCTCTCATTACATTGGACTTGCAAATAGAAAGTATTGGGAGTATGACCTGAATCTTCTTGAGAGTATTCAGATATCTGTTTATAATAAAGATGGTCATTATGATTGGCATAGTGATTATGGTACTTCTACTAATGGGAACTTTACTAGAAAGTTAAGTGCTAGTGTTCTGGTTAGTGAACCTACTGATTATATTGGTGGAGATCTTGAGTTCATTGATTATCATGGCAATATAGTAAAGACTCCTAAAGAAAAGGGAACTATTATTGTTTTTGATTCTAGAATTCCTCATCGTGTAACACCTGTAACTCATGGTAGACGAGTCTCTCTTGTAACCTGGATGTACGGACCTAAACTAAAATGATCACACACCCTTGGCCAAGATTTACAAAAGAAGGATTTAAAAAGACAAAGGTTCCTGATGACCTTTATCTTGATATGGCAGTTGCATACAATCAAGCAAGATTTACCGACATTCAGCAAGACTATTATTATGAAGAGCACTATGGTCATTCTGTTGCTGGTGGATCGGTTGCAATGTATGACAACCCAAGACCATTTTATCTGAGAGCAAATATACAACAGCATATCTTCCGTCGTTGGGCAAAGAGACTTCAACCAATGATGGAAGAATGGTGTGGTGAAGAACTTGAGTTTATTCAGGGTTATGGAATACGCTCGTATATGAGAGATTCTATCTTATGTGTTCATCGAGATGAAATTCAAACTCACATTATTAGTCTTATTGTTCACATCGATGAATATCCCGATGTAAAATGGCCTCTAGATTTTATTGATCATGAAGGTAAGCATCATGAAGTAACCTTTGAAAAACAAGACATGTTGATGTATGAAAGTCTTTGTGTTCATGCAAGATCAACACCCTTTATGGGTGAGTACTATAGAAATATGTACTTCCATTGGTGTCCAGTAGATTGGGATCCTTCCCCATATGAAGAAAATACTCTGAGATATAAGACTATTCAGGAGGCACTAGATGAAGTTTGAGTTTGATACTTACACGATCCAAGAATGGGAGAATAACTGGGATGAGTTGTTCTCAAGAGTTGAGAATGGAGAAACCATAGGAATTATTAGTGAGGACGGTCACACAGCTGTCATGGTGCCCGCTGATGATGAGATGATTAGGTTGTATAGTGAACACGACGAAGCATGTTAGTCATGGGACTGTCGCCTATTGGTTAAGGCCCACTGCTTATAACGGTGTGAACTGGGTTCAATTCCCAGCAGTCCTATTTGCTATTCGCAAATAGCAAACGCTCCTTTAGCAATCTGGTGAATGCAGCGAACTCATAATTCGCCTGAGGCGTGTTCGATCCACGCAAGGAGCACTTGACGTAATAACGTCATACTAGTAAAATACTATTGTCAACATTCACAGGACAATGACAATCACTGTAAAGTTCAAGAAGGACATTCAGACTCTCAAGTCTGCTGCCAATGGAGATCTTTTTCTGGACGTAAAAAATCCTAAACTCTTCAAAAAAGTCCGTCGCTATTATGAGAACACTGGTGTTGTATTTTCTGGCGATCCTCTAGATGACTATGACATCCTTATGGAGTCTCTGTTAGCGGACCTTGAATCTGTAGTATAAGTTTCCTAGTTCTTAAAACTAGGTGGTGGAGTCACATACCCTAAAATTATGCCAACTAAAAACGACTATAACGAAGACATAAAAGAACTACAAACCCTCAACCAAGATTTCATTGTCGTATGGGACAATGTTATTCCAGATGATTTTTGTGATTGGTTGGTCCATTACTTAGAAGATAACTCTAGTTATCTTATGGGGAAGCGTAGTAGAAACTTTATGTCCGATAAGCAGGTAGAGATGCATAACTTCTCTCCTGCTGAAGCTGATGGTCTTCAAAGTTTTGTTAATCAATGCTTTATAGATTATGCAGATGAGTATCCATATTTAAAATCATTTCCTTTTGTGAGTAGTTGTGTTCTCCTTCAAAAGACTGAACCCAAAGAAGGATATCATGCATTTCATGGAGAAAATTTGGGTTGGAATAATAAGAATAGAAGTCTTGCTTGGATGGTCTATCTTAATGATGTTGAAGAAGAAGGAGAAACTGAATTTTTATATCAAGAATTAAAACTCAAACCCAAAAAAGGTCGAGTAGTTATTTGGCCAGGATCTTTCACTCATCTTCATAGAGGCAATCCACCAAGAAGCACTAAGTACATTGCAACTGGTTGGTATGCTTGTTGTGAAGGAATGGAAGAGCGTTATGTGTCTCCTATGGGACAACCGTGATACATGTACCTCATCTTGAATGGCATGTAACTCACTCCTGTAATTTTACTTGTCAGGGGTGTGGTCACTATACCAATGATGGATACAAACAAAATATAACTTTAGAGACTCTCAGAGAATGGTATCTTCTATGGAATAGAAGAATCCGTCCTCGGGAGTTATCTTTATTGGGAGGAGAACCATTTCTCAATAAAGATATTGTAGATATAATCTACATGACAAAGGAGGTTTGGGATATACAAGAAGATCAAGGATATGAATTAGTATCTAATGGACTCTTATTTGATAGAGTGGAAGGAATAAGTAAAGCATTAATAGATACTAATTGTGTTCTTACAATTACAAAACATTCTGAGAATAAAAATTATATTAGATTATTTGATAAGGCAATAAATATTATCAAAGAGTCTGGAGTATCTTATAGAATTCATGATGCATCAAACTATTGGTTAAAAACCTATCATGGATATGGTTCAACAATTGAACCACTTCAGAGTGATGATTATAAAAAATCTTGGGACAATTGTCCAGGTGGACAAGAGAATTTTATTCTTCAAGATGGTAACATATATAAATGTGCAGCACTTGCATACCTACCATTACAAAAACAAAAGTATGGTAGCGAATTATCTACTAAGTGGGATCCCTATTTAAAATATAAACCATTATCACCAGATGCAAGTGATTTAGATGTCTTGGAATTTTTTACTAGAACTGCCGAACCTGTCTGTTCAATGTGTCCTAAAAATAAAAATTTCTTTACAAAAGAAACCCCTCTTCATTCGCCGCGATACATGAGGTCCTTGTATGAATCCAACAACTGAAGTTCTAATTATTGATGATCTTTTTGATGAGTCAACAATATCTGAATTAAAAAGTAGCGTTGAAAAACAATTTAATGATAATTTATTAGCTAAAGATTTTATTGAGATAACAGAATCTATAGTTGACTGTCATGGTTTGGCATTATCTGATACTGCTTATTTTCCATATTCTGAGAGGTGTTGGAATATTCTTTGCTTGAAAATAAAAAAGAATGTTGATAAGTATTCTGAGTCTTTGGGAATTGATCCTGTTTCAGTAATTCCTTATTCTTGCTGGGCAGAAAGATCTGTAAATGCTTCTGCAGAATATACTCGTCCTGTAGATGGAACTATAGAATTTGATTTTCCACTTAGACCTAATGGGAATTACGTTAGGGACGCTGCCGAAATCGTAAAAGATCCTGACGGACAGGTCAGAAAACATTTTTTAAGAACTGTTTATGGTTTAGAATCATATGAAGCTTCTTATGGAACTGTAATACAATTTGGTAATCAATTTAAATGTACTAAAGTTGAATCCAAAGACAATAGATTAATAATTTATGATGGAGGTAGTCATAAAAGCGCACAATATTATCCAGATGTTCCTGGTAAGTGTAATATTATATTTGATTGGTATATAAATGAACCATACGATGTCCCTGATTGGATATTGCCAGTTACTTGAACATACAATCACAAACGATAGTTATCCTTGGGTATTTTTGTACTTCTTCTAATGCTGGGTATAGTGCAGTGTGATATAGTTTTGGATTGAATATCATAAGACTATTTTCTTCACCATCGTTGTTGAATATTTTTTCCTTAGTTAGTTGGACGATAGTTCCATATTTTGGACTAGGATTTTTTAAATAATACACTACTCCGATTGGATTGTCAGTATGCGAATGCATATTGCCAAAGGTATTATGTTGTCTTAACCTGCTTCTTAATTGTTCTTTGGTATGTTTCCCTGGAAATTCAATATCAGCAACTCTTGTAATCCATGATGAATGAATTCTGATTGATGATAAATCCATTCCTGCAACCTGGCAGTACTTTGCAATATGTTTTTTAATCTCTCTATAGTATTGTGACCAAAGAGGATCAGTCACAAAGTCTGCGTACCCCAAGAGTTGGTCTGATGCTTCTGGTGGATATACTTCTTTTGTTATTGGCTTCCTAGTGCTTTCTAACCAATGTACTGCAGAAGAGTAAAGGTCGGGAAGTATCTCTTCTGGCATTACATCAAATGCTTTGTAGAAGTAGGAGTTCTCGTGCTTTTTGACTTGAATCTTCTTCGACATATCACAAATCATGCTGTGGTAGTATTTATTATGGCTCTAGTATATCTAATAACTGATTCTCGCACATAAGACGATGCCTCTTACCAGTAGACCTTGCTCTACTCTGGGCAGACCTACGTGCGTTCGCCTCATGGTGCATTGTTTGGTAGTGCTTCCAATATCCAAATTGGTCCAGATATTCTATATCAATTTTTTTGACGGACATATCACAAATCATGCTGTGGTAGTATTTATTGACTCTCTATGCTATACTGAAAACCTATAATACCCAAACTATGAAGACAGCACTTATCACGGGCATTACTGGGCAAGATGGATCTTATCTTGCAGAGTTGCTCATTGAAAAAGGATATATGGTACATGGGATTGTGCGACGATCCTCTCTAATTAATACTCATCGTATTGATCATATCTTTGATCATCCTCAGATTAAACTTCACTATGGTGATCTCACTGATGCTGGTAATTTGATCCATGTAATCCAGAAGTGTAAACCAGATGAGATTTATAATCTTGCTGCTCAGAGTCATGTGAAGGTATCGTTTGAACTTCCTGAATACACTGGTAATGTTGATGGACTAGGAACTCTTCGCATTCTTGAAGCAGTTCGTATCTTGGAGATGGAAGATAAGGTTCGTATCTATCAAGCATCTACCTCAGAACTTTATGGTCTTGTTCAAGAAGTTCCTCAGAAGGAGACTACTCCCTTCTATCCACGTTCTCCTTACGGTGTTGCAAAACTCTATGCATACTGGATCACAAAGAACTATCGGGAGTCCTATGGAATCTATGCTTGCACAGGTATTCTATTCAACCACGAATCTCCTCGTAGGGGAGAGACTTTTGTGACTAGGAAGATCACTAGAGGTTTATCTAAAATCAGTTGTGGTCTTCAAGATGTTCTGTATCTGGGTAACTTGAATGCAAAGCGTGATTGGGGTCACGCTAAGGACTACGCTGAAGCGATGTGGTTGATGCTTCAGCAAGACTCTCCAGAGGATTATGTCATTGCAACTGGTCAGCAATATTCTGTAAGAGAGTTCGTAGAGAAGTCTGCAGATTACTTTGGTATGGACATTGAATGGCAAGGTGAGGGTTTAGAAGAGATTGGAATTGATAAGAGTACTGGTAGAGTGGTCATCAGAGTGGATGATAAATACTTCCGCCCAGCAGAAGTTGAGTCTCTTTTGGGAGATGCAACAAAAGCAAAAGAGCAACTAGGTTGGGAACCTAAAATTTCATTTGATGAACTCGTTGAGGACATGTGTATCTATGGACAGTGATTCTAGAATTTTGGTTGCTGGTTCCAACGGTTTAGTTGGATCAGCAATTGTGAGGTGTTTGAAGAGTAAAGGACATAATTTTGTTATTGAATCAACTCGTAGCGAAGTTGACTTTACGAACCAAGTACAGACTCAAGCATATTTTGGATCAGTAGAACCAGAGTATGTTTTTGTTGCTGCCGCTAAAGTTGGTGGAATCATGGCAAACAAAACATTGCCAGCTGACTTCATCTATCAGAATTTAATGATTCAATCAAACATTATTAATTCTGCATATGAATATGGTTGTAAAAAACTAGTATTCCTTGGATCATCCTGCATCTATCCAAAGCATCCTCAGATTCCTATTACTGAGGATCAATTGATGACTGGTCCTTTAGAACCAACAAATGATGCATATGCTGTTGCGAAGATTGCTGGTATTAAGATGTGCCAGGCATACCGTCAGCAGCATGGGTTTGATGCAATTTCACTTCAACCAACTAATCTGTATGGCGTGAAGGATAACTTTGATCCACTATCAAGTCATGTTATCCCTGGGATTATGCGTAGAATGCATGAGGCAAAACTAAATGGCGACACTGAGTTTTGGTGTTGGGGAGATGGATCTCCTTTGAGGGAGTTCTTGTACATTGATGATATGGCAGAAGCGTGCTATGCTTGTATGGAGAACTATAGTGATTCTGAAATCATCAACATTGGCACAGGATATGATATCTCTATTAAAGAGTTGACAGAAGTTATTGCTGAAGTTGTTGGATATAATGGTTACATCAAATGGGATACAACCAAACCAAATGGAACTCCCAGAAAGGTCATGAATGTAGATAAACTTCTTGGTCTTGGGTGGAAACCTAAAGTTGATATTGTAGAGGGACTGACTAAAACTTACGAATGGTTTAGGGAGAATTATGATCGGATTTAATAACCTAGGTAAACTGGGAAGACTTGGGAACCAGATGTTTCAGTATGCATCTCTTCGTGGCATTGCTGCTAAGAATGGATACAACTGGATGATGCCACCTCCAGCAGTTGAGTTCAAAGATATGAACGAGTGGGAGCATCATCAGATTCTCTATCCGTTTGTTATGGGAACCATTGATAATTTGAATATTCAATATACTGATGGTGAACGCCCAACTGTTAAGGAAAGCACGTTTGGTTTTGATGAAGAACTTTATAATAATTGCCCTAAGTGGGTAAACATTGAAGGTTACTTTCAGACAGAGAAATATTTTAAAGAAATTGAAGATGTAATCCGCGAGGACTTTACCTTCAAACCTCAGTTCCTAAGACCTTGTAGGTCTATGATTAGCTCATTTGAAGATCCCGTATCTCTTCATATTAGACGTACAGATTATCTTCAATTGTCTCATCATCATAATAACCTTGGACTAGATTATTATGAAGAAGCACTATCCCACTTTGATGAAGATAGGAATGTTGTTATCTTTAGTGATGATCCTGAGTGGTGTAAAGAACAGAGTTTGTTTGAGAGTGATCGATTCTTGGTTGCTGAAGGTAATATAAATTATACTGACATGTGCTTAATGAGTCTCTGCAAAGCACATATTATTGCTAACTCTTCATTCTCCTGGTGGGGTGCTTGGTTGGCAAAGAGCGAAAAAGTTATCGCTCCTAGCAAGTGGTTTGGTCCAGACAATCAGCATCTGGATACAAATGACATTTATTGTGAAGGATGGATTGTGATCTGATGAAAGTTGCTGTAATTTTTATTGGCACTGAGAAGTACCTAAACTTCCTGCCAAGTTGGTATGAGAGTTGTGAGAAGTTCCTTCTTCCTGGAGTTGAAAAGAAGTATGCCATCTTTACTGATGGTGAGATTCCTGAAGCACCTGACAATGCTGTTATCTACAAGCAAGAGCATCTGGAATGGCCATACATTACTTTGTATCGATTCAAGATGATTCGTAGGTGCTTTGATGATATCAGGGATTGTGATTGGTTACTCTTCCTCGATGCTGACATGCGGGTAGTTGATACGGTAAATCCCGAAGATCTATTTGATGATACTAAGAAGTATATTGGTGTTCATCATCCATGTCACTATTTGAACTTCCCTCCACATGATGAGATTCCTGGTGCATTTGATGTTACCCCACTGTCTAAAGCATGTGTTGCTGAGACAGATGATCTCTCAATCTACGTTCAAGGTTGTCTGTGGGGTGGTAAAATGCCATATGTTATGGATATGATTGAAGAACTTGATAAGAGAACCACTGAAGATGAAGCAAACAATGTCATCGCCACTTGGCATGATGAGAGTCATCTAAACAAATTCTACTTGGAACGTAGGGATGAAGTATTTGTAGCATCTCCATCACTTGCCTTCCCCGAACTATTTGAATCGGCATGTACGTTCGATGCAAAAATTGTCCACCTAGCAAAAGATAATAGTAAGTATCATGTCTAAGGTCGCTATGATCTATTCAGGTCAACCCAGGCACCTGAAGGAATGTTTTGAGAATCATCGGTCTATGTTTTGGGATGCAAATCCTGATGCAGAGATCGATGTATTTGCACATATATGGTATGATGAAGCATGGGTAGGTTCATACTTCTGGGATCAATATAAAGATCGTGGACGCTGGGAAGCGGATCTTAAAGACTTTATGGTCGATAAGTGGCAACCTAAGGGTCTTGTCTTTGAAGAACCCAAGGAGTTTGAGGCAGAGGATATTCATCCTGACCCAAGATTTCCTCATCCTGTGAACAATATTATCTCTATGTTCTACAGTGTGAGTGAAGCAAACAACCTCAAGAAAAAATACGAGGAAGAGAATGGTTTTAAGTATGATTGTGTTGTTCGATTACGAACTGATGAATACTTTTATACACCAATTGGGTCACTTGACAACTACGATCTGAACACTGTAAATGTCCTTAATGAGTGGGCGCATGTAGAGCATGGAATTAATGACCACTTTGCATTTGGGTCCTCTGAACTTATGGATAAATATCTCGACGTATTTGAAAACTTCGTTGAGATTTGTGAGATGGGTGCAGAGATCAACCCTGAGTGTATCATTGGGTTCAATGCCCAAAAAAGACACAAACTTCCTATCACTAAGAATCCCTGGCACTATGTTCTTTGGAGAGACAAAAAATAATGACAACTAAACTTGTTATCTTTGATTTGGATGGCGTCCTTATCGACAGTAAAGATTATCATTACGATGCCCTGAACCAAGCACTTGGTTCTGAATATGCAATCAGTCGGGAAGAACATGTCAGTATCTATGATGGTCTTCCTACTAAAGCAAAGCTAGAACTTCTTACTAAGAATAAAGGTCTTCCTGTAGATCAGTACGATACGATCTGGAGAGATAAGCAAGAAGCAACTCTTAAAATCTTTAATGAGTGTGTTGCTAAAGATTATGAACTGATGGGATACTTCCAGCAGTTGGTAGATTCTGGTTATAAGATTGCAGTTGCTTCTAACAGTATTCGTAATACTGTGAAGATCATTCTCTTGCGTTTGGGACTGCTTGAGTTTGTGGACATGTACGTCTCTAATGAAGATGTTGTTCGCAACAAACCATTTCCAGCAATGTATTGGAAGTGTATGACTGCACTGGGTGCTCTCCCTAATGATACTGTCATCATTGAAGACAGTCATATTGGTCGTCAGGGTGCTCTTGATAGTAAGTGTCATCTTGTTCCTGTAGAAGATCGTAAAGACCTTAATCAGAGTAAGATTGATCGAATCAAAAAAATTCTAAATGGTACTAAGAAAAAAGTGGCGTGGGAGAGCAAGACTATGAATGTACTTATTCCTATGGCAGGTCGCGGTAGTCGATTTGCATCTCAAGGGTATACCTTCCCCAAACCTCTGATTGAGGTCAAGGGCAAACCAATGATTCAAGTGGTTACTGAGAACCTGAACATTAAAGCAAACTATACCTTTATCGTACAGAAAGAGCACTATGAGCAGTATAATCTTAATTACTTACTTCCTCTTATTGCTCCTGGATGTAACATCGTTCAGGTGGACGGAATCACTGAAGGAGCGTGCTGCACCACTCTCCTTGCAAAAGAGTTTATCAACAATGACGAACCGCTCGTGATGGCAAATTCTGACCAGTTTGTTGAGTGGGATTCTAATGAAACTCTTTATGCCTTCCAAAATGGTGAGGTAGATGGTGGCATTGTTACCTTCCCCGCAACTCATCCTAAGTGGTCTTATGCCAAATTGGGAGAGGATGGATACGTTGCTGAAGTTGCCGAGAAGAAGCCCATCTCTGAACACGCAACGGTTGGTATCTACTACTGGAAGAAGGGATCTGACTATGTAAAGTATGCTGAGCAGATGATTGAGAAAGATATTCGTGTCAATAACGAATACTATGTCTGTCCCGTATTCAATGAAGCAATCGGTGACGGTAAAAAGATTCGTATCAAAGAGATTGACAAATCAGGTATGTGGGGTATTGGAACTCCTGAGGATCTGAACTACTTCCTTGAGCATTACGAAGGTGAGGTCTGATGAAAGTAGCACTAGCATTTTTTGGTCAACCTAGATTTGTTGATAATCAGCAAATCATTGACACCTATAAGCAAGTCATCCTTGATAGGTATGACACTGATGTCTTCGGACACATGTGGTGGCAAGAAGAGGCAGATGGGGAGTATGACTATTCTTCCTGGTCTAAAATTGCAAAGTGTCCTATTCCAAAGGATGCCCCTAAGATTATCGCGGATAACTATTCCCCAATTATTATGGGTATAGAAGATCCAAGAACTTTTGAATTACCTCCCAACGCACTTAAGTATGTTGATGAGAGATTCACTGGTAAGCATCCTGATGGTCCACACTGGAATCACAAGAACTATAGTAATGTGATGTCCCAGTTGTTTTCTATTAAGTCTGTTGCTAATATTGTAAAGTCTTACGCGGAAGAGACTAATACCAGTTACGACTTTATTGTCCTTGCTAGGTATGATACTGTCCTAATGAGATTCCCTGATCTCAATACTTGTGACAAATATAAGTTCTATCTTCCTGGACACCACCCTAGATTCCCTGATACTATTCAGTTCTTTGGACCTAAGTATCTCACCTGGGCACTAAATGCCTTTGATGATGTTGATTATGTCTACGAGGGAATTTGGGAACCTTCTCCAGAAGCATTTAAGATGGGTGCCTTCTTGCGTAGGTTTAGTCAATCCGACCTTGCTCCTTGTCCTATGGATGCTGCTTGCATCAGAAGCTAATGAAATTAATTGCACACCGTGCCAATATTAATGGTCCAGATGCATCTACTGAGAATGAACCCAAACAAATTGACAAATGTATCGAAGCAGGATATGATGTCGAAATTGATGTTAGATATGACCCAAAGACCGAGCGTCTTTGGTTAGGGCACGATACTCCAGATCATGCTGTGACCTGGTGGTGGTTAGCGGGTAGAGCACCTCACCTGTGGATCCATTGTAAGGACATCACTACCATGTTCGCTTTTGCTGATGGCACAAGCGGATATAATTATTTTTGGCATCAAGAAGATGACTTTACTTTAACGAGTAAACACTTTATCTGGACATATCCAGGTAAACCATATACAAGTAAGAGTGTTATTGTTATGCCAGAGTGGAATGAACCAAACTGGGATAAACTTAGAGTCACTAATTGTTATGGTATTTGTACAGATTTCCCAGCAAAATTAAAATGAAGATTACATTAGTAGGTCCTGGAATCATGCCGATTCCCCCAACAGGATGGGGTGCGGTAGAGATTCTTGTGTGGGACACAAAGAATGCTCTTGAAGAGTTGGGGCATGAAGTTCAAATCATTAACACAAAAGACTATCGTCAGATTATCAATGGCATTAATGCTTTTGTACCTGACTTTGTTCATGTGCATTATGATGAGTTTATTCCCATCATGCCATACATTCAATATCCAGCAGCGATTACAAGTCACTTTGGATATTTGGAACGTAGAGAGATGTTTAATGGTTATGTAAACGTCGCCAAAGAATTCCAAAAAATTAAACCAAACGTGTTTTGCCTCTCTGAAGGAATTCAGAAGGTTTATAATATCATGTTTGATGTTCCTAAAGACAATACTTATGTAACACCTAATGGTGTTAATACTGAACGTTTTAGATACTCTCTAGATCCTGAATATCCAGACCGCAGTCTGTATCTTGCAAAGATTGACTATCGCAAGCGTCAGCATCTATTCCAAGGTATTGATAGTCTCTGGTTTGCAGGTAATCTTGCAGATAATAGGTTTGATACTAACAAGAACTATCTTGGTGAATGGTCTAAGGAGACTCTTTATGAGCAATTGACAGACTATGGCAACCTTGTGCTCCTATCAGATGGTGAAGCACACCCTCTGGTTTGTATGGAGGCACTTGCAGCTGGTCTGGGTGTTGTTGTTTGTGAATGGGGTAAGGCAAATCTTGACCTTGATAAAGAGTTCATCACCGTCATTCCTGAAGATAAGATCAATGATCTTGAGTTTGTAGAGAATGCTATAATTAAGAACAGAGAATATTCTATTAACAATAGAGAAGAGATTGTCCAATACTCTAAGAAGTTTGAGTGGAAGGAAGTTCTTCGCAATCATTACATCCCTAGTGTAGAGAAGGTAATCGAACGTCATGCATAGTACTGTTGTAGATAAGAATAAGTCTGCATATAAACTTGCCAACTTTGGTCCAGTTTATTATCTAAACATGGATGCAGATGAGAATCGTAAGGGTTACATGGAAGAGCAGTTTGCTTATTGGGACGTAACTAACTACGAACGCATCTCAGCATATGATGGTCGTGATGATGACCTCAGTGGCATTCTGAAGGGTCGTTATCCTGATCAGATGTCTTCTGGTGAGGTTGGATGTATTACGTCTCACCTGAAGGCAATTAAGCACTGGTATGACACTTCTGACAGTCCATATGCTATCATCATGGAAGATGACTGCAATCTAGACACTGCTCACTTCTGGAACTTCTCTTGGAGTGACTTTGTTGCCCATCTCCCATATGACTGGGATGTTGTGCAGGTTGCAATTATCCAAACTGGTGATGTTCATGTTAAACTGCATCGCAGGTTTGTAAACGACTTCTCAACCGCCTGCTATATGATTACTAGGCATCATGCTGAGAAGTTGATCAAACACCATGTCAAAGGACCAGACAAATATCGTTTGGACAATGGTGTCAAACCCCGTCCCGTTGCAGATGATCTCATCTACAATTCGGGCAACACCTATTCTATCCCTCTACTTCTTTATCGGCTTCAACTTGGATCTTCTATCCATCCCGAACACGTTGATGCTTTCCATAAAGTCAATCATGATGGTATAATGAACTGGTGGACTCAGATGGGTGCTTCGATGGATGTCAAAACACTGACAGACTTCGACCCTTATCTGGGCAAGGTAAGTGATCCCTCTCAGTAGGGTTTACCCCACATACTTGACGGATTCAAAAAAATCCTGTAGTATAAATAACAAAGCGTAACACACTGTTACGTTTTACAACAGAAGAGATGCCTCAACTACTCGCGTCAAATCTGTGATATAATTCATTCAAGCGATCGGAAAGTCGAACCCGATCCTTCATCTGCGGGTAACCATTCCGCAAGTAAATTACGAGGAATCTCAAATGTTTAAATCTGTTCTCGCAGCCGCTGCTGCTGCCCCCCTGTTCGCTGGCGCTGCTTTTGCAGGTCCTTATGTGAATGTAGAAGCGAACTCTGGTTTCACTGGCTCGAACTACACTGGCACGAATACCGATCTCCACGTTGGTTATGAAGGTCCTCTCGGTGAGTCTGCCTCGTACTACGTTCAAGCAGGTGCTACTGTCATCTCCCCTGATAGTGGCGAAGTTGATACCGTCCCTTCTGGTAAGGCAGGTCTGGGCGTTGCTCTGACCGAAGACCTCGGTGCCTATGGCGAAGTCTCCTTCGTTGGCAGCGGTGTTGCTGGTGTTGACCGTGGATACGGAACCAAATTCGGTCTGAAGTACAGCTTCTGATAATCCTGTACTAAACTTGGGGGGTCCTAGGACCCCTCTTTTTTTATGATTTTTAAAGTTCTAACTCATCCCGTTACTGTCTTTAATCTTCTTCTGGTGGGCACTCTTGGATTTATTGAAGTAGTTCACATTCAGGCGCATAAAAGCATGGATATAGATGCCAATTCTTATGTGAGGCAATGGTGCAAAAAGAATCAAGATAAATGTGAGAGTTTCCTGTCAAATTATTGAACTGAGTATTATTTACTACATAGGACTTCTTGACAGAAGTCCTTTTTTACTATATACTATGTAAAGTTTTACAACAGGAGGTAACATGACTGTAACAACTGAGGACGGTGGACGCACTAATATGTTTGCTGTAGAACCCGCTATGTATATGACTGATGAAGATCGTGAACGTTATGGTTTTGAATCTCATAATGAGCGTGCTGAAAAATTGAATGGGCGAGTTGCTATGCTTGGTTTTGCTGCAGCAGTTATCTCTTATGCATCAACTGGTAGTCTCTTCTTCTTTGGAGCATTTGGATTCTGATTCAAACAGATACACCCCCCAAACTTGCTGAGATTATTCAAGATACTTGGCCTCAATTATTTTATCTAAAAGGAGCAAAAAACAATGAACGAAAAGGCAGAACGCATCAACGGATGGGCAGCGATGATCGGAGTGATTGCTGCGATGGGTAGTTATGCCACTACTGGGCAACTGATTCCTGGTATCTGGTGATGATACTCCTAGCAACTATGATGCTGGGAATGTGGATCCTCATCAGTTCTGTTGGTAGTAATGGTACTGACGATGATGATAATGATCCAAGTGGTGGTATAATGACCCCAGTGTATAACCCTTCATAATATGCAAATGGAAACTCGTATCCCTCAAGTAAAATTTATCTTCCGTGAAGATGGTGAATTTGTTACTCGTAATGCGGTAGATATGTTCCAAGGTAAGAGAGTTCTTGTGTTCTCTCTTCCTGGAGCATTTACTCCAACTTGCAGCAACTTCCAACTCCCTGAATATGATCTTAGGTATGATGAGTTTATTGCTGCAGGTGTAGATGACATTTATTGCATCTCTGTCAATGATGGATTTGTAATGAATGCATGGGCAAAAGAACTGGATGTTAAGAACG